CTCGTGGAGCAATACCATCTAAGAGTGGTGCAGACAATGCTACACGTCCAGGGATAGGAAGTATACCACCCAACAGTGAGGTGATAATAACAAGGACACGATTATCCTTGATATACTTTTTTGCTAAGGCATACACATCCTCAAGAGCACTGTAATCACGGATGAATCCACCCAAGATCATAATACCAAAGATGTACCCCATGTAGAGTTCATTCTTAGCAATACCAGTAATAACTTTCTCGATCATAATTTAAATCTTCTTCTAGTTTATTCAAGAGAATGAAGTAATCTTCGTCTACGTCACCATAGAAACTGACACCTTTCTCCTCGTAAAATTTCAAAATTTTATTATAAAGAATAGGATACTCGATGTCGAGTGTTAGTTGACGGTTAACTGCTCCCGAAATAATATCGAGAGAGGAAGAAAACTTCTGTAGCGTAGTCATATGCGTTACCTCTGGACTACAATGGTGGAGGGATTAACCTCCAACGGGTCAGGAGGGACTCGAACCCCCGACCAATTCATTAGAAGTGAATTGCTCTATCCATCTGAGCTACTGACCCAGTGGTAGTCTTACGTTCTTCCAATTCCAATTCAGCAAAGTGATGTAACTGATCGATAAACAAATCGAACAGCGCATCTTCATTGCTCAATGCCTCGTAGAACTCTGTGTTCATGTTGAACTCCCTTGACTACCTCGTAATTATAGCAGACTGCTCAGCGAGCGTCAAGGTCTGAAGTAATCTTTTCGCATGTACCGACCAAGGATGTTTGAGTTGTAAAATGCTGGTGTGCCATCTTCAAATGCCTCCGTAAGTACATTATTGAGAAATAATTGACGGGTCTCTTCAAAGTTTGTGAGTCCCTTGGATTTATGTAGGCTAATTATATCCCGTTTATAGGCAAGATTCCCGAACCGCTTGCGTTCTTCAGTAAGTTCAGCACTGCTTCCGTAGTAACGTTTCCAGTCACTTTCAGATTTAACTCTCCTGCCTCCAGTTCTAGGCTTTCGTAATTGGTGAAAGTACTTTCGGCCGATGTATCTTTTCCCAGTGAGACTATTTGTAATGCAATAGACAAACCCATAATGATCGTCAATGTCCTTAGATAAAAAAGGTTGTCCTTCAAAAATCCAGGGGTTTTCATACTCTTTTTCATTTTCATCAGTCGGTTTCTCCGTCGTCATCGTATGTGTATACCCGTCTCACATTCTCACTATCTAGGTAGGATTCAGTATCGGAGTAAACTTCTGCCTTAAGTTCTGCGATTGCAAACTCAAGGTCATGTATCAAAACTTTCAAATTCTTTTTATTCATACTCGATATTCTTGTAGGACTTTTAGAACTTCATTATATGCATAATGAGCACCATCACACCACTGACCAGTTTTGCCTGTTTGGTTTTCCATTTCATATAACTCTGTCTTCAGTTTATGAAGACGAGCTTCCATATCAATCTTCAGCATTTGCGATCTAGGCATTAGAGTTTCTCTTGTAGTGATGTCCAATCTTTATCAAACTGTTCTAGACCTTTGTCGGTAAGAATATGCTTGTAGAGTTGATAGAACATGGGTAGTGGGATTGTACAAATATCAGCACCTACTCTAAAGGCATCCGATACTTGAATAGGTTCTCTGATAGATGCTCCAAGGATTTCAGTTTTGACCTGATGAGTTGCAAATACGTCTGCAATCTGTTCAATCAAATAAATTCCATTCCAATGCTGGTCAAATACTCTACCAACGAATGGTGAAACATATGTTGCTCCTGCTTTTGCAGCAAGGATTGCCTGTGCTGTGCTAAAGATGAGTGTAACATTTACATGCACATCATCATCTGCTAGTTCTCTACATGCTTTCAGTCCTTCGACTGTGCATGGAACTTTGATAGTAATGTTTGGTCCGATCTCCAGGTACTCCTGCGCCATATCAAGCATCTCTTCAGCAGTATCTCCGACTACTTCAGCAGAAACTGAAGCATTCCATGGAAAGATTGCTGAGATTTCCTTAATGACTTGCTTAGGGTCCTCTCCTGCTTTCAACATGAGACTGGGGTTTGTTGTAACTCCATCGATTAGTCCAGTCTCAAAGGCAGAGGCAATTAGCTCTGGGTCAGAACAGTCCAGAAAAAGTTTCATGACTCTCCTGTATAGGTTGTCAGTATTTAGTATAGCAAAAAAGCACCCCTAAGGGTGCTTTGTGTTCGTATGCAAATAATAAATTATTTGTTGTAAGTACGACCACGATAACAGAATGTGCCGTGAGTCTCCTTAGACTCTACACAACGAGTATCATACTCAACACCACGATATGAGGTGTGACTGATCTGTGCATTGTGCAGTGCAGATGCCTTATTGATCTGCTTCTTGACCATTTGTAATGTGTTCATGTTGTTACTCCTGAAGATAGGGTGGTTTATTCCCCCGTTCCTTCAGTCGTGTGCGTCCCATGGGTAGCATTCAGGAGTTGACTCCTTCATGACCTCAATCAATTCCACCTTATATTCAGGGGGAATATTCTCATTTGTTCTCATCCGAAACATAATTGCATCGGCTTGTTGACAGGTGAGTGATGTATAGAATAATAGTTCTAGCATGGGATGAACGGCTCCGTTCCGCGACTTACTTGCGTCCCCCCGAAGAGGGATGAACGTAAATGGTAACTTGCGCTACCACTTATATTTATATTGTAGCACACTTATTTTGAATTGCGTCGTGCTGATTTAAGATACTTATCACTTTCCAGGTCTGTGATAAGAGTCATACCACTTCTAATAAACTCTTCGCCCTTATCAACACTGTGGCGGGTGTTGCGTTCCTTTTGAGGTTCTGCAGTTTGCCAACTACCACCAACACCACCATCCATATTGACAATGATGTCGTCACCTTGCTGCTGTTGCTGTGCTTTTTTCTTTTCCATTAACCAAAGTTCTTCTGCGAAAGGGTTTGCTGGTTGGTCTGCTCTATCTAACAAGTCATCCCAACCGTGTTCTGCTGCGTCTAGGATTGCCCTATAGCATTCATCATTAGAGGGAGAATCCTGCGAAGGTATTTGCCTCAACGTCTTGTTTGATTCCTCCGATGACATAACTTTCAATCTCCGTTTCTTGAGGTGCATTTTGCTGGCCTTTACTATTTAACCAATGCTCCGTCCAAGGTAACGGATTGTTTTTAGCAGGAATGTCAAACATGGGTTTGATACCGATCGCTTTCATACGACGGTTAGCAATCCACTCCACATAATTATGAAGCAGACGCTCATTCAAACCAATCATAGATCCATTCTTGAACAGATACTCTGCCCACATTTTCTCTTCATCTACGGCACGCTGGAACATACTCTTTACCCAAGATTGCTCCTCCCTAGAAATGAGTTCCATCTCTGGATCATCACCATCCTTCCACTTATTCAAAATATTCTGAGTAAGTACAAGATGTTGTGACTCGTCACGAGCAATCAATGAAAGAATCTTTGCACTACCTTCCATGAGTTTGTTCTCACCGAAAGCAAACGAACATGCAAAGGATGTATAGAAACGAATACCCTCTAGGATATTGACATTAGCAACTGCACGATACAGTTTACGCTTCAGTTCACGACGGTCAAACTGCCCTGCATAGTGACCTTCGTTTGCAAGTTCCCACATGGTTCCATTGTCATACTGATGAGCATGATCAATAAATTCATCATAGGATTCAGTAACAGATGATGCACGAGAGAGAATCTTCTCATCGTCTAAGATAGTATCAAAGACTTCTGTAGGATCTGAGTATACGTTTTTAATGATATAGGTATAGGAGCGACTATGGATCATCTCCATAAACTCCCATACAGTCATCGCTGACTCAAGTTCGGGTAAACTGCAGTAAGGTATAAAAGCCATCCCAGGACCACGCCCTTGTACACTATCCAACATGATTTGGTACTTAAGGTTACTAGTGAAGATGTGCTTCTGCTCTTCCGATAAAGTCTGGTAATCTGCACGATCTTTTTGTAGTGATACTTCTTCTGGTCTCCAAAAATAACCCAGTTGTTGCTGAGTTAGTTTATCAAACACAGGATATTTGAAGGAGTCATATCGTTGGACTCCCAATGGTTGACCAAAAAACATGGGTTGCTTCTTGGTGTCCACTTTGTTCTTATTAAATACGGTCATTCCTTGTAGTTCAGATTTTGCAGGACTCACAGTCTTCCTCCTCGGATTCTAACAGATCGGTTATTAAGTTGTCAACATTCTCAATCGATGGTTCTTCATCACCATCTTTCTTAGCATCATATGTGTTCTGATAATAAGAAGTCTTCCATCCATACTTGTAGGTATTAAGAAGATCGTTTGCCATGACAGAAACAGGTACTTCATTATCAGGATAATTCTCTGGGTTATAAGACCAGTTACCACTGATTGCCTGATCAAAAAACTTCTGCATTACTGCAGTCACTTTAATGTATCCATCATTATTAGGCATGTCCCAAAGCAGGGTGTAGTTGTTCTTCAGGGTAGTGTACTGGGGAACAATCTGCTTAAGAGGTCCTTTTTTGGACTTCTTAATGGACAAGAATGCACGAGGCGGCTCGATTCCATTGGTTGCGTTTGACACAACGGAGCTGCTCTCCGAAGGCATTTGTGCGGACAGTGTTGAGTTCCTAAGACCGTACTTTTGGATCCGACCTCTAAGAAACTCCCAATCACACTGTAGATCATTCGGTACAATCTCATCAACTTCGTTCTTATATGTATCGATTGGAAGAATTCCATCTGAGTATTTTGTTTTACCAAAATATCCGCAAGGTCCCTTCTCCATCGCAAGACTATTCGACGCTGATAGAAGAGCGTATTGGAACCTCTCAGTGAGTTTATGCACTAGATCATGTGCCTTGTTACTGTCATATGATGCACCATTCTTTGCCAGGTAATGTGCAAGACCAATGTAACCAACACCCAGAGAACGACGGTTAACGGTGCTCTGCTTTGCTGCCTCAACAGGATACTCCTGGTAGTCAATCAGAGCATCCAGACCCCTTACAGCGAGGTCACAGAGGTCATCCAGTTCATCCAGACTCTTCAGTTTACCGACGTTAATAGCAGACAGAATGCACAAAGCAATCTCACCTTTAGGATCATCAATATGACCAATAGGATCAGTAGGTAGGGTGATCTCTTGACACAAGTTACTCATGTTCACCTTGTCCTTGAAGGACGAGTGTGAATTACAGTGGTCGATGTTCATCAGATAGAGACGACCTGTCTCTGCTCGCTCCTTTAGGATGCTGAGAAAAAGTTCTTGTGCCCCGATAGTCTTTCTTGGAATAGACTGATCTGATTCATAGTCCACATAGCGAGCGTCAAATGTATCAGTACCAAAAGCATCATAGAGACCTGGTACATCATGCGGTGAGAATAAGCTAATCTCTCCATTCTGGATGAAACGCTCGTAGAAAAGTTTTGAAATTTGGATTGAGTAGTCAAGTTTCCTCACTCGATTGTCTTCTGTTCCTTTATTGTTCTTAAGAACAATAATGTCTTCTATTTCTTGGTGCCAGATTGGGAAGTGTACTGTAGCCGATCCACCGCGAATGCCATTTTGAGTACAGCATCTGACAGTGCTTTCAAACTTTTTGAGGAATGGAACAACACCTGTGTGCTGTACTTCTCCGTCTCTGATTTTAGCGTTGATGCCACGGATTCTGCCTGCGTTGATACCGATTCCTGCACGCTGAGCAACATAGTAGCCAATCGCCATGTCACTAGAAAAGATGCTATCGAGGGTGTCATCGACATCAACAAGAACACAGCTAGCAAATTGTCGAAGTGGAGTTCGCACCCCTGCCATGACAGGTGTGGGAATGTTGATTCGGTGTTTTGAGATTGCGTCATAGTACTTTTTAATATATTCCAATCTATAGAACTTATCGTCGTCTTGAAACAACGTAGCAGCAATCATCATATACATGTACTGGGGTGTTTCAAAAATTTTCCCAGTGCTGCGATCCTGCACTAGGTATTTATCTACAACCTGTCGTGCTCCAGCATAAGTGAACAGAAAATCCCGTTCATGATCCATATAACTGGACAGTTTCTCCCACTCTTGTTCTGTATATTTTTTAACGATAGATGCATCATAAACTTTTCTAGACACACACTTCTCTACATGCTCCAACAAAGGAGGGTGTCCATCAGGATGACCATTGTACACTGCCTTCCTCAGACTAAACAACAGAAGTCTAGCAGCAACAAACTGATAGTTAGGGGCATCCAATGAGATAAGATCATTAGCAGAACGAATCAAGATTTCTTGAATATCCGAAGTCTTAATGCCATCAAAAAATTGAAGATTGGCATTCATTTCTACCTGAGACTCAGACACACCAGCAAGTCCATTGCAAGCGTGCTCTACCATCACATGAATTTTATCAAGATTCAGAGGTTCACTAACCCCATCTCTCTTGATTACCTGGATTTCTTTCATACTTTTTTCCATTCGCTTAGTTTAATCTGTGCTTGTAGTCCGCTGTAAGTGTTGAATTCTACTAGAGATTGGACGTCATGTCCAGCAATAAACATATCATTCAGATCTTTATCCTCTAGATTTTTTGGCCAGATGACAATCTCATATCCTTTGTCGATGACTTTTTGCATACGAGCAATGATCTCTTTGTTACGCTGCTCATTATCATAGACGAAAACGACTTCTTTGTCTTGCAATAATCCCCAATCAACATCTGCTCCTGCCATAGCAATTGCATTGTCAATGTACAAACTATCAAACGGTCCTTCTGTAATGTATATGGTCTTGTTGAAATCTATTCTATTAAGACCAAAGATTTTAGTTTTAGATTCGTCCAGCATGATAGTGATGTATCTCAACTTATCGTCTGCTACAACGGACCTTCCTTGAAATCCGAACCAAGTTCCATCTGTGTCAATGAAAGGGATAATAATTCTGGGGTGATCCTTTTTGACATCTTTGAACGTTGGTTTCTGTGTGTTTACCCAGGTGCAAAACTTGTCAGTGTAAAACAAATCCGAGAAATATTTCTCAGGAATTTTACGACCAAGAAGGTATCCAACTGCAGGGTGTTCATTATTTAGTTCTTTGATACTTTGAAGTTCTCCTTTCTTTTTGAACTTCGGTTTTTCAAACTGAGTTAGTTTTGGTTTAGGAACAAATGAACCCTTGCCCGTTGTTCCAGACTTGTACCTCTCCATGATATATTCATCATAGAGATCGGGTGCATTGTCTTTCAGAAAATTTGGTAGCGTCCTTCCTACGCCACAGTTATGGCACTTGAAGACCATATCTGTCTTGATACGAAAGAAGTACCCTCGTGCCTTGTTACGATGCTTCTGAGAGTCACCACAGTAGGGACAGCGAAAGTTATAAAGGTCTGCCTTCTTGCGAGCAAACTTTTCCAGTCGTCCCGAAAGCAGAGTTACATAATAAGAATCAACAAATTCAGACAACTTTTAGACGCTGTGGAACTATTGCATTCTAACTGCTGCTGGTGGTGGTGTCAAGACCCCTTGAACAAGTCTTTGTCCAAGTGGGGAGATGAAGATACTAATCATTGCCAATGCGCCTGCAATGCTCCACATCTTCTTTTCTAGTACTCTAAGTCTATCATCAATAAGACGGATGTCTCTTTCACATCCCTTCTTGATTGCAAGTGTTTCTCTGTTAAGATCTGAAGACAATCTGTCTAACTTTTCAAACAGAATTGCATCAACTTTATCTTGCTTGTCTAATTTTTCATTATGGACAGCAAGCAGTTTGCCCATTTGTATAGAGTTATCTTGTAGGGTATCTACAACTTTTTCTAACCTTTCAATAATCGCTGTATTCAATTCAGAATCCATAGCTACCTATCTACAGTTGCTTGTGCGCCACCTGCCCTTGCTTTTAATTTCAAGGATGCAGTTTTCTTTTGAAGTTGACTTTGCAACTCCTTAATTTTCATATTGACTTTTTTCTTTTCGTTAGCAATTTGCTGCTGCGTCATTTGCTGCTGCATTTGCTTGTCAACATTTTCTTTTACGTTTCTAAGATGATTCATTCTCTTATCCATAAAGAATTTACCAGCATTAGCAGGCATGATTCTTTCAATCTTAACGTCACCTCTATAACGATAGTTTATCAATAAACGCATTTTTTGTCTGAGTTCTGCAGGAGAACTTGCATAGACAATAGTCTCACCGACTTCAGGGATAGTGACTTTATACTGGAAAAGTCTGGTAGGCGTAGAAGGATTTTCTGTTGACTCGCCTAGTTTGTTACCAGGCATTACAAGTTTCTTATCTTCTTTGCTTTTCTTTTTTAACTTACTACGAAACTTTAAGACGGGATCATATCCAGCAGTGGGACCTTTAGCAGCATCCGCACCAGTGAAACCAGTTGTCATCATTTCTTCGTTCATAGCATTTCTAACTCTTCTGTAAGATCATCATCTACTTCCAGAGTTGGAAGCATCCCTATAGGATATTTATTCAAGTAAAGTAGTACAGTTTTCAAAATACTCCAATACTCCCTTTCAAGTTTAAAAAATAATAAGGGCGTTGCTGCTTCACCAAAAACATTATAAAGAATAATAAGATGATTAATAACTAGGTGGGTTCTTAATGACCCTCCACGCACATAACGCTTCAAGAGTCTTTTCAGATACTTGAAGCGTTTAATGTCTTCATCAAAATCCTCTCTCGTTACACAAGCAGGATTCTCATAATGCTTTATGGCGAACAGAATGTAGTTAGACTCATTCAATTCGTCAAATTTCATTTATCAGCTGCCGAAGGTCAGTGTTGCTGCGCCATCAGAGATGACTTCCTCAGTACCACCTGCAGAGGTGATCTTGACGCGATACTTATAACCGTCAAGTGAATCATCACCGAGACTGCTGTATGCCAGAGTCGCAGTAGTGAAGTCTGCATAGGTTACACCAGTGTCGGTGTCTGCTGCAATGTTAACCCAACGGGTTGTTGCTGCTGCAGTCTGACGCTGCCAGACATAAGCAAGAGCACCAGGTGTTCCTGTAGTAGAAGTGCTAAGAGTGAATGTACCAGCACCAGAGGAACTAGTAGATGCTGCAGGTTGTGCAGTAATGGTTACTGCTGATGCAACGTCTGCTGCGATGGTGTCATCTGCCTGACTTTCTGTGCCATCAGGATTGCTGATGAATGCAAGACACTCTGCCTTGTGACGAGTGTTACCAGAACCATCGGTATAGGTGCGATAAGACCACCAACCAGGACCAGTGATACCACGAGAAGCATTCTCGTTCAATGCTGCTTCAGCAGCGTCAATAAACACAACGGTCTCGGTAGCGGATCCAGCACCGTTACCACGGGCAGATCCTGCTTTTGTCTTATTTGCGTTGCTATCAGTTCTCCCGTAAAGAGACATGGGTTACTCCGTATTAATTCCTAATATATTTATTTATAAAAAAAGGGGACTTGAGTCCCCCTGATGGTTGTCATGCTTCGCGGTTGTTAATTGCTTGTTCAACAACTGCAAGAAGTTTGTCATCCATATCAGTCTTAGTCAAAGTGACTGCTTTCTTAAGGATGATCAAACAAATCTCAACCAGTTTCTCACCAAGTTCCTCATTGTCAGGAACTTTTGCGACAGCATCTGTAATGATTTTTGATGCTAATGGTAATAGAAAAGATAACATGATTAGTACTTAGAGGGTGCTAATCTATATATGCTTACTTCTTCTTTTTGGTGTCAATGATGGCACCTTTACCATACTGTTTCTCGATACTTGCCTTCACTTTATCGACGGCAGACATACCATCATACTTTGGTTTTTTCTTACCAAATGTATTGGGTGTGTTACTAATTGGTTTGTTGTAACGTTGGTTACCACCAACTCCACCACGCTCCATGCGACGGTCCTTCATGCGATCATAATCTTCTTCATTAACAACTTCTTCATTCTTCGCTGCTGCTTTCTTCTTGAGTGCTGCTTTACGGAATGTTAGATCAGTGCGACTGCCGCTGTCCATCTTACCCTGACTTGCTGGTTTCTTAGAACCGCCAGCAGGTTGAGGACCAGCATCACTACCAGTTCTTCTACCCTGAGCATACTTGGATCCACTCATCTTAGAGTCGCCAGAGACCATCTTGCCTGCATCAGATCTACCGTCCTGATACTGCTTCTCAGTCTGTCCGTGCTTACCCTTATAGAGTTCGTCAAATTGTCCAAATGTCAAGAATTTATTTTCAGTTTCTGCGACTTCTTCTGTGCTTTCTTCTGAAACTTCTTCTTGACTGCCATACGCTTGGTCTCCTGTAGATTCAAAGTGGGGATTTTTCTGGGATGGAACTTTGTCCATATCTTTACGAGCTTTCTCATTATTTGCTTGACGTTTCTTGAAGTTCACCTCCAGATAAGAATCGTCTTTCTTTTTCGCTTCGCTCATGTCGGCACCTTCGGAGTCGCCATCCATGTAACCTTTGCCGCCACAGGACTTACATCCTGCGCCGTTACACTTAGTGCATACTGCGCCTTTACCTTTACCTTCAACTGATTTTTGTGCAGGTGTTTTATCATCACACTTACATTCTTCCTCTCCTGTCTTATCGCAACACTTTTCAGTGATTTCCGATTGTTTGGGATTAATCTTGACCTTGGTTTTTCTTTCAGATAGATCTTTAAAACTTAACATCACTTATTCTCCTGGTTTAATTTATTCAATTGCTTGACAATCTTACCAGACTTCTTATGTGCCTCGGTTCCTTTGTCGCCACCTTGCAATGCATCGCGTGACAGGTTTCCTGCACGACGGAACATTTTGTTTTTCTTTGGTTGATCAATCTCCTTGTAACCTTCTTCGATTACATTCTCAATCTCTTCGATAGAGAAGAGTCCAGACTCATACAAGTGTGCAATCTGATCATAATCTTCACCAAGACGTGAAGCAAGTTTGCCACTGCCACTTGATACTGCACGAGCAGTCTTACCAACTGCTTTCTTCAGACCTCTACCAACAGCACCTGCTGCTCTTCTCAGAAGACTAGGCTTCTTAGCAGGAGCACTGCTAGAAGAACTGCTGCTTTCCCCGCCACCACTAGAAGACGAACCGCTGTCGGAACTGCTGCTAGAACTTGAACCTGTACCTTTAGACTTTCTGATGCTGTCTAGAACACCATCCAACTTACCACCAGTGCCATCATCGTCAGATGACTTTTTCTTGGCAGGAGTGTTCTGCATCGATGTACGCTTTGCTTTGATGCGTGCTGCTTCTCTAGAACCTTGGAATGTTCCTACTGCCTTACCAGCATTAGTAACAGCAGACTTGCCTGCTGCCTTGATACCTTTCTTAGCAGCAGCACCTGCCTTTTGAGCACCTGCTTTCAGTTTAGAACCTGCTTTCTTAGCAGCACTCTTCAGACGATCCATACGGGAAGGACCAGCAGGCTTGTTGAGTTTTTCTCGTGCCATTGCACCAGCGTCACGCTCTTCCTCTGAGAGCATCTCAACACCCTCAAGATGCTCACAGATCTCAATCAAGTCTTGATCATCTTCTGCCATCTCAAGAATGATATCTTCCATGACATCGACGAGTTGCTCATCAGTCAGTGAATCAATCTCTTCTCCAAGAGTTTCTAACTCGGCAAAGTCTGCTTCTGAGAATGCAAATGCTTCTTTACGAGCGGCACGTTTCTCATCACGCTCTTTCTTAGCGCGGTCAATAGCCATTTCCTTACCACCAGCACCATAGTATGTGGCAAGAGTGCGGCGATCCTTACGACGCTCTGCAGCATTTCTACCACCACTATCAGCAGTAGAATTGCGGTCTACAGAAGACTTAGATCCAGTGAATTTTCCTTCACCAAGAACCTCAGCATTCTTATCGTAATTTACGAAGTGCTCGTGATGACCTTCCTCTAGAATCTCAAGATCTCCGACAGGGACGTTCTCGTAGATATACTCATCATCTTCAATATCGTAATGAGTTACTGTACCGTCTTCCAGCAATGTGTGTGCTTCAGGAATGACAGTATACTCTTTACCCTCATACTTGACAAGTTTGGCGCAGTCGTGCCCTTTGGGTTTCTTCTTTCCGCCTTGCTCGTCCTTCCCCTTAGCACCAGTAATAATATCTGCCTTGGTTACTTTATCGTAGGGGACAGCATTGTTGGCAAGATTGCCATCGTTATTTTTCTTTTCATATACTTGTCTGAGAGCATCAGACATATCAGGAAGTTCGTTGAGGTTCATGTTACTAAGCGTCCTTGTCCTTTTTATTTATCTTACGAATGAATTCACCTGGAGTAAGTTTTCTCATATAGTTAGCAAGTTTATCCGTACCCATCTCTCCAGCAGGTGTAAAGTTAAAGAATTTAATATCATTCCTTTCAACTAAGTCCTTTAACCAACAGCGAAATACAGTTTCCCTTTCATCAATACAAATAATATAATTAGCACCTCTACTGACAACTTTACCAATAACACCAGTGTTCACATTTTCAACAAACGTTCCTACTTCAAACATTTTATTGTCAAAGTATGCTTCACGCATACCCTGAAGATCTAATCTAGGTGCAATCTCATGTAACTGGAATGATGCATCAGCAAAGTCTCCATACTCTTCAACTTTCATTGCTTGTCGCAATGTCAAGAATAATTTTTCAGAACCATCCTTACCAAGACCTTCTGGAACACCTTGACTAAATGAATCGAAGTCATCTTCTGCTGCTGCCTTACGCATCTTAGATGCAGACATACCTTCTACACCTTCAGCATCAGGATCTCTTTCTCCTGCAGAGGTTACTTTGATTTCATCGAATGAGTATAGTTCTCCGTTGTATTTCTGTGCGAGACTGTTGAACTCACTAACCCTGTCACCTCCCACCACAATGTTAACGCTGCTATACCCGTCAGTATCGAGTGCGGTAAGAACATCAAAGATAGTACGCATGTCCCCATTGTCAACAATCGCGTTCGCGTGATCTGGATATGCCAACCGCATATATTTAATTTTAGTTCCTGCGTCAAGGGGATTCTTTTTAGGATCCTCCGACCTTGAGGGGTATATTCTATACTCTCCTCCATTTGCCTTTGCCTCTCTAGCTACTTTTGCTAGAAGTTTCTCATGCCCAACCGTAGGTGGATTAAATCTTCCAAATGTAATAGATATTGTGCCTTGATCGACCGCACCCGAGCCGTCTCCAGTTTCTTCCTCTCCATTGGATTGTGTCGGGGTGATGTCATCGCCAGGTTTTAATTGTACTAGTTTTCCATCCTTAGACATGTGGGTTACATTCCCGCTAGGGTCTGCGTATCTACCGTAACCTACATGCTTAAGTTTTAATGTTTGTGCAGTTTTTGCTGCAAATGATTTTTCGGCTTCAATTAGAAAAGCACTGAACTTTTTCATTCTACCAATTTTTATTTAAGTTGAAGTTTGCTTTACTAAAAGTCAGTCTATCTACGAGTTTGTATGGGTTGCTTGAGGGAATAACAAACCCTTCATGTGAAGAAGGATTACCGTCAATGAAACATTCAACATTTTCATTAGTCACAACCGCATCAAGTAGACGCTGTTTCAGTTGGAAGATTTTATGCCACACCTTAAAGGTGGTCAGATTAACCTCACCCTTATATTTAGCATTGAAGACATTGAACATCAATTCAGCACTGGGTATCTTACCCATACGAATGAATGTATTGACATGCTTCTTGAGTTCTGCACTATTAGAAACCTTACAGAAAGGAATCAGAGCAACAATCTCCGCAGCAAGTCTTACTGCAGACCACTCACCAACAGTTGCATCATTAGTATCAACGAAATGAACACTATCGGTAGACTGTAGAGTGACACCAATACTTGCCTCTGCAGTAGGTGACACCTCAGTGTATGACGTATGTGGTGCTAGAATAATTTGTTGAACAACCGAATAGGAAAAGCGATACTCCACAGTATTAGGGGTATAAACACTGCCGCCACCGACACCGATCCAATCAGCTTGGACAATACCACTGATACGAGGAAGATGACGCAAACATAAACGAAGGATATCTGCAACGTTCCCTTTATGATTCGTCTCAATGTCCTCATAGGTGTAGTTGATTAGAACTTTCTTTTTGTTGAATACAGACTTGGTGCCCACAAAGAACTGACCATTGGCGGGGTTAGTACCGAACACGATAGCAGGAGCACCGTCCCACTTGACACTGACCTTCTTGACAGTCAGTGCTTCCTTGACAGCAGCAAGAGCAACCCGACGACCATCAAAGATGGAATCCTCTAGGTGCTCAAGGTGTTTGTTTGGCATTCGTCCTTTGTCTATACACATATTATAGCATGGCAGAAGGCAGTCGCAACCAGAGGTGTGACAGTTCTTAGGGTGTCACCAGCGTTCGATCTTATTCTTTTTCACATATGCTTTATATAAATCCGAGAACCCATTCTTCTTTGTACTCATGAATACCTGGAACTGAGGTTCAGATGTCAATGCTCCCTTGTATCTTACTTCTAACATTACAATACTGTGCTCTTTTCCCTTAGGTCCAATTGCCATCTCATAAAAAAGTTTTGCAGCAGTAGCACCTTCTTCAAATGCCATCTTCTTTGCATCTGAAGTATTAGTCCTATTTGGAATCAGTCGGAACTTAGTATTATCAGAGTCTCCAAAGATTAGACGAAATACTTCAGAAGTAGTTCTACCTTCTTTCTCACTAGGTGGTGATACTTCTAAAACTTTACCATCCTTATAGTCACCACGTCCAGTAATTAAACTGAAATGGAATGAAGCATCTTGCACATATGTTTGTAAGTTAATTTTAAAGATAGTATCTAGAAACTCTTCAAAGAACTCTTTATCATTATCAAATTTCATAAATGCCTTATGCATTTCTTCAAAATAGATATTCTTATTGGGTTGGTATTTACCACGTCCCGTTAGCATCTCAGCCTTCTCGTTCGTATCAGTGAAAAGATTGTTTGCATTTTTCAATACTTCTTTAATTGGCATACTATCAATCTTCTTATTCTTGATAGATGTTGTTCCTGTTTTAATTTTTAAAGCACCAACAAAAAATTTCTTCTTAGCATCCTCAACTTTCTTTACATCAGCAGGTTTCATTTTCTTCTCAATAAATCCCTTTGAACCAAATGCAGGTTTGTTTAATAGTGTTGGTTCTGGATCTTTGATACCTGCTTTCTTAAGTGACAATCCCCAGTAATGGGTAGCACCATCCTTTCCAGCAGTAGTAAATTTTACAATGATATCAGAAGAGTTGTAATTTTTAATCGTGCTTGGTCCAACATCATATTTTTTAATCTCCTGTGCCCACTTTGTTCCTGTCTGCCAAACTGCATCTACCTTAGCATTACCAATTAAATCAATCACATAGTTTGATACAGAGACTGCCTTTGCTAAGTTAATAAGATCAGGTTCTTGTTTAGTCTTAGGGTCAATATAAAATCCTGATAATCCTGCAGCACCAACAATCTTAGGTGCTATTGTTACCAACTTATCTACAATTGCTTTGTATGCACCATATCTTTCACCATCTTTCTTGCCATTAATACCATTGAGATCAACCTTCGTTTTTGAAAGAATCAAACATGCAGTCATCAGTTCATGAGGATCTTCTCTCTTACCACCAGCACCATTAGAAAGACCTTTAGATGCAAATATAATCCTGATAGTGGGTTTTTTTCCTTCCCTAGCGCCACTGATAACATAGGATTGTAATCCAGACAAACTACCAATAACTTTTTCTTCAAAGCTCCACTCCCATACTCCTTCGAGTTTTAGAACTTCTCGAATATTAGTAATAATATTTTCTTGATTCTCTTCAACAAATTCTTTAATCTTTCCACGTAACCAATTTCTTTCGGTCTTTACTTTGATGCGTGGAATCAAACCTAGCGTACTGCCAGAAGGCATCTTCACCATTTCTGTAGATGTTGAATCCCAAGTATCAATCTCTTTATCTCCAGATGCAGATACAGATTTGAAAAATTTTTCAAGACTATAAGAATCCTTAAAGACCTTACCTAAGTTGTCTTTGAGATCTGATGCGACTGTCATTCTACTCTTCTAAGTCTTCCAGACTATTTAGATACTGCTTTTCGTTTTGATAGATTTTTTCTTGTCCTGTCCATAGTTTATAACCTTGGACAACTTCAGGCAATAACCATTGGTCCACACGAACACACTGCTCCCAGTTGACAGGGTGAGCACAACTCACCACTACAACAGAAACGAATGCTCGTATGTGAATCCAAAGGCTATACATCAGACGTCGTTAAACTCTTCTGGGGGAAACTCAATTACAAATCTATCAGATCGGTTTCCTTCAGGATCCCAATAATGAGTTCTATACCATTTGCCACTTAGACATTGACAAATGTTATTCAGTTGTATCTGTACTACTGTCTGACGAAACTTCCTCTTCTGTTGAGGTGTCTCTGGTTGTCGTTGCGGTAGTTGGGGTTCCATGATGTGGTGCGTGCTCCCTATCCATAGGTTGTGATTTTGTGTCGTCGTTTCGTGAGAGGTTCTTGATAACAATGAATGCATCTTTGTTATACTTACGATCCCCATATTGGGCTGCCCACTTCTTGTTGTAGTTTTCACCTTGGTAGATACCAGATACCTGTGTACCACCAATCTCGATTACAATATTGTCATCTCTGACATTCCAACCGAGAGTTGCAATCTGATTCCAAAGATCATCTTGTGTAAAATTCATCGTCCAAACCTCTTATCCATTTTTAGTTTGACATAATACATTCCTAAGATCCAGACGGAGAAGAAGAACCCCTCCACATAACTCATAGAATGCCAAGCGTGTACTGCACCATCCATCAGAGATCTCCTTTCTTACGGTTTTCAGAATAATGAACATCAAACTCACCACCAGGGTAGCGTGCTTTTAGTTTCTCTACATTCATTTCAATAATTTCTTCAGGAGAAACATCAAGTGCCAGACATGCTTGCATGAAGTACCACATAATGTCACCTAGTTCACGCTTCATATGATAGAAGTTTTCTTCACTAGCAGGTTTCCCTTGGAAGACCATCTTCTTTACAATCTCAGTAAACTCACCAGACTCTGCACAAAGACCTACAGAAGCAGTAAGCAGTCGCTCGGTTGGAACTCCGTCTTCTGCAAGTTCAAAGATTCGGTTGGCAAAGTCAGTATAATTTTTACTCTCTTGCGACGTGACCGCCGATACAAATTGGGCATACTTAATAAAATCAATCATACTTAAGATCTTGGAATGTTTTTTTGGAAGTGAACTTTTTAACTAAATCAATCTGTTGGGTTTCGGTTCCTTGTCCAGAGTCAACAAGGTCGTCTTGTGCAGATTCCTCAACATCATACAACTTCATCTTCGCTCTGTCAATACCTATACAGAATCTCTTAAATGAGTTCGTATCATTGTATCTATTCTTCAACTGCTTGACCATAATCTGGTTCATTCCCTCCAACTCTTCTGTAGAAATAAGGGCGAACATAAGATCAGCAGTAGCAGGGAGACCAAAGGATTCAGAAGTATCAGTAAGGTCAACATCAGTGCTACCAAAACCTGAACGAGTGGTCTGCGTAGCAGAGATGATAGGAACATCGCACTCACAAGCAAAACCCCTAAGTTCTTCTGCGATTGCTTTGACGTAGGTGTAGGAGTTGACGATGCTTCCTTTATACCTCTGGGAAGCACATATGTTAAGGTAATCAATAAAGATAATATCGGGTTTAATGCTCCGCTTAAGAGCAAGATCACTAACAAGAGATTTAAAATGTCCCACATGTGCAGATGCCGTAGGGTATTCTTTGATGATTAACTTGCCTTGAGTTTTCTTAGCAAGACTTGCAATCTTCTTATCGAACATTACTTTCGGAAGATCACCGAGTTGTTGGATTGGAATGTTGAGAAGATTTGCGTCAATGCGTTCAGCAATCTTCTCTTCTGCCATCTCCAATGTGATGTATAAGACATTCTTGCCTTGTAGTAATGCTCCAGCAGCAACATGACACATAAACAAACTCTTACCTACACCAGTACCAGCTAGTGCAATATTAAGAGTCTTGTTAGGTAGTCCACCCTTTGTGATTTTGTTGAAGAGCGAGAGATCAAAAGGTATCTTATTTTCTTTGCGATGATAGAATTCATAGCGTTCTTCTGCATCCGAGACATAATCATGTCCTACATGTTGATCGAACGATACTCCAAGTGCTTCCGAAAGAATAGAAGGAATAGCACCCTTATCTTTCTTGGCGTCTTGTCCGTCAGCAATCTTGACACTCTCCATAAGAGATAGGTAGATCGCACGCTCTTGACACCACTTTTCTGTAGTATCAACGAGCCAATCGTGGTCTGCGGGATCATCGGAAAGGACATTCAATACCTGAATAATTTCTTTGAACTGGTCTTCAGTGAGGTCAGTTCGTTCCTGACATTCTATACCAATTGCATTCAGACTGGGGCACGCATCATATTGACTAATGTACTCATGAATCTCTAAGAAGATAATCTTATGTTCCCGAGCAGTGAAGTAGTCTGACTTGATGAAAGGAAGTACCTTGCGTGTATACCTTTCATTGTAAATGAGGTTACTGAGAATAGTTACTTCTAGATTCATTAAACGTAGTGCAGGTAGGTTCCAACGATGTACTTGTTCTCAGAGACCGTAGGAAGACCTGCGTGCCTCCACTGCCAGGTAGCAGGGAACACTAGTATCTTAGCACACTCTGGAGCAATTTGGTAGTCTAGTTTGGGAAAAGAAGTTTCTCCTCCTTCAGACACCGTATTCAAGTACATGAAACAGACTAAAAATCTCCTAGCAGACTTGTAATCCCCAACATCAACATGATCTTTAAACTGATCATATGCATTAGATTGATACATCTTAAGACGATGTTCCTCAAATGCATACTTTTCAGGAAAGTCTGGACCTAAGTCCAGGTCAGACATATACAGTTCAACTGCATCAATGAATGTCTTGGTCAAAGTATTTTGAATATCAATCCAGTTGGGATCCTTATCTAAGAAGCGACGAGATATATTTAATTCTGTGAAGGAAGGTCGCTGATCTCTATCAATGTACTCCCCCTTGGTTTCACTAAAAGTTTTAATGACAGTTCTACAGAACTCCTCATCAACTAAACCATTGTAGGTTTTAATATAGTCTACAAGTTTAGCTGCCATAACGGAACTCCTTTGCTGCTGCTTCATCGAGTGCTTGCATTACTTCGTCTGTGAAGTATGTCTCAGGATTTTTCAAGATTGCCTTAGCATAGACTTTCTTACCATTCATTTCATAGCGACCAGCAACATTCTTCCACATTCCATACTTCTCACCAAGTTCTAGCAGTCCATAGTATTTGTCAAGACCACGATCATAGTAAAGACGAGTTTCAATCTGACTATTTTCTTTGGTCAGACGAGACTTCTGTGCTTTGCATTTGATAATGTTACCGACAATATCTGTACCGTCCTTCTCTTTCTTCTTAGACAGATAGATGATAGTAGAAGATGCATACTTCAGACCACTACCACCACCCATCTCTTTCATAGGAACATAAGAACCAATCACATCGTAAGTATGGTTGGTGACCAGCATAGGCACGTTTGCCTTACCAAGTTTGAGTGTAAGGACCCTGAAGGCACCCTTAATCAACTGACTCTTAGTCATGTCCCTGACCTGCTTATCATTCGCAACATCCTCAACCTCCTTATTGCTGGCAAGCATACCTAAGGAGTCTAGAACGAACATCAAAGGTTTACGATCATCCTCTTTCTGCTCCATGTACTTGTCAAGGATACGACAAGACTGGGTACGAAACTCTTCAATGGTTGCAACAGGAACAATCATCATGCGATTAGAATCAATACCCCTATCCTCAATCATCTGACGAGAGATAGCAGACTCAGATTCAAAGTAGATTACACCTGCGTCAGGATTACTGTCGAGAAAATGCTGTACAATGCCAAGGCAAAAGAAAGTTTTGCCAGTAGACGACTCGCCTGCAATGGCCGTAATCTTGTTTCCAGGAACACCTCCGTAGATACTCCCAGATACCAAAGCGTTAAAGATATGACTGCCAGTATCAATGAAACCACTGGTGTCACCTGCAGCAACACCGTCACTGACCAATCCTGCATACTCATTACCGATCTCCTTTACTACGTCTTTAAGAAAATTCACTCTTTAACCTCTAATAATGTTGTGATGTGTTGTGATCGTTTCATAGCACGCTCAAACCATTGAGCATCTGTCAGTTCATCAAAAAGTTTTTCTTCTCTGGCAGCACCAGCACCGAATGCTTTCTGATAGGTTACCATAAACTTTGTCTGTTTCATCCGAATAAAAACTCCAGCGATGCTATTTTTTCTGATTTCCATCCAATCGTATCCATAATAACGTTGATAGGGTCTAGGAAAGACTTAGAGAATTGTAGGTCATAGTCTACCTGTTTGTCAAGATTCAACTCTTTGGGAAATGTATTCAAATAACTAATAACATTTTCACCGATCTTGTTAGGAGTCTTCAAGTAAACAAACTTTAGTTTATCCCCATCTTGTATCAACGGATACTTATGAGTTAGTTTGTTCTTCTTGTTATGGAAGTTATAAAGCAACGCACCACGCACATGAATCGGTGTGCCTTTACTATAGATCGTTGCTGGATTAGACCATTTATTTATTCCATTACATCCCCTTGGAAATGAAATGTCTTCAACTGGCAACGAAGAAAATTTGTCTCTGAAGTCAGAGATATATTTCTGTGCTGCTTCTTCAGTCTCATTGACAATAACTGTCATGCATTCTTTAATCGCAGTACGACATGCACCAGGAGTAGATGACTTAACTGCCTCCAATCCCATGATTTTTAGTTTGGGTTTCTCATAACGAACACCCTCACTATCCCAGACATTAAGAATGTATCTCTTCTTAGCAGTCCATATACCTGTGCTAGCAATGTTCTCTCGCTTCATGACCATCTTCTGGTCATAAGCACTAACGTAATCTGCTAGTTCCTGATACGACTGTTCGATGAATGGTTCGATTCTACTCTTACAGGCAGAGTCGAGAAAATTGACAATCTTCTCTTGCGAAACCTCCTGTACATCAAATACAGAACTAACGAGTAGATCAAGACAGATATAGATGCTGTCAGTATCGGAAGCAATAACATAATCGTGGTCCTCTGTTTTAAGTAATTTGTTTAAGTAGGCATTTACTTTGCTCTCAATCCACCTAATCGAGACTTGACCCGAGAGGGTAATTGCCTCAGCATTTGCCAGATTGTAATATCTGAAGTATTGGTTTCCGATGGCACCATAGGCAGAGTTGAGTTGGATTTTTCTTGCCATTTGGATATTGTTAAATTTTGAAATATCCTTTTGTAATGATGTGGTCTCTGCAGGTGTGGTGGCATGTTCAAGAGCTTGCTTAGACTTAAGCATTCTCTTCTTGTATATGGTCCGTTCATCATAGATTTTCTGCATCATTTCTGGTAGGAACCCAAGTATATCTTTACGGTACTGAGCACCGTTCGCACATACACAATATTCCCCACCAATATCTAGTTCCTTATTAAGTATCTTATCAACAGTTGCTGTTGGATGTCTTGCCTCAAGTAACGTTTCTGGCGAGATGTTGTACTGCATAATAAGATGAGGGTACAGAGAGTTAAGGTCAAAAGACACAACCCAATTATACTTTCCTGGAATCGGTTCCTTAACATATGCCCCCGCATATTTTTCATCTTTCTTAGCACCCTTTCTTGCTGGAACAACTGCTTTCCTATCTGTAAGATAGTTATAGATCATCGTGTCCCACATACGGACCTGACTATACACATCTTCAAAGTTGACCTTGGCATCGTAACTCATCGTGATGGCAAGTTCAAGCAACTTCATCTTGTCTTCCAATCTGTCAATCAGTTCAACGTCTTGGATGTTGTACTCCATAAACTTCTGCCAATCACTGGTATAGAAGTCCTTGAAGTTTTCATACTCAGAGTGATCAAGTTTTCTTTGCCCTAGTTCCACAAAAGCAATATGATCTAGGCGATAAGATTCTTGGTTTGTATATGTAAACTTACGATAAAGATCAAGATAGTCAAGAATGTTGACCCCAGAGATATCATAAGCAATATTTCTACGTCCCTTAACATAAACCTCTCTTTCATTAGCACGATTCCAAGGAGACAGACTCTTCATCCACTTCTCACCAAGCACACGACTAATCCGACGAGCAATGTATGGAACATCATATAGATTTACGTTCCAACCCGTCAGAATATCTGGAGTATTTTGCACCCACCAATTAATAAAATGGTTTAGCATTTCATGTTCTGTCCAGAAGATATGTGTCTCAACTCCTTCTGGTGCTTCAAACTCCCGAGTTGCCCAACTATAATACTGCTTTGTCACCATATCTTTAATGGTGATGGATAGCATTTCTTCTGCTGCTGCTTCTGCATCAGGGAATCCATTCTCACATTGGACCTCAATATCCAATGCAAAGATTTTCATCTGACTGATGTCATAATTAACTTCGCCAGGAAACTCACGACGAATATATTGATATACAAATCGTTCATAACCATGAACTTCAAACCCCTCAACGCCATCGTATTGTTGAATAAAGTTTCGTGCTTCTCTAGAAGTCTGAAACTGGACGGGTGATACATTCTTACCCTCTAGGGTTTTAAACTCTTCTTCTTTACGTGAAAGAATATACAATGTTGGGGAAAAGTTTGTTCGATATGAGACGGGTTGTCCGTCTTCATATCCCCTATACAAGATTGTATCACCAGCGAGTTGAATGTTGGTGTAAAACGAACTCATGCGTTTTTGTATGTCTCCAGCACATCAGGACTTGGATCCAGTATAGTCAAAACACACTCGGATGTCAAGAACAAATCACGTTGCTCTGCATGAAGAGGGAACTTCTTAAGGGTTCCATCTTCAGTGACTTCCATACACTTCTCAATCAAGAGACTTGGTTCTTCATCTAATTCGGTAATACTACCGATAAGATATTCTTTTCGTTCTCTCAATAGAACTAACTTAATCGACTGCTGTTCCATTTTCTGCCTCAATCAGTTGGTTGTACTTGGTTTCAATTTCTTCATGAGTTTCATAAACTGTGACAATCTCGTCCAGTTTCATCATGATATCTTTGGTTTTGGACAAAGGTGCCCAAGGTTCAAAGTTGATAGATGGTTCACTGATTTTAGCAGTAACTTCATCCTCAGTTTGCTCTACGACTGTAGATGTTTTAGGTGCAGAAATCCAGACCGAGTAAGGATTTTTCATTTGAAATCCTACTGCTTTATCTGGTTCTTCCTGTGTTGTAACTTCATAGAGGTCACAAATCACATCTTCATTACTTCTTGTTCTTACGATTCTTACGCTCATAATTCCTCCTTTCAATTTCGTTTACTGCTTCCTTAATAATATCCTTAAGGATTTTGGATTCGTCGATATTCTTTTGTTCTGCGATAGGTCTGACGTATCTCATAAGTTCTTCAGTATAAGATGCAGGCACTTCTACTGTCAAGAGATCGGTATCACCATCATAAGTATTCGGTTTTAAGTTTACATAAACATTCATAGTGTACTCCAAACAAAAAGAGACCCCGCAAGGTCTCTTTGGTTGTACATTATATATGCTGACTAGTAGTCCATGTTTCCACCATAGCGGACGCAGGTCTTTTTGTTTTCTGCTGATGATCTACACCACTGCCTCACATAACTATCTGCATCCATATTCATTGCGTAGTGAGCATGGTTATGGAGTACTCCTATCATAATCAATACTCCAATAGACATCACATTAAAGTGTGTCGCTGGATGCATCACCATTGCTTTCAGGTAGTGTAGGATTTTGGATTTCATAAACCTTTCGTTTCTGATGATCAGGAATGATTCTCCGTAATTCTACCACAAGAAGTCCATTATTAAAACTGACTGTGCCAACTTCGACATCATCCGAAAGGTTGAATCCCCTAGCAAACGTGCGTGAAGATAATCCCCGATGCATATATTCTTCTTCACCATCATTCTTAGGTGCAACAGATTTTACTAAGAGTACATTTGACTCAGTAGTTACTTCAACATCTTCTGGTGCCCATCCAGCAAGTGCAATTTCAATACGCCATTTAACATTTGATTCTTTGACGATATTGTATGGAGGATATTGTCCACCAGGTTGATTCGATCCATATGAATGCAATCGATAGAAGATATCATCTAGTCCAACGCTGTATCTGTTTGCAGCATCAAAAATTTTATCAACATCTTTCGATGTCCATCTAGTAAGGTCCATGTAACTTCTCCTTATAAAGCGAGATTGTATTTTGTGGTCCCCGAAGGCAACCAATAGTATTTAACAAGTTTCTAGTTTAATACGATGTGTGATATTCCGTACCTCTATGTAAGGAATACCTCACCTACATAGTATAAGGACAAAATTCGATGGAAAAAATGACTAAATTTTTACCTATCGTTATGCTATTAGTGACCGCAAGTGCGGCAAATGCAGGTGGACTAGTGTCCAAACATGCTTCAAGTGTTCAACTTACAGTTGATGCTGCTAGATCTCAGGCAACCAGGATTGGTTCCTCATTTAGTATCTCTGGTAGTAATATAGATACTACAGACGGCACCACAGCACATGCTGTATCTGCTGGCACCATTACTTCAGGAGTCTATTCTCCTGGTGCTATCACCGCTACTCAAGATACTGCAGGTTCTGCTTTCTCATTTAGTCAGTCATACACACAGGCTGATGCAGTTCCAACTTCTGCTCCTACAGTAGGAGATGTTCCCAACTTCAGTAATGTAACTTCTTACACTGCTGGTTCTGCTGGTTCTCTAGCAGGTACTGTAACCAGTGCTGGTGTTCTTACGGTGACTGGTGGAGGAGCAGGTACTACTGCTACTGGCCAATTCGTTTCTGAGATTACTGTTATTGACTGAGGAAATGGATAATGAATACTATGATTCGTTGGTCTGTGATGTCTGCGGTGGTTGCAAGTGTCATACCTGCAACTGCCCTGGCGGTCCCCGTGGTCCCGAATTTCACTCAGGGATCGATGACGAGCCACACAGAAACGACCCAAAAGATAACAGAGACCATCAACTCGATGGACTACGCAACAGGATATCAATACTCAGCAACTGGATCAGGAGTAACCGCTTCTGGTAACTTATCGCCAGGGATGGGATCTAATAATGTAACTATTAATGGAGTGACTTCATCATGGACTGGAGTAACAGGCAAACCAACATTCACACAGACAACACCAGGAGCAGCGTTCCAGTTTACAGAAACTTATTCTGGACCAGGGCTTCAAAATCATACGGTGATACAGAGAGAAACCGACGTAACAAGCGTAACCGATACTACAAGTATCTTCTCCCAATAACATTATTATTTGCCAATCCTGCTTATGCTGAAACTGTTGGTGGTGTATCAGCAACAGCATCCCCCGTTGCGAATAGCTCTGGCTCAGTTACCAATCAAGCCATTCAGGTTTTGCAGGGACCATACATTACAAATACCTATGGTGGAGGTATCCAATGTCAAGGTCCCACTCGCAATTTCACACCATATGTAACAGGAAGTGCATCTGCTTCTAAACCATATGAACCTTTCTATGATGACCCTGTGTATGATATCAGTGATATCAACGAGGACGGTTTGATTGATAATCCTGGTGACATCCTCTTCCATAAGAGAACTAGAACAGGACAGAAGGATAACTATAGTCTAGGTCTAGGGTTCTCTATGACATGGAGTACACCTACAGATAAGAATTTACAAGACCTTTGTAAGAAGGCAGCAACAACACAGATTGAATTGAATGCTCAATTAGTTGCTAATAAAAGATTAGACTTTGAGATAGCTCGTCTTAAGAATTGTGGAGAATTAATGAAGGCAGGTATCATGTTCGCACCTGGAACAAAATATTCTTCTATATGTGCAGATGTTTTGGTGATGGGTAAGAACGCAATCACCCCACATGTACATGCTATCCCTTCGGTTTCAGTGCCGACTTCAAAACCCTTATCGCCTTCGTCCTCTCGCGCTGAAGATCTCGGCGTTCCTTTAGAGACAGAATAGGAACTGACTTACCTCTAATAGCAGCAATCTTTTTAATAACTTTCTTAACCGTTGGTTTGACTACTTTCAATAGTAAGTCTGCCAGCGGTTTTGCTAATAGTGCTGATGTAGTAGCGATGACAGCAATGCCACCCACGGATGCTACTTGTCCACCACTAGGAAGACCAGCAATAATTTGTTGAGGTATACCTACTGCTTCTGTAATCTGAATACATTCATTACCGACCAGTTTATATTCAGTAACTTTCTTTCTATACCCTTGCACATATGTGCCAACAGGTTCTTTTGCATTTTGTGATGCTGTCGGACATTCTACAACAGCACTAGCAACAGGAGGTGGTGCCACCTCTGGTGCTTCTGGTATTTCTGGTGCTTCGGGAGGGTCTACCTTAGGCAATTCCTTAGGTGGACCTGTAAAATTCATCTGGTCAGGTTTATAATCCAGAGGATTAAAACTGGGATAACCAGAATCGCAATACGTAACCAAACCATTTTCATCATCAATACCTACAGTATTAGATTTATTATTAGACTCGTGTGCTTCTACACATCCAGGTACATTAATAATTGGGGTGCCAATGTCTACAACTACTGGAGGTGCTGATGGTATTGATGGTGGTGCATATCGATATGTTTGAATATCATTAACACCAATATCATTAATATCAATACTCACTCCAGTAATTATAGGTATGTCCATTAGCAATCATTAAATACACTACCAACTTGTGATCCAAGAGATGACCCTGCTTTCTGTCCTAGGAGCAATGCCCATCCACCTGCTAACCAACCCACGTAAGGGACGCTAGCAAGGGCAGGAACAGCGACACCAGCAGCGATAGCACTACCTGCCATTGCACCTTGAGACCGTGCTCCAGCGTCCGCCACGATACACTCTATGTCTTTTGCAGACTTTCCCTCGCCGTCTAATGCAGCACCTCCTAGGTTGCGTGTGCCGTCCATAGTGAACTGATCAACACGCCACTCACGACGAGACTCAGTGCCACCACCAAACAATCCTTTCTTATTGCTATCAGAAGATAATGATCTTTGTGACTCAAGAATTTTAGGATCGTTTGCACGATACTCAATCTCATATCCATCCTTACCTGCTTTGATAGTATAGGATGAATATTCTCCTCTAGGAATATTAATAGTAGGGACTTCTCTCACTTTAGGAGTATTGTCCCTGACCACATATCCTAAAAGTCCAATATGAGAAATACCAACCAATGCTCCTAGTGCAAGTGCAATACCCTTAATGGGCGACTTGCTCGGTACTTGCACAGGGACTTGCTCGGTAACTTGCTCGGTCTCTTTTTTATTAGGATTAAATATGTCCATGATTAGAATGGTAGAGCAGGACCAGTTTTACCAGGCAGTTCTGGTACTTCAGGCATTGCAGCATCTAGCATCCCTGGAAGGGCACTAGTAACTGCTTCTGTTGCTGCCTTTGTTGCTGCTGCTGTAGCACTCTCAATGAGTGCATCCTTTTGCATATAAAGATAAGCACCACCCCCTAGGACAGATAAAGAAACTAGACCAGATAACAACGCGACACCATTAATCAATTTTTGCATCTTTCTTCTCCAATGTAGGTGCTTCTTTTTCGTCTTTCTTTTTAGACGCAACGACACCGAATGTCGCAAGCGTTCCAGTAAAGACGCTGGCGATAAAAGTCGGATCAATATTTTTCTGAGGAATGCCAGGAACAGTTACATAATTAAGAGTCAGAATTGCTGCTGACCATCCAAGAATAATAACTCGGACGAGAGTTGATACACCCTCATCCGCCCACTCAAATTTGTTTTCCTTTTTGGCTTCCTCTTTCTTTGGATTTGTATCCATGAGTCAAGAGCGAGGCTCTTTTATTTATCATTTAAATATACGTTTCCCGATACCGAAATTCTATAGTCATCCGAAGTATAGAATGGGTTTACTGCATGATTTAATCTTGAAGGAAAGAATGCCATCTTCCATTCAAAACTTTTATCGATATTAAGATATTCTGTATCTAATCCACCCAGTGAATTATTGTATTGAAACGTAAATGCTGCTGTCTCATCACCCTTCAGGTTATATCTCTTTCTTTCTTCTGCTAGATCGTAGGGAATCTGCACCCATATAACAAAAGAAAAAACCCCTGAATGAATATGCAGAGGGTTGAAGTCATACTTCTTTTGATAATTAATCCAGAGTTTTTCTAAATCAAAATCAACTTTAGACATATCACGCATAGTTTCTGCAACACCCATACTGGGTTGCATTCCAAAATGCTGTAGATAAAGACTTGACAAATTTTTAGTAAAGAGTTGTATCTCCTCACCAATTGGAAGATGCCACTCTTGAGCAAGATGACCTCGCAAAGTATTGCGAGCATCAGACTCAGATGTTTTATGTAAGACTTCGATAGTTTCTTCTAACTCTTTCCTCACAACAGAAGGAACTTCAATCAACAAATATCCTGGAGATTGAAACTGCTTCACATGATAATTAAACTCACTCATTCGTCTGTCGTTTCTTTCCAATATTATACTTAGACTCTAGCGTCCATTCTGCCTTTTCTTTATAGGCAATAACTTTAATCTGACTTAAGGGTGCTGCATCAGTTACAGAATCTTGCTTCACTATTTCTACAAGTCCCCAATCGGAGAGTAGTTTAATAATTCGGTTACGTCTCTGTAGATCATTCTCGGAGAAGTTTGCTTTTTTGCCATCGAGTGCAAACAACTCTTTGAAATGAACAATGTAGTACTGACCCTTCTTATGAAGAATGTGACAAGATTGATATAGTTTCTTTTCTTTTCTAGAAGCAACACCAATACGAGTAAGGGTTTCACGAACCTTAAGGAAATCATCTGGTTCCTTAAGATTCACTTCGACCATATCATTTTTGGTCCACTGAACCTCTTTAATCTCATTCATCGTTTCTTACCCCCTTTATTCAATTTAGATCTAATAACATCAAGTTGGGTAGGAGATAGAATCCTGAGAGCTTGTTCAGCCTTCTCGGTCGAATAACCATAGAACTCTTTAACAAGTTCAATATCCTTCACCTTTTCCTTCTTGCCCCATGGAGAAAATCTCTTACGGGTCCTCACCGTATTTATAAAGAAATCATACTGTAACTTTTTATCTAAATTTTGATACTGATTCATCTCATTTGCCATCATCACAGTATCCATGTGATGAGAAATACATTTGTTGATGATGAATGGAGGATAGTTTTTTTCCCAACCAGGGTCTTCACCTTCCATAAGATTCTCTTTGGAAAGATTAATGCTGTTTAGATAATCCTTTAGAGGATACCTTTCATCATATGACATAATTAAGTAGAAGAAGTTCTTTACGTTGTTGCTGATCTTTCATATACTCACCAACTGAACGCATGGTGTAAGTATGATCATACTCATATGGTCTCCAATCAATGAATCTAGATTTAATTAGATTTGAAGAGTTGTATGATACCATCTGATCACAAGCATATCTATCACATGCAAAGAAAAACTCATCGTGATCAAACCCCTTATGCATTCCACCCTTCTTACCATAGAGATTGGACTTGATCTCATAAGGAGGATCTAAGTATACGAATGATTCCTTCTTGTCAGTTAGAAGTTTTTCGTATGACAGATTAGTGATCTTCCAGTCTTGGATGAGTTCTGAGTAGTAAGGGAGTTTGTCAATTCCTCGCATACTAAAGTTAGAGTCTGACGCCTGTTTGCTGAAGGAACTGGACTCAGTGAGACCAGAGAAAGAGCACTTATTAACAATATAAAAACTAACAGCAGCAGATAGGTTGGATGTTGAATCATTGTTTAGTTTCTCCTTAGCGTCTAGAAATAATTGTTTTGCTGATACTGGTTCTGGATGAGCGTTCTTTAATTTAACCAACTCATTACGAAGTCTGCTTCCATCATACTGAAGTTCTTTCCAGAAATTATATAATGGTTCATACAAATCATTCACCCAGATATCCAGGTGAGGATACATCTGAGTGATATAAAGAGCAACAGAACCTCCACCAACAAAGGGTTCACGAAACTCGGTGTAGTCTTTGAATAGTGGAAAGAACTCTGCCATCTTTTTGGTGGCACGAGACTTGCCACCAGGATAACGAAGAGGAGTCTTTAACGATGTCATAGAATCAGTTGCTTATTTGGAGTGATGATATCAGGACCACCAAAGATTTTAGCATACTGCTGTACAACTTCAGGTTGTACTTCAACAGAATAGATAACATGCTTAATATCAAGAGCAATATCAGGATGGTCTAAACTAATCACTGTTGCCCAAGGAGCAAATCCAATTTGTCCCTGTTGTGGAACAACTACAAGAGCATTCTTGATTGTAAGAATGCCATTCACAAAATCTACAACTTCGGCAACGATCTCTTCTCCAGTGATCATCCGAATCAATTTAACGTCCATCATGCTTCAATACCTTTAGGAAAGTTTTCAATTTCAATTAGTTCATAGTCCCAGTCTTCCATGACTGTGTTGGCAAGGAATCTATCAGATAACATTTCAAGTTCCTTCTCAGCGTACTCTCTGCTCTCTGATTCCAACCAAACATCGATTACCTTACCAAGTCTCAGTTTCTTGATATCTAGGTCAGACAATCGCTTACAGGCATCTCTCACAGCGTTACCAGGAGAGTCATCAACCTGTGATCTCAGACGAACGAATACCAGTGCTTTAAACTTCATTTGAATTCACACTCCACCATGATTTGAGTTAAACATGCAAGTAGATTGATCTCTTGGTCTACAACGAAAGCAGACTTGTATTGGTATTCAGCAATGATTAGAACTGCTGCTGCAATACTAGGACCACCCATAACACTGGATAGATTATCATACAATTTACGCATGATAGACGTTGGGTCTGCATCAAGATTTTGTGTCACCCACTTCTTGACATCATTGAACTTCTTCTCTTTCAATGCTGTTACAAGAGTATCAACATTAGCATCACCTAACGCCGCCAGAATACCAGTGTCGATAACCCCCGTGCTTGCATATCGCTGCAGTTCGTTGAGGGTTCTCCTGAAGTCTGGGAAGTATTTTTGTACGACTTCTGCCAAAACTCTAGGAGTGAAGGTGACCTCCTCGCTCCTGAGGATATCTTGACACCTTGTAAAAAACGCACCAGCAAGTTCTTGCTTTGTCTGTCCTCTGACATTGAACTCTACGACCGTCGTCCTACTATGTAGAGGTTCGATAATCTTATTCTTGAAGTTACAAGTGAATATGAACCTACAGTTTTTTTGGAACTCTTCGATACTTGCACGAAGGAGAAGTTGGACGTCTGGGGTTGTGTTATCTGCCTCATCAATGATAAGAACTTTGTGCTTAGCAGAAGCAGTGAGAGACACAGTAGAAGCAAAGGATTTTGCCTGATTGCGTACAGTATCCAGGAACCTACCTTCATCTGATCCATTGATAACATAGTAATCTGCACCCAGTTCCCTGCAGAGTGCTTTAGCGATGGTAGTTTTACCAACGCCAGCAGTACCAGAAAGGAGAAGATTAGGAATCTCTCCTTGATTAACGAAACTCTGGAAGGTTTCTTTCACACTAGCAGGAAGAATACATTCCTCAACAGTCTGAGGACGATACTTCTCTACCCATAAAAAATCATTCATCAGTTGTTAGGTTCGAGAGCAATAAAGTATTTGATACCGTCACCTCTGAATTCGGCAACGTTTTGCTTACTGATCATAACATGATATGCACCAGGAAGAAGTCTCAAGTTCTCCACTTTGAAACAGAAGCAGAACTCTTCATCTCCAATCACAGCATCAGGAAGATCAACAGAGTAACTGTTAGAAGTATCATTCTTCTTATCGGTTACCATAATCTGAACAGCACCTTCATGTCCAAAAAGACACAGGTCAGGCAACTGATAAACAGAGGCAGCTTTAAGAAGTTGTTGAAGTACTTCAGCACTCAGAGCAAAATCACAGTCAACAGATGGGAGAGTAATCTCTTTCTCTGGTGGTTGTGTAATGATATCAGGGTCTGCATAGAAGAATCTAGTCTTAGACTTACCCCTCTCATCACTTACTGTGACAAAGTTCGGGTGAGAAGTATCAACCTTAGGTGCATTGAAAAGAGATAGACCCCCAAGGAATACACTCAAGTCGTAGATACTAATCTGAGAATCAAACTGCTCTTGAACATCTGCAATGGCAAGAATATTCTTGTTGATGCTTAGAGTAGAAAGAGTGTTACCAGGTTTGATTACAATAGATTTGTTGATAGAACAAAAGTTCTTTAGGACTTCAATTGTTGGACGTGAAATTACTGTCATTGAGGATAAGATTCGGTGATTCTAGTTTTATCGGAGAAGTGGAGAAGGAGTAATCCGTAGTGTAGGATTTTGATAATGTCGCGACGGGCAGTGCCTTTACGATCATAGCGTGAGGCATACTTAAGGATGTTGCTACGGCAGAATGCCTCAGCGTCTCCACAAGATTCAATCAAATCTAATGTTTGAATCTCATCGTTGCCAGCAGAATAGTGTTGACCATATGTGCTGGAAATATAGTCCTTTAACTCTGCGAGCAGAGCATCTTCATTGTACTTCATAATTAATCAGAATTCTTGGCAAATTGATTGGGGCAGTTCTTCTTGAGTTTCCTCTTGATTGTACTCTGAATCTTCTCCAGCGTCAACCTTTGTATAGAGATCTAGGAAAGATTGCTTAGTGTCATCATCAAAACGATTGATACACATGTTGACAGCAGTAAGACGGTCACTAAAGATCTCCATCGCTTGTGCGATATGCACCAAACGGCGAGTTGTAATCACTTCATCAACGCCACCATCAAAGAAAGTCTTACGAATGACACCTGCCCACTTCACAAGATTCTCTGCAAAGATGGTATCACAACCCATATTTCGTAGAATCTTTTCTTCTACCGATGCAGTTGGATAATCTTGCTCGAAGGTAATTGGGAAACGCTCAAGGAATGCCTCATTGAGAATATTGGTTCCAACAAAGCGACCGTCATCGCTGCCTTTGCCTTTAGTATTTGCAGTTGCAATAACATTGAATCCTACCTTAGGAGTTACGTATTTACCAATTTTTTTGAGGAATACACCTTTACCCTCAAGAACAGATTGCAGACACAGGATCTTGTTAGATGCTAGGTCAATCTCATCTAGAAGAAGTACAGCTCCGCGTTCCAAAGCTTCGATGACAGGACCATTGTGCCAAACAGTGTCACCATTGACAAGACGAAAACCACCAATAAGATCGTCTTCATCAGTTTCGATTGTGATGTTGACACGAATCAACTCTCGCTTTGCTGTTGCACATGCCTGCTCAACTGAGAGGGTCTTACCATTACCTGAAAGACCTGTGATAAAGACAGGATAAAATTTATTAGAGGAGATAACTTTGCGAACAGATGCATAGTTACCAAAAGGGACATAGGAATCATCTTTTGCAGGAATGTAATTGTCAGCAGGTGTTGCAGAGGGTGCTTCATATGCTTGCTCAATCTCTTGAACAGTCAAGTTCCACTTGCCACGACCAGACTTGTACGAGTCAAGACGCTTACATGCAGTAGGATATGATACACCTAAAGCATTTGCTGCATCACGAACTTGTCCAGTACTAACTTCAACACCATACTGCTCAGTCAGAGTGTCAATCAGTTGTTCGGTAGTGACGCGGTTCATTGCTTTCCTTTGTTTACTTTGTTATTGTAGCAGGTCTTGGATCGATTTGGGTCAAACCCAAGACGGTTTGTGATCTGGCACACGTAGGTAGTTGGATGCTACCCATGGTTTAGATGCAATGTACATCTTGTATGCAGTGAAGATGTCAATGCTGGTGTCATACTTATACTCGTCAGGTCCTGCAAAGACGAAAGGAGTGTGATTGGACAACTTCGCTTGTGGAATAATGTAGTCAGCAGCAATAAGAGTCTTGAAGCAAGTATGGATCTTTCCATACCGAGTGAAATACTCTTCACATAATGCCATACCATGCTCAAGCAACCATCGAGAGTTTGCTACAGTCTCGTTTGCCCACTTAGTACAGGGGTGATTACGGAATGCTCCCTTCTCTGTAGCATAGGGTGTGCCGTCTGCCTTAGGCAAAGTACCATAACCATGCCCCCACTTGTCTGAGGCGACTATAGCGAGCATCTGGCAGGTCTCCAGGGGCATCTTGACGATGTGCTTGTCAGGTAGAACCTTAGCAGACTGCCAAGGTGATTCGTCAGTGACAAAGATGTTCATTCAAATACTGCTGTTACTCCCATGATAGTTGCTCCAGGGTTTCGTGCCAAGGCAACTTTCTTAGCATCGTCATAGTCTGTAGCAATAACAATCTCATCAAAAATTGTTCCTGCCTTGAATAGTTGTACTTTACACTTCATGCGATTTGCTCAATAAATGCGTTAAGGATGGTCTTGTTTGTCATTTTAGAACCCATGTGCTTTTTAAATGCACGAGAGAGTTCTGCTTTGGTAGCAACCCCAGACTTTTGTTTTACCTCAAGATCTTGACTGCCTGCGCCAGAACCTTGATTCGGCATATAGAATGCCTCAGTGAATCCTGCCTTGTCTTTGATAGAGACGTAGCGTTCCTTCTTCCAGTGCTTGTCAATGGATTCATATTCACTTCTATCTATATCAATCTCTCTTACAAGACGTGTTAGTTCTGTCTTGCTGCAGATACGAATACCAACCCAGTTGTAATCAGTGATCTCTCTGTAAAAAGATACAATCTCGTTTGTAGTATTGTAACTATTTGAATCTAATCTGCGAGTATATCCAGTTTGGGGATCTCGTAGGAAAAATACTATTCCTCTCCGATGACAAAGATATGAGTGCATGAACTCTCTATTACTATACCGATACTCCTCGGGCATTTCTCTGACGTATGCCATTGGATTTGCCTCACCATCAGTCAAACAAATAACATTTACTTTACTGACACGCTCAACCCTTTTCAATTTAGCAACAATTTGACGAGTGCAATATACTGCTTCAGCGAGTGGAGTACCACCAAGAGTGTACTCAGGATAGTGCCGTATACGATATCCGCCCATAGAAAACACATGAATATACAGCAAATGCATAGACTTCTCTAATGATTTTGCATTTTGTCTAGAGGAAAACATCTCCAATAGTCTAAAATCAGAAGTCATCGCAAGTTCATTGAGACCTTGCTTCGAGTCTTCTGGTATCTGTTGTCGGTTACCAACAAATCCAGATTGAAAAGCATACACTCTGAAAGGAATACCACACTTTTTACAGAACCATACTAGGTTGTAAAGTTGCTTCATAGTATCTAGAAGTTGATTCTGCATAGAACCAGACCAGTCAAGATGCATTACTAGACCATGATTCTTACCCTCAGGAATGATAGTAATTTTCTTAAAGATGTCATCATTATATTTGTAAGTATGCAGTTTGTTGGTGTCAAGAACACCTGTCTTAGAAGTTGCTGCACGCTTATAGTCATCGGCAGACTTCCTCATTTCAAACTGCTTGCACAAATAGTTGACAGTCTTCTGCGTATCTTTCTTGAAGTTTTTGTAATGTTCTACAGCATACGAAACATTCCGTTCGTAATATTCTTTGGACTCTACATCACCTTGAAAATCATACCCATAATAATGGTTGTCTAGATTGTCCTGAACGACATCATAAGTAACAATATAGTCATCAACGTCAATATTAGGTAGAGACAAGTATACCCATTCCTTAGCATCATCATCAACTAAAGTCTCTAGTGCTTGAGAAAGTGCCTCATCAGTTACAGATTGAGTCTCATCAATTTCTCCACCCATCCCATATGAAGGAACTTCTAGTTCAGCAGTATCTTCGTACTCACCCTCATCACCTTGCTCATCATCACTATCATCGGAAAGATCAAACTCTTCTTCTCTATCTGCAGATTGCTGACCATCTCCTGACTGAGGTTGAATTGGAGTTTCGATCTCAGTTTCATCTTTCTTCTGGTTGACATAATCCCAGAGTTCTCGTGCAAGTTGAAGGACGTCTTGAAAGGATTTGGTATTGGCAGCACGATCAACCCAAGTTCTCTCCTCATCAGAGAAACCGATAGTAGGTCTACCTTTGAAGTACAGGTTGATACGATCGATTAAGGATAGATCAGACATCTCCTCATTCTTAACACCGAAGAAATCTCTATCCCAAAGTTCCCTATAACCATCAAAGAAAGATCTGCGAAGACCAGGGTAAGTGATCTTCATCATCTTCTCGATACGAGCATCTTCCAAGACATTCACAAATGCCTTTGAGACATCGCCAAAGTCCTGGTTAGGTGTATAGAGAGCATGACCCACCTCATGCCCCACTAGAAGGTCATAGACGGTGTTAGAGGCAGTCTTCCAGACGGGAAGGATAAGGAGACGTTTATCAACATCAAAACAAGCAGTAGACACTTTGCGATGCTCTACCGTCAGGTTTTCTGTGGCAAGCAGTTTGGCGAGAGTGCCTTTGACTTCTTGAGTGTTCATCCGTCTCTCTTGATTACTTTGTAAGTATAGCACCATCGTCAAGGTGTGGGGACACTACATGGACAGTTTGGTTACTGTCCCAGTGGCGGATCACTCCAGCAACAATGAAGCAATTAGTAATGAGATAGCTAAAAAACACGAGAGATCGTATAACGACAATAGCATTGTCATACCTCTCGGTCTTCTCATCAGAGAACGAACCCAATGCATACTTCCAAACCCTCAATATTTTTTTCACACAAGCATACCTTTCTCTTGTAGAAAATGTAGAGTGTCATGCATATTGCCAACATGCTTATATCCTAAAGATACTTGGGGATATGTCGCTCCTTCGCCAAATTCATTTTCAAAAGAACGTTGAGTGAAATGTTGATTGAGTCTATATTCTAAAAACTCTCCACCAAGAGACTCCAGTAGTGATGCCATACGCTCACACTCTTGACTACCGTTTGAATAGATTACTGCTTGCATTTTTTTAACCAACAGGGTTTGCATAGTGAATTCTTATATTTATTCTCGGATGGAACATAGCATCCGACTTGAGGACATTGATTTGCTGGTATCATCTTACCGCAACCAGAGCATTCTGTCTCCCACATCTTCATAGTGTTCTCTCTAGTCTTTCGGTTGGTTGATCTGGGAAGTCTCTAGGACGACTATCTAAAGCATTATCAGTTCTAGGTGAACCCTCGTTCGCCTTCATAGTATGCTGATAGTTTGCTCTTGGGTATCTGATACAGAATGGATCTGGCATCCAGTATGTTACCTGCCATTCTTGTTCTGGATTTAATTCAAGATGTTTCTCTACGGTATGAGAGAAACTGCCGAGTTGAATGTACCCATCATGAGTGATACATCTGCCGTTGCCAGCATCAACTAAGAACAGCATCTTACTGCTCATAACCGTTCTTGCTCTGGGTTAAGATTTTTCACGAATTGCTCAGGATCCCTTTCTGACTTGTGTACCCAATGATAGCGCATCATCTCGAAAATGGGATCCCACATGGGGATACAGACATAATCCTTCATGTATGTCTCGCAGCAAGTTCCTTCAGTTCCTTCGCTGTCAGTTTATCTAACTGCTCTGTGAAATGATCTAGCAGCAATTGTTTGTATTGTTTCTTAGTCATAGTATTGTTGGATCACTCGTTCAACTTGTTTTTTGTCACAACCGCAAGGAGCATTGCGTAGACATCTACGAATCAATTCGTTATCGCTAATAGCAGGTTTGATTGTAAATCCCCACTTATCAACTTCACCTTCTGTAGGTGCTTCGACGTAATCAAATTCACTTGGCATTAATCTCTTTGCCTCCAGTCATCAGGTTTGTCTTGGTGAAACCAACTCTTGATATCGTCAGCATCGGTGAATCCCTTTCTATGATTGGATGGGTCGGGATCTCCTAGTCCCATCCTATTCAGAAAATCGTCGGTACTACCTTCTTCAATTTCTTGAGAAGATTGTCTTCGTGCTTTTTGTAACCAGTCTCTAGCAGTTGTATGAGACTTTGCCAACTTCTCTGCCCAGATCATGTCATCTAGTTTTACCTCTTCACCATTGGCAATACATTTACAAATGAACTCTAAGCGCAGTCGGTACTGTGTAGAAAGCAAAAGTTTTCTCCTCAATCAAGTTTATTTAGGACTCATCCGACATCTTTGAAAAATTATTGATCTTTTCAAACTTCAGTGTTCGTAAGAACTTATCAACAAGAATGTCTCCTTTATGTGATATAACAAACGCATTAGTATCTTTTCCAAGACCACGAAGAATCTGAAGAAGTTCTCCAGTACCAGCAGCATCTAGCGAACTATCAAACACCTCATCAAGAATGAGTAAATTAGTAGCAACACTATTTTTCATACGAGCAACTTCACGCCAAGTAAACAGAAGTGCTAAATCAATCTTCTGCTTCTCACCTTCAGAGAATGATGCATATGAAAACTCATCCCTGAAGCGACTCTTGATGACTTCATTGAACTCTTCATCGAGTGTGAAGTTAACAAAGAAGTCCATTGATTGGAGATACTTATTAATTAGTTGATTGAAAATGGGAATATATTTTTTGATGATTCTACTTTTGATTCCAGAATCTTTGAGCAGTGAAGAAATCACATGGAACTCATCTAATCTCTGACTGACTGATGCACAATCAGTTTTTGTTTTTGCATACTCATCTTCAACATTTTGTAGATGTTCTTTTTCTTTATCGATGTTAGGAGTATGTTCCTGCAACTTTACAAGTTCATCTTTAATGCGAAGATTATCAAACTCTAGTCTAACGTAGTCACGGTCAAGTGCAGTAAGGTTACTGGAAAGTTCTTTAAGTTTCATAGACTGTTCAGAAATTTCAGTCACAATCTGAGTCGCTTCAGTAACATCTACATTGAATTGAACAATCTCTTCAGCAACTAATTTGCCAGAGTTTGTCAATTTATCAATTTGAGTATCCTTAAAGGCACCACTAATATCTTGTGTACATGTAGGACATACATCATGTCCCTTGAAAAACTTCAGGTCTTTAGAGATAATTTTTAGTTGGGATTTTCTATCTGACTGACCTTGACGCAAAGATGATAAAGTTTTTGCTGCGGCATCATAGTCACCAATTTTACTTTCGGTATCTTCAATATCTTTCTCTACAATATACTTATCTTCATGCACTTTCTTCATGAGAGAAAGATTCTCATCATACTTCTTCTGTTTCTCTTCTTGACGATTCTGATTTACTTCTTCAAGAGAATAGATTAATTTTTTCTGAGCATGGACTTTACCTTCGGCAAGAGTCAACATGTGAGAACAATCTTTACTTTGACCTTGTGATGCACGAATACGATCTTTCAAAAGACCATTCATATTCGAGAAGATATTAATGTCTAGTAGATCTTCAATCACCTCTCTCCTATGAGAGGCAGAAAGTTGCATGAAGGGGACAAAGGTACTAGAACCAAGAATGACAACTTGGGTAAATGACTTATAGTTAAGTTTGAGTACGGATTGCTCAAGATACTTTTGCGTGTCTTTGGTTGCTGCATCCTGATCAACCAGTTTATTATTTTTGTAAAGTTCAAAGACATTAGGTTTAATACCTCGGAATACACGGTACTCCTCACTACCAATACTAAACGTAACTTCTACTTTGGCATCCTTTTCGTTGATGCTATTAACTAGTTGAGGTTTGTTAATCTTACGGAATGCTTTTCCAAACAAAGCAAAACACAGGGCGTCCAACATAGTGGACTTCCCTGCGCCATTAGAACCTACAATAAGTGTTGAGGATGACTCGCAAAAATCAATCTCAGTCCACTGGTCTCCTGTTGAAAGAAAGTTTTTCCAGCGGATGGTTTCAAATGTAATCATTACGGGGGGACAATCAGATCATCTTTTTCAATAACGGAATAACTATATCCGTATGTGTTACAGTTGATAGCAACAACGTCTTTGTCAACTTCAAAAATTTCTAGTTCATCTTCATAATCATCGGCAAGTAGTAGTTGTACATACCGTTCTGCGTCGTCACGATCTTCAAATACAGTAACAGTTTTGATTTTATCTTTGCTGTTTACGGCATAGATACCGCCTGAGTTTGTGTCTGTTAGAACGAACATTAGATTTCAGATGCTTCCATGTATAGGGATCTCATTAGATTCTTAACATTAGTTTTGCTAACCTTAAGATCTATTTCATCTATGTAGTTATCTAGGAGAGTCATAGTGTCTTCGGTTTCCAACACCGAATCACTAGAGACTTCTGCATTAAGGTCTTCGATGATTTTTAAATCACCCAAAGACATTGATTGAAGTTGATTGACTGTGTAATCAAACTTTGCATAATCTCCCTTCTCTTCTACGATCAGTTTGACATATGCTCCTTGTAGTTCGCTAGAATCTGGCAAACTTACTCCATTATTGTAGTACACTTTATGGAAAGTGTCAAATGGATTTCTAATAAAAGTTGTTCTCAGAGTGTCGGTATCAAATACATGGAACCCTCTTTTACATCCATAGTCATTCCAATATAACTGGTATGGATTACCCAAGTAAGACACATTACCTTTACTAGATTTCATGTGATAGTGTCCAGAAAATACTTTCTTAAATTTTGAGAACGTATTCTTATCCATACCACTTTCCATTACATGTCCAGGGTGTGCTTCAAAACCATTAAGTTCTAAGTGTCCCATGCATACTTCTGCTTTAGTAGTTCCTACTTCTTCAAGAACTGCTGCACGATTTTCATCGCAAATCCAAGGCAGAAGGAGTATAGGAAGACCATCGTAAACAGCAGTGGTGGGATTATCGATGACACTGATGTTTGTGTACCCTGCAAGTAACTCACTTGGGGCATTAACTCGCAAAGTATTTTTGTAATATATGTCATGGTTACCTACTAGCATACGCATTTGTACACCTAGTTTACTTAAAGGATCAAACCACATGTCCTTTGCTGCTTCCAGAGACATGAAGTTGATTGACCTACGCTTATCAAAAGTATCTCCAAGAGCAATCACTTGCTCGATGTTAAACTTTTCGATGTACGGTATAACTACCTTGGTATAAAATTTTCTATAACTCTCAATAAAATACTGATTGTCGTTACGAACACCAAAGTGTTGGTCCGTAATCAATAAGATCTTCATCGTTTCGAGTTCATCTCCACACGGGACTTGATCTGATTATACCCTGTATCTACATCCCCGTCAATACTAAAGACGTGATCGTAACCAGATTTCTCTAGAATCTTGTCTTTGATCTCCATCTGTCTTTTTTCTTTTTGAATCCTTCTTAAGAATGCATAGTATACAATCTGTGTAAAGTATGCAAACGGATTTTTAGATTTGTCAGGATCAAAGTTATTGATGTATTGAATGCAATTTTCAATGCCATCGCAAATCATATCCTCCTTATACATGTAGTTAATGAAGTTAGGACGATATGAAAGGTGAGTTGCAATCTTTAAGAAGCACCCACCAATATAATTATTGACTCTGGGTTTCTTAGGACTATCCCATTTCTTAAGAGCTTGCACCTGTTTGTTGTGGGGAAGATCTTGAAATCCAGGAATCTCTTTCTCTGCAGCAGAAATGAGTTTCTTTTTATATACAATTATTGCAGCAAGAAACTCTTGATTGTCAACATAATGTTGTTTTTGTTTTTTAACAGTGGTTTTCATATGTTATCTGCTTTGTTAATATTATAACATACTTGACAGAATCGTCAAGTCTCTGTAGAATAACCATGTAAGGGTTCAGAGAACTACTAGCTTCTATAGATCTTCTCTAAGAGCTTTCTTGCTTCATTAATTTTACCTAGGTAACCCATCTCGGGTTCTAGATCTTTTTTAGATGACTTCTCGTCATCTTCACTAAGAATAAAAGCTTCGTATAAGTATGAAACTTCTTTACTCATTGAGGTTACCGTAAGAATATCCTTCTCACGTAAAATAAAGAAGTCCTCATTAGAAAACTGCATCCATTTAGAAAACCCTACTCCACGAACTAGTTTTCCTTCGTCGAGTTCTTTATGAACTACTTGGGTGCAAACAGGATCTTGGATAAACACTAAGGTTTCTCCATCATCTTCTGTAAGCACTGCTTTACCTAAAACTTCCTCACCATTGAGGAGTTTGAAAACTCCGTAGAATTCTTCATCATGTCTTGCGTAATTAATCATAAGTTTTTAAGTTGACATCTATGATTTCATAATTAAATTTTTCTTGATTGTACACTTTAACTCTTTCCATTAAATGGTTGAGTGTGTAGTTGTTACCTCTATCGGTAGAGATATCATCAGCAATATCATATAATGTTGCTTGAGATTTATTTTCGCCTTTCCTTAGAACACGACCTATAGATTGTAGGTTGCGAACTCTGGACTTTGAAGGACTTGCAAAAATAACGTTGTGTAATCTTTTGATGTTGATGCCTGTGGAAAAAGTACCGTAAGAAGCAACAATGATAGCATTGTCAGACTGTTCAGTTAGCAATCTGATGTCTTCACGGTCGTTAACATCTACACCACCATGTACAAAATGTACTGGTCTTTCGGTGTAACTATTTATCATCTCGTAAAGAGGGACCCCATGACGCTCTACATAGTTGAATAGCACTAGAGTATTTCCCTTCAGATCACAAGCAAGATTACGAATGAATTTATTTCTACCTTCATGTTCTACAAGGTATCCGATCTCATCTTGATATCCTTCAAACAGTTTTTCCTCATGCTTCACTAGAACAATCTTTACTTTTAATTTGGCAACATGTCCTTCCTGCATTAGTTGAGCAGTTCGTGTTACTTGGGAACACCTTCCAAAGACACCCTCCAAAACTAATTGATTGACATTTGCACCATCAAGAGTTCCTGTAAATCCAATACGATATTTACATTCATGCATCTTAGACATAAGAGAAGTCAGAGATTTAGCTTTGAAAAGGTGTGCCTCGTCACCGATAACTACGTCAAACCTATCAAACCACTTACGAGGTTCCTTATAGATAGATTGCCAAGTGGTAATTACCACCTGATGGTCCGTATATTTTTGCTGCCCCGCATATATTTTGTGGCAGTTTTCGGACGCCATCCATCCATATTCTTCAAAGTCTTTATACATCTGCTCCACTAGAGATGTTGTAGGGACTACAATAAGAACATTTCTATTTGCATTTACATGAAAGCGTACTAATGCATAAATCATCAGAGACTTTCCAGAAGCTGTCGGTGATAATAAAAGTCTTCTATTATATTTTAGTGCCTCGTATATTGCTTTATACTGATAATCCCGAACGGGATAAGGCAACCGAAGAGACTTTACAAAACCTACAACACCCTGAGGAGTGATAAACTCATTCTGCTCTAGAGGATGTCCAAAGAACTTACAGTCTTGAAATTTGTAGTTGTACTTCTTTTCATCCGCCCACTCTAATAGGTAGTCTAGAAGACCACAATAGATCTCTCCTGTTGCAGGTGAGTATAAACGAATCTTTCCATCCCATCCCTTCCAACGACGTTGCTTCTGCATATACTTTGCAGACTCAACTTCAAAGCAAAAGTAATCTGCTAATTCGTAATTGACATGAGGTTCTGCGTCTATCTTGAGATAGACTTCATTCTTCTTTTTTATTACAAGGTCAGTCATTTACATACCAGATTGAAATCTTTTCCACTCGATAGCATTTTTAATATGAAAACTACGATTGTTAATTTGTCGTAGCACACCATCCAGGAAACATAGGACTTGACTTATATATCCTATCTTGTACTGAATCTTTCCAATGTCCTCATCAGCAGCGATGAACATTGATATCTCTTCTTTAGTTGTAAGTTTTAAATCAAAAGGCATCTCCTTGTAGATTGCTGCAGGTGCCTTTCCCTTGTAATATAACCATTTCTCTCTAGTAATCCGATTCAACTCAATCTCTTTCTCACTCTTCATAAGTGAGAAAGTATTGTAATACTCCATATATTTTGCATGGAGTTGAGGAATTTTCAAAGAGTCATTATCATGTAGATCATCATCCAATACGGAATCAGTCTTCCACATTTCTTGTAGCGATTCGAGATTCATAACTATACTTCAATTTCATTGCTTGTAATATCCATGCCTGAGACAAGGACTTTGGGCCATTAATAATAATTCTAGCGTGCTTATACTTTAAATTGGGGTCTTCTAGAGCGCGATGTTTCCAACTAGTCATCGTCTGGTCTGACTGTTAACGTTTCTAATCTCATATAAAGTATATTTGAATGTTGCTGATGCAATAAAATAATCGTTATCAGAACCAGTAACATCAAATGATAGAGTAGATAACTCTACAGGGAACATATCTTTAAAGACAACATCGAAGTTTGCAATGTTGTTGTTATTCAAAACCTGAAGAGTTGCATCTGAAAATCTTGCATCTCTTGTAGGGTCTTTCTGATACTTATCATTCCAAAGTTTTCTTTCTTTCAACTCTTGAGGAGTACCTAATCCACGCATCCAGTTATGGATCTGCATGTAGTTTTCTAAGTTTTCATCTACGATAAAATCCATAGTGAAATCGTTATAACGCATGTTCCCTTCAACAGGAATTGGAACTAATCCTCTAGTTGGAATCTGAACATCTCCTAATGCAATAGGTGGAATCTCTGCTTTTTGACACAGAAATGATACCTTGTTTGCCTTATCCAAAACGAATATGAATCCGATGGGGGACAAAAAGTTTCTGTTTGTTAATTGATCGTCGTACCAGTTTGCCATTTTATGCGTTTATGTTTTCTAACCAAGAAGTGGCGATGTATTTTTCGCCCGATAGTGGAGGGTTGCCTCTATGAACATGAGTATAACCTGCTGGCCAAATAAGGACTCTTCCCTTTACTGGTTTATATCTTTTAGATTGATATAAAAACTCAGTTTCTCCACCCTCATCAACATCATTGAGATACATCATAGTTGCTGCAACCCTTCGATTACACCCCATCGATCCTCTCTCGTCATGCCAAGCATGATAACCTTGCTGAGGCAAAGTTTTCTGCACGTTTAGATAAACTTGTTGATATCTATAATGTAAAAGTTGTTCATACTTATCAATGTACTTACCTAAGCAAGTAGAAATAACTTCATTGTATGCTCTCATATATTGATAACCGCAAGTGTGATCGAGCATAAACTCTTCAGTAACTAAACTGTTATCAATTCTTGCATGTGCTTTTCGTTCTTTACCAAACAATCCTTTTCGATTAAAGGTAGCACCACATTTATTTTGGTACTCCCAATACTCAATAAGATCTGAAGTATCATATTCGGTATCAAAGATGCCGATGAAATCTTCAAATTTACTATCGGTAATCATAATGAATCATTCTATCTAAAGATATTTAGGTACAAAAAAAGAGGTCCCAATAGAGACCTCGTTCACTTCCTTCACACGGTATAGTATGTATATGACTTACATAAGCACTTCCTTGCAGATTCTTTTACATGATGCTTGATGTGTATCTGTACATTCAATTAGGCATTCGTAGTAATCGTTTATTTTTTCTAATTCGATAGAATCCTCAAAGTGTGACCATTCGTATAACTGATTTCTAGAAGCGAGGTTGTTCATAGTTTTTCCGTTCGTGATTGCAGTACATAATATAAATGAAATTTGGGTTCATTTGTTCACCTCGTAATTCTATACTATCTATACTAGTTTGTCAGGAAATACTAACTTTATGCAACGAATATTATTGCCTACTAATTTATACCTAGGCATAAAAAAGACCCCCTTGTAGGAGGTCTGAAAGGGCATGTGGGACATCCTGCCCCACAACAACCTGACTCACATAAGGTTGGCAACCTGTACACGACGGTAGTACTTGTTGGCGTTGGCGGTAAGAGCACCGCTGCCTTGGGTAAGACCACCAGAGAAGGGGTTCGAGACCATGCCGTAGCGAGTCTTGAAACCGATTTTTGGTTGGAAGGTGTTAGGGTTGATTGCACGAACCTGCTGAAGAGGAACATATGGGCAATAGAACAGACCAGCGTCATAAGGTGAAGTACCCTTATAACCAGCAACATAGAAGTGCTTGTCTGCAACGTTTGCAGAGTAAGGATCAACATAGACCTTGATACGACCGTTGAGTGTACCAACCAGTGTGCTGGAGGTATCATCAACACCTGTAAGGGCGTTATTGCCAGCAAGAGCAGGGGTGTAGTCAAGAACACCAGCCATGCCCAGTGCAGAAGCAACGTCGGCAGAACAGATCAGGATGTTGCCTTTCCCGCGACGAGTTTGCTGACCGATAGCGTTAGCATCTCTTTCGATTTGGAAAAGAAGACCTTTGAACTTCTCAACAGACCAGCGACCGTTGGAGTCAACGTCGAGGTCGAAAATACCAGCAGTAGCGGTATTGTTCTGAGCACCAGCAACAGCGTTAACTACGATAGTACGAACGACTTCGCGGTTGATTTCAGCAAGGATCTCTGTGCTGAGGATGTTTGCCAGTTCAGTTTCAGCATCCAAACCATGAATTGCCTTCAGGTCTTGTGCCATCTCGATGCTGTACTCAGCCTTCAGGGCGCGTGCCTTGGCGGTTACAGTGACTTTCTCGATCGAGAAACCCATCTCACGGAATGCCGTGTTCGCTGCAGAGTCATCAAGACCCTCAACGGTTGCTGTTGACATGCCTTGAGCATCACCAGTCAACTCATAGGTTCCAGGTGAACCATCATTGAGGAGAGCAGGGTTGTTACCTTCTGCATCGTTGGTTGCGTCAGACGCACCAGGATCGTATGCACCAGGACCGCCAGAGAAACCAGCGTTAGGCTCGTTGAAGAATGCTTCATCGTAACCAGAAGCATTAGGATCGCGCTCGGAACCATAGTTGGTACGCATTGCGAAGATCAGTCCAGTAGGACCAGTCATTGGTTGAACACCAGCAATATCATAAGCGATAAGCTGAGGCATGGAGCGACGGATGAGGCTGATCAGTACAGGGTCGAAACCTGCAACAGGACCTGTCGCTGTGCTGGCACCAGTGTAGCCAGTTGTTTGTAGAGTCTCGTTAAGGATTTGACCTTCTTCGACTTGTGCTCTCTCTTGGTTTTCGAGGAGTTGAGCGATGACGCCGCGCTTGTGGGAATCTTGAATCTCTGGAAGAGCATCGTGATTCAGAACGGGTGCCCACTTCTCCTGGAGTTGACGTAAAGACATTTGTATCTCCGAATTAAAAAGTAGAATAAGTTAATTAATTATTTAGACCAACGAGCAATTGCATCAACGTATTTCGACATTGAGCCGCTAGTTGTTTCTTCGACAAGGGGAGCCGATGCTTCTTCAGTGGGGTCGCCTACAGATTCTGCAAGTTCAGCCTTTCTAGTGAAGTAGGATTCCTTGATCGTTTCGACCTTCTGTTGAAAGTCTTCTTCAGTTTCAAACTCAACACCCTCTGCTAATTGGTGAAGCCTTTCCTTTTGGGTTTCGGCAAGACCAGTAGCGCATTCGTTCACAATTTCCATTTTTACAAACTCACCAATACGCTTGTTCAAAGCAATATTAGTGTCGATTTGCTCGTTGAGTTTAGCTTCCATTTCATCAATTTCTCCAACCATGCCATCAAGCATGTTGAATTTTTCCTCGGGCACGCTAAAGTTATGCTCAAGGAAAAGACCTTTTAGACCGTTGAAGAATGACTCTGCCATCTCAGTCTTAATGCCATGCTCAACCTGGAGAGCATTCTCTTTCATCCAGGATTCAGCGGCATAAGTGAGGTAATCGTCAACCTTCTCGGCCAATTCTGTTTGAATCTTTTCGACTTCTTCAGTCAGCGTTGATTCATACGCTTCTTGTAAAGCTGCTGCTTCTTTGTTAACACGACTGGTTACAGCTGCTTCAAAGATTGTTGCTGCTTTTAAACGGAACTCTTCTGAGAGGTCTTCACCAGCGACAAGAGCGTCAACATCTTCAGTAAAGTCGAGGTCGGTTTCAGCGAGGACTTCTTCTTCACTTTCCGTTTCCTCCATTTTAGCAGATGCGTCACTTGGCTTAGTGCTTGGAACAGGTGCTTTACCTACAGGTGCTGCTGCAGACTTGCCTGCGTTCTTAGTTCCTTTAGCGCCTTCTTCAGAATCCGAGGTAACATCAACTACGCAAGGTGCATTTCCATTGCCAGAAGTATCAATCTTCTCGCCAGGTTTAGCATCTTTAGTAACTGCGTTGGAACCTTCGGTCACAGACTCCATATTATCTAAGTTTTTGTCGAGGGTCTCAGACATTTGATATTCTCCGTTATGCATAGTAGCGTTATCTTTTATTATTTATAAATCACAAACTCTTTAAAAATGCTGCAAACGCGGAGATTTTACGCTCCTGCAGATTGATAATAGTTGCTTGATCAATTTGAGTTTTGATCTCGGCAATAGCAGACTCTTTGAGAATGCCATTGTCCCAAACCCACTCTTTTCCTTCCATAATACCGTCTACAAATGCATCGGGAGCAGATGGATCTGCTACAATATCTGCAGCGGTTGCAAGCATAAAGTCATCTGCGACGACATTGCAACCCTCTTTTTTGACTAAAGAACCCATGCCTCTAGAGGAAACGCCAAGACTGACGCCTTCAGAAAGAAGGTTCTTTGCAATATTACCCATGGGGGTATCAAGGATTTTTGCTCTACCAATGAAGTTGTTTCCATCTTCTTTGAGAGATTCAATCTTATGTGACACCCTATCAAGATTGATGGAAGGACCATCGGGGTGACCTAATTCTCCAAGAGCACGCCCTTTTTGAATATAGTTCTCGCTGTATTTAGCAACTTCACGTTGTAAAGTTGGTAATTTATACATGCGACCATTGCGGTTCTGCAGTTCTGCCTGTAAGAAGATACCTTCGATGAAGTAATTCTTCTTGCCTTCTTTCTCTTCGCAGAGAAAATCTACTTGAGTAATTTCTTCAGCTATCAGTTTCATTGTCTTCTTCGGGGGTTTCTACAGGTTGTTCTAATTCATCAGTAGGGGGTTCATGCGGCATACGCCCATCAACTTCAACATCTTGAGCATTCTCAGAACCGTCTGGCAAACTATCAGCGATTTCATCTGCTGAATCCTGCGCGGTTTGATCTAACTCAAAACCCATACTCTGAGCATACTGAACTTTTTGTGCTTGAATAGCATCATACGTTGAAGATGCTAAAGCGTCATTAATGGAGTCAATTGCTTTCGCTTTGTCATCACTAAAAATTTGCTGAACTATTTGGTTTGCAATATCACTCGGCATAATAAGTATCCATTATTAGTATTATTTAGTTAATTAAAATTCTCCTCTGCGGACATCTCCAGGATCAACAGAAGATTCCTGTGCATTTGGATCTACTTCTGCTGCTGGGGCACCTTCACCGCCAGCATCCATAGCAGGATCCATTTCCGCCATAGGATCAGCAATAATACCTGCTTCCATTTCAGCGGCGATTTGTTCATCAATCTCCTTAATCTCAATGTCTGTTTGCTTCAGAACCTGACGACGCATATATTCTACAGAGAAATACTTACCAACATAAGCATCCATAGCAGCAACTTGGTTCATCCTTTCGTTGCGGATTTCAATCTCTTTTAGTTCAGTGAAGTAATTATCAGCAATGAAGTCAAACTGAATGTGATTCTTCATCTCTTCCCATTCTTCAAGAGACATGACGCCCTTAAGAATGAGTTGTGTTTTTAAAAGATCTGTAAAGAGTTCTGAGAAACGCTTGCGAAGACGAGCGATAAACTTCTGGAACTTAACTTCATCACGAGTAATTTCAGCAGCACGACCAATATTAAAAGTCGTTTCTGTTTCTAAACGAGAGGAAGGAACATTGAGTGCCTTATAAAGTTTCTTCTGGAAGTACTTTACATCCTCAAGTTCACCAAGATTCTGACCACCAGGGAGTGTGGAGATTTCTGTACCACGACCACCTTCGCGTCTAGGTAACCAGAAGTCTTCCATCATGGACATAAACTTCTTGTCGTCTTTAATCTCACCAGTGTTTGCATCGTAAACCATTTTGTTACGATAGCGTCCCATAACTTCGCGAAGATATTGTTCCGCTTTATTCTTGGGAAGATTACCAACGTCAATATAAAAAATACGACGCTCGGGTGCTCTACTCAAACGATAGATAACCAGAGAATCTTCAATCATTCTCAGTTGGTTGACTGCTTTGATCGCCTTGTGAAGGTGACTAAGAGTCATAGATTTGTTCAGGTCTTGAATACCTGAGTGGCAATAGGTGACAGAATCAGTGGTAATTTTCATACCCTGATTTGTAGAATTCTTTAATCCCTTTGGATTGTATAGAAAATACTCTGCTGCCTTTTGTGTCAGTTGCTGATTTAAATCAGACCCACGCATTTGATCGGGTTTCTTCTGCTCATACTCAGTGACCTTACGGATTTTGCGAGGATCGATATATCGCAATTCGGCAAGACCACCAGCAGGATTCTTGGGGTCGATTACTTTATGATAAAAAAGTCTTCCGTCTACATACCACCTACGAAAAATTTCATAGGAACGATTTTCAAAGTCTAGTAAACTGAGAATAGTTTCAAACTCTTCTCTAATTAGTTTTTTAATTTTATCCGACGCCTTAAGGTTGGAGAGTTCAACCTCTACTGGTACATCATCAAAGTTACCGCAAATAGTTTCGTTGACAATATCGTCAACTGCACTATCACATTCTGGTTGCATTACCATTTCTCTGTAGCGAGAAATGAGTTCATAATCATTACGAACAACACCATCAAAATCAACGGAATATCCATAATATCCGCCACCTACAATAGGTTGCGAACCATCCATACTATCTTTTTGAACAAAAGAAGGCCCCTTGGGGACCTTCTTTGCTCTTTCCAGTGAAAAACCGAAGAGCTGAGACATTATATTTCTAAGTAACTGGTCCTGTTCTATTTATCAAGGATTCAATCAACCCTGTACAGGAGTCCAGTACTGAGTCTGAAGTTCAACAGTGAACTCTTCAATAGCATCGTTGTTACCGAAGTCAAGATCGATAGCAGCGATTGCACTTGGGAATACATTGTAGAATCTGTAAGACTTAAGAATCTTGGGGGACTCTCCATCTTTGATATCGCGTGCTAACTGATGAACAGTCATGTCAGCGAAGTATCCAGTAGCATCATCAGCATCTCCGAGACCACCTGCTTGAGTGAAGTTTTCGTTGTATGCTTGAATGCTGGATGCCCAAAGTTCAAATGCATCACGCAGAACAAACTGACTATCGTTCTGAACGGTAATGGTCCATGGTTCAAACGTTCTGTCGCCTGCAATCTTCAGGACTCTTCCTCTGAAAGGAACTTCAATAACACCGATCTGGGAAGAGGGAAGATTCGCTGCACGAACAGTGAACTTACCAAGTTCAATCAGACTAGAATTGTTAATGATTCCTTGTGGGAAGTTTAAGTCTACTTGGAATAGATTAGGACGCGCAAAGTCCGAAGCGACATTTGCTTTAAAATCGTCAATAGTTCCTCTTTTTGCCATTGTTTTTTTGCTCAGGTGTCTCTGTCCCTAGTATTTATTACAAATCATATTTTCAGACAAAAAAAGAGACCCCGTAAGGTCTCTTAGTTATGTTAACTATTATCAGGAAGCAACTTCGTTGAATGCAACACCAGTTCTGGTGGCAACGAATGTTAGTGTGATGTAGTTAATAGTGCGTGTGGGCTTGACGAAGATCTCAGCATAGAACTCACCGCGATCAACAGATTCGGGAGGATTGTTCTGAGTGTCGCACTTAACCAAGAAGTCAGTTACACCACGACGACCTTGAACATCGCGAAGATAAGGTTCGACAATGTTCAGGAACAATGCGCGTTGTGACTCATCGTTCTGTTCAAACAGTTGTGCCTTAGCAGCACCGCTGATTACACGCTCAATCGTGAGGAACAAGCGACGAACATTGATACGATCGAATGCAGAAGCGAAACCTTGTGCAGTCTTATCACCGTAAAGAACTACGCCCTGACCAGGGAAAGAAACGATCGGATTGACACGAGCAGAATACAAACGGTCGCGTTGAGTCTTGTTAGGAGTATATGCAAGTTTGATTGCATTTCTCAAGTTACCACGCTGGAAACCAGCAGGTGAGAACCAAGGTTCTGCGACTTCAGTTGTCTGTAAGCAAAGACCAGCAACGTCACCGTTACAAGGGACATAACGATAAACATCATTGTACTTATCGTAGATGTACTTATAACCAGAATCATATACTGCGTAAGAGGAGGAAGGCAGTTGATCGAAGAAATCGATGATATTTGATGTTGCAGTTGTAGAGTTAGAAACTCCAATGACATTTCCTCTACGAGGAGAAACAAATACCATGCAGTCACGACGCTCTTCAACGATATTAACCAATGAAGTAACCTTGGCAATAGCGGAGGGATCATCAGCACCAGAAGGACCTGCCAAGATGAAGTCAACAGTCTGTGATTCTGGATCAGCAATTAATTCGTATGAAGTAGCAAGATCGCTGTTGGCGACTGAATATGTACCACCAGATAGTGTATAGTCAGCACCATTGGCAAGACGATAGTATGCGGTAGCATTGCTAGCAGAACCAATTGTTGTGCGACCAGCAGGATAGTCTGTTGTACCAGCAACGGAACGCACCAGATTAAACTGACGAGAAGATGCTGCTAAACCCCAAGTACCATCGGAAGCACTTGCGCCTGCAGAGAACAATGTGGTCTCGTGCTCACCCCAGTAGATATACGCTGAACGCTGCTTGATAACTTCTGCATAATAGTTGGTCTCACCAACAGAAGTTTTGGCATCCGATGCTTTGGAAACACCAATGAAACGCTCAAGAAGAGCACCTGCTGTTCCTGTGATAGCACCGTCAATGTCAATAACTAAGACGTGCATCTCATCACGGAAACCACCAGCAGTAGTTGTCCACTGGGAAGTACCAGGACGAGCAGCAGTGTTGATCCACTTTACACCAGGCAGATACTCACGCTCATCATACTCACCACGAACGGAAGTAATAACAGCAGCGTTGCTGTTTGTATCTTCGATGCTATCTGCAGCAGCAAAGTCGATGCTATCCTTATTCTTGGCAACATACAATCTGCGTTCGATGCCAGCAGTAGCAACTTCAGCAGTATTAGTGCCCTGAGTTACAACTTGTGCATCAGCAATGATACCAGTTACACCACCAGCAGGAAGACCGATTTCCAGTTTTTTGTTAGCAGGATCCCAAGCAAGAACATTAACAGTCTCGTTAGAACCAGAAATGGCAACAGTTGTACTAGTGCCAGGAACGAAGTCGCCAACAACAGATGTGACAGTTAATACAATACTATACTTGAAGACTTTACCAGCAGCACCAGAAGCAGCAGTTACTGCAGCGTCGTTAACAAACTCAAACTCATTACCTGAACCTGGAGCAGGAATAACTGCAATCTGGTCAGCACCAGCATCAGTTACGAAGACACCGATAGAATTACCTTTGGTTCCTGCAGTTTTTGCTGCCCAAGACCAAGTGTTGTTTGCATTTTCAATAGTGGTTTCATAATCTGTAAGATTTTTAATCAGGGGAGCAGAACCTGTATCAACTGCATTTTTCAAAGCGGTCGAGTTGACACGAACGGTCTTAAGGATGCCACCGTAGTTCAAATACTGAGCAGCAGTGTACCAGTACTCGTAGTTGTAGTCATTTGGCTTACCAAATTGCTCAACTAATTCTCTTTCGGTAGAGATGTTTACAATCTCTTCTACTGGACCAAGTTCAAATGGTGCTGCAAGAACTCCAACGTTTGCGCTTGATAGTGAAGTGATTGTCGTCAGGTCTCTTTCCTGAATGACTACCCCTGGCGAGGATTGATTGACTGCCATTGTTTAAGTCTCCTAGATTAATTCCAACATCGGTTGTCTAGGATTATTTATATTTTTGGATCCTTACCTAAACTCCCACATATAAGACTTATCCCCATATTCCGCAACCTGCCAAACATCTCCCTGTGCATCCGCAAAGTATTCATCTTCCATACCATCACTAATAAAACCGAATGGTGACATATCTTGTTCAATCGATTCTCTCTGATCATCATAGATGCGTTGCCTCACATCATTATCATGCATCTGTTTGAAATACTCTTGCATTGCCATCCAGGCAAAAATAACCAAACACATAGCAAGGTCATCATTACAACCATCTTCTGCAGCAAACGACTGTCCCTTGACAATAAAGGTAGTCAATTCGGCAATGGTTTCATAATCAGGAATGATAAGTTTATCCTCTTCAATCAATGCTTTGAGGTTAGAACATCCAACCTGCTTAACAGCACTAGACATCTTGACACCTAGTTGTGTCTTCTTACCAGAGAACCCTTGACCTAATTGTTGTCCAGCACGACCACGCATTGCTGCCATTAAAAGGTTTTCGTACTCTAAATCAAACTGAATAATATCTGCTACTTGCCCACCAATATCATTTACCTCACATAGAATATATGCTTGATTATAATTTCTTGCAACATCAATAATGATGTTGGGAAAAATGATAGGTTTGATCTCGTTATTTCTATATCTTGCAACTACTTTATATGGCATAGTTGTCGTATCTACTACAACAAATGCACTGTAATCATTAGATGTTCCTCTAGCAACGTCAACCGTAATAATATAGTTATGCTCTGGAATCACTCTCTCATAAATTGCAAGTCCCTTATTTTGTGCTATAGGATCTACATATGGCATAGTCCTTAACTTAGTAGGACTAATCAGTGTATCAACAGAACCAAGAAACTCACACTCAAACTCAACCTTGAACTGCTGCTCTGAGGTGTTCTTAATAGTCTGCTCTTTCCATGCAGCATCTCTACCAGGAACTTGTGACCAATGTACTTCAGTTGGGAGATATTCGTTCTTGCCTTTTTCTGCATCATGCCACAACTTATAGAACATGTTCATCCCATGTGGCGTGGAGATGATAATTACCTTTGTAGACTTACCAGAAGATACAGTAGGATACACAGATGAAAAGAACTGGTCAGCAATATGGTTCGGAACAAACGCGAATTCGTCCAGAAAAATGACATTAAAAGACATGCCCCTGACGGCACTAGCGGAAGTAGATGCAGCCAGAATTTTACTGCCATTCTCCAGTTCCAATGATCCCCTGTTCCATTGGAGGATACCTTGCTGGAGCCATTTGGGAAGATTTTCATAACTAAGTTGCAAGCGACCTAACATCTCACGAGCAGTCGCTGCTTTGTTTGCGAGGATTGCTACATTAACATTGGGATTGAATAGAACATACCAAAGAAGATATGCTGTAACGATAGTAGACTTACCAGACTGCCGAGGCAACTTGGCAATATTAAATCTATTGTCATGAAAACTCTTTACCATATCGACTTGAAAGTCGTACATAGTAAAAGGTATGACACCATCATCTAGAGAAACGATCTTGATATAATTAAGAATAAAATGTACGGGATCATCTGCACATTTTAAATATTCTTCTACTTCCTCAGGAGAAAACTCCTGAGCAATATTCGCTTTCTTTAGATTGGGATTACCAAGATATACGTCAGAGGTACTCATTATGTCGGTTCACTTTCAGGACTAGGGATAAGTTGATACGCCATTTTATCCCTTAATTTATTTATTCTCTCCTCATTATACTGTTTGAAATTACCTTTCTTCTCAGTTTTTTTATAGTAATGTAATGCATTTAGGATGATTGCATAGTCATCCACACTCAAGTCAAAGATCATGGTACTGTTATAGTTACATCCGAACCTGTATATGTATAAGTTGTTACTGTCCCATTAGCATCTGTAATTCTACAGTATCCATGACCACCAGCAGATGCATTAGAATTACCGCCAAATGAAAGACCACCACCAGGATATCCAGCTTCACCAGCACCAGCTGGCATACGATATTCTCCACGATAGTTTCGCACATCATTACAATATGTGGAATCTGCATATCCAGATCCACCGCCACCACCTGCCATTGTGTGCTGTTCAGAGTAACCTCCAGCACTGCCGCCATAATATCCTCCGCCACCAGCGCCACCATAACCATTAGATGCAGCAGATCCTCCCTCTAATGCTTGAGCTGAATACGAAGCTCCCTGCTGGTTATTTCTACCACCTTCAGTTGCTCCACCACCTCTGCCACGATATTGCCACTTATCATCATAAGCAGAAACGCCATCTTGACCAGTAGGACCACCACCAGCACCACCAATATTACCCTCTTGGTTTCTGGATGATCCGCCGCCACCTCCACCACCAGCAATCAGTATTGTATTACCATGAGCTACAGATCCAAGGAATACCCCAGTTGCACCACCACCATTAGAACCATACCTATTATCACCACCAGCGCGGTTTGCTTCACCGCCACCACCATACGACATACGAGTACCATTAACTAATCCACCTTCACCGACACGAATGTAAAGAGTGTTTCCTGACGTCAGTCCCGATACATTTGCTTCAATATATCCACCACCGCCACCTTCGGCACCATAACTCCATCCACCACTAGTTCCACCGCCACCACCAGCACCCCAGCATTGAATCTTATATTGGGTAGCAACTATATCTCCACCAATAGTTTTCCATTCAGTACCATTATAAACTTGCTGCTTATCCTCTTCGGTGTTATGAATAACTGTACCTGTAGGAGGTGCTGATGGACGAGTACTATTAGTCTTATTGGGAATAGTAAAGTCCCCATCAACATCAACGTCACTCGTAGCACTTACATTAGAAGTGTTGACATTAGTAGCATTAATTGTTCCTACATTTAATTCCGACATGCAAATAAACCTGGGACTTCTCCAAGGTATTTATATTATTACTCTACTAATGTGCCGTGCTCACGACGAATCTCTTTCAGTGCTTCGAGATTCATATCCTTAGTGCCTCCATCATAGGCATGAGCATAACCCTCTTCGATCATTTGCTCGTTGAGCGACACTGACTCGTCCCCAATGTATAACCAGCCAAGAAGACGCCCATATTTGCCAACCCCACCAACAAGTTCAGTCCTAACAGACAACTCATCATCACCAGCGATAGTCGATTCCAGTTTCTCTTTGAGCCAGTTGGTTGCGTCGATTCCAAGTGCTTTCTCCTCTAGGTTTCGCGTCCTCTTTTCTGGCGTATCAACGCCTGCAACTCTAACTCTTTCTTTCTTGTATAGATCAAACCCGAGGTCGATAGTAACATCAATAGTATCACCATCAAGGACACGGTTGATCTCCGTCACTCGGAAGTTGTAGCAGCTCTTTCTGCTCGGTGGTGTCATTGCGCCCATCTTCTAATTCTGCAAATGCTTCTCTTAGTATGTATACAACTACAAACAATGCACCTGCAACAGCAAGTATCACACATATGATTACAGACCACACAGGGTCATTGGCATTCTCAAGAGGACGTAATAGTAAATTCATTATTCATCATTTATAGATTTAATCCAGAGAGACAGTTTCATCACTATAAGGATTAAAGAGAGTGGTATTAGCAGACCAAATACAATAAACAAACTCATTTGTGGAATGGTTCCCAATGTTGCCAATCGTATTTATGTACTGCCCACATACCAATAATGGGGACGAAGACTAGGCACCATGCCAAGACTCCAACTCCCCAAGGATTGTTTAATACTGTTCCGCAAAATCTAGCAAACTGTAACATCATTCTTGTAAAACCGATAGGATGAATAGAAATAATCCAAATAAACAATAGATTATTATGATGCTGATTTCAATAACCATGCTTTCCAAAGTTCTAAGAAATATCTATCGACCAGATATAAATCTCCCTGAGGTGGTTGCTCTTCAATCTGAGACCATTCATTACAAAGATCTCTCATCTCCAGTGTAATATGATCTGGTCGAAACATCCTCCCAAAGGAGGACATTGCAAACGCATATCTCATTCTAATGCGCTGTTCCATTTCCGTCGTACTTGTCGCTTTCATAATAGATATTCTCACCTTTTCTGTGCCCGAAATAAATGGTGGCACATATGAAGGGTAGTGATCCGAAAAGTAAGACATGGGCGAAGGTCATAGATTTTCTTCTTGTTCGGTTAAAATTACGCAATCGCTAGTAGGATATGCCACACAAGTGAGAACCCACCCGTCTTCAAGTTGATCATCATCGAGGAAAGATTGCTCTTCATTATCTACGGTGCCAGAGACGAGTTTGCCAGCGCACGCTGAACAAGCCCCTGCTTTACACGAAGAAGGTAAATCAACACCTGCTTCTTCTGCCGCTTCGAGAATGTATTGGTCTGCCTCGCATTGAATGACAGCTTCGGTGCCGTCAGGAGACTGGAGAGTAACATTGTATGTCATAATTAATTTACGTGAATAATACCTGTCATGCCTGCTCCTTGATGAGGACCACAAAAGAAATTGTAATCTCCAGCATCAGCAAACAAAATGTCTTGAGATTCTCCAGGAGCAAACATTAAAGATTCTCTGGAAAGATCTGCACGACCCTCAACAATAATGTTGTGAGGAGGCAACATGTCATTTATAAAATGTACAGTATCGCCTGCATCAATTGTAACATCGGATGGATCAAAAATCAAGTTCCCGTTTGAACCCATTTTAATGTCAACTGCCCATACTGGCGCAGCAAAAAACATCACAGTAAGAAGTGTAATAAAAAACTTCATAAACAAATAGTAACTGAATCTATTTACTCATGAAGTATAAAATTTAACTATGATTTAATAGTCTATGTCAGGGATTCATCATGTTATTGAGTCCATCTAAAGCATCTCTCTTTGCCTTTATTGCACCATCGACAAATCCAGATCTATACTCCCAAGTTTGTCCTCCGTCTTGCCCTTTCTTTGGGTTGATGCATTGCTCATTTCCGTACTTATTACATACCAGACCAGCAAGATCTAGTTCACTATTGTCATATGAAGCAGCAGTTCCACTGAATACGTGCTTTCCATTAATCCAAATAGCACCACATTTTCCACATTCTACTCTAGACAGAGATAATTCTGATACTTCTTTACTTTCCATATGTTTTGTAGTGTTGTATAAAACTTGTCTTGGGAAATCCTAGTCGAACTTCTAAATCTCTTCTGATAAAATAACTACGGAATATAACCCAATGCCAACGCAGTTCTAAATCTAGGAATGCAAATAACCTCATTACATTTTCGGTGCCTGCATACGCTACAAACAAAATGAAAATAGTAACGGATAGGTAAAATGAAACCATAATAGTACCACCTTGTTGAGACAAGTATAGTACTATTTACCCAAGTTGTCAGTTACACAGTGTTAAGATATCAGCAATTCCACTTCCTAAGTGACTTCGACAGACGGTCATCACCAGTGTTGTTGGATGCTTTCTGTCTCTTTCTCATGCCTTTCATTCTAGCGCAGAAGGATGCCCTGCGGGGATTTCCAACCTTTGTGCTTGGTGCTTTGAGGTCAGATCCTGGATTTTCCTTTTCGTAAGACTTTCGTCCTTTTTCATTAAGTCCTCCTTCGGAGTTTTTTCCTGATTTTTTTGTCCAGGCTGCTCCTTCATTTGTTACTTGTTCTGGGACGCAATTTGGTACTAGTTTGCCACCTTTCTTTTTCATACCAACTTTTTTATATCCCTGCCAACACTTCTCTTGAAACTGTTGGAATGACATTCCTTCAGACTTATTACCATAGTTAGCAGCACCTTTCTTACGGCACTGGACTAATCTACCACTAGCATATGCAGAAGGCCAGACCTTCGCACTTGCTTTTACTTTCTTATAGCAAGCATCTTTCTCGCCTGCTTTCTCATTGACAAATTCTTCTTTCTTCATCTTATTTGCTTTCTGACGTTTGTTCCAATCCATGTAAGATTCACCTGGTCTTAGTTTCTTAGAGTCTGTTTTTGGTTTAGATGCTGCAGCACGATCTTCGCGAGCACGCTGGTTTGCACCAGGACCACCCAACTTACGATCTTCTTTAGGATCGGGATGCCAGAAATCGCCTCTTTCGCTAATAGTTTCTTCTTTCTTCATCTTCTTTAGATGTTTTTTGATGCGCTCAGACTGACCCTTGTGCATCTTAGATGCGCCATCAAGTTCTTTAGACATCAATTTAAGGTCGAGATCTTCTGTCTTCACGTTTTTTGCCTTCCCTTTACGATCTGGATTTGGATCTTCAGCATTTTTGCGACGGAATGCTGCTTCTTCCTCGCCTTTATTTAGGTTTCTTTTCATCTTACTAGACCCGCATTTGGGTTTAGTAGTCTGACCAGGTTGCTTTGCACAAGGTTTTCCTGCATACTTACCACCAAGTTGCACCCAACCAGGTGTTCCATCAGATGACTTACTCTTTCCAAACCAGTCACGAAGAGAATTATCTCCAGACTTGTTTGCTTCTCCGAATAGATCGTTATATGTTGGTGGCATTTTAGACATCTCTCCCATAGCCATTTTGTTTGCAGTCTTATGCATCACCTCTTTGGAGCGACCCCCATAGAGTTTACTCCACCTATCTTTACGCTTCATCATACCCCTAATGTATTTCTTAGCAGTACCATTAACGGCAGGTGGAATATCTGATGCAAAACCTTTCGCCATATCAGGCACCTACGACCTGTACTTCTTCGACGACAATAGCACCAGAACCTGCTGTGATTTGTACACAACGCTTGACTACTGCTTGAGGTCCACTGTAAGCATAAGTGTAATCAGCAGATGCAGCAGAAGAATCAATATCAGTGCTAATAGAATTGGAAGTTGTTGCAGTAACTTTCTTACCTACTGTTCCTGCTGACAAGAAAGCAGCATCAATTGCAGGAGATGTACTAGCATCTTCTACAGCAATGAAGTCATCTACTGAGAATGGATGTGTGTTGCTAACTTCACCAAGATTAGTTCCAAGTTGATAATCTGCAGTGGCATCATCGACACCCTTTACAATTCTTGCTTGACCAGGTTTTGCTCCCGACTTAAGTAGAAGTGCTTCATTCTGTACCAGTGTGATAGCAGGTCCACCGTTGAATGATACAGTAGATGCTGCTGCTGTAGCAAGCACTCTATAGTATCCAGTTTGCACTACTTGATATTCAGTTGCAGATCCTGCAACAGCGTTCGTATTTAATACTTTTAATACAGGCATTGTCGTGTCGAGTTATTTCGTGTCAGTATTATTTATCTCCTTTTGCTTCTTTAACATCTTCTGTAAGTCCGCAGTACTGCCAATAAACATCGTGTTATTAACAGTAGACGGGCCTGACTTCTTCTCATCGGCATCTAACTCCTTCATCTTCTTTTGTAGGTCAATGAGTTTATCAGCAGTATCTGCTACGTTCTTAATGAGTTGGCCTGCAACTTCATAAGCACGAGGATGATCTGACGCTCGTGCCACATCAAGAATGCCATCTACTGCCTCCTGTCCTTTCATGACTAGATTGTGAAGTTGGGCGCGAGTAATCTCATAATCCTGCTTCACTTCAGGAGTATCAGTTTTCTTTATTTCAGTTTTCACTTTTTCCACATGTTTTTGGAGTTCAGTAGGTTCTGCCCCAAACGCATCATTCAAACCATCAAAAGGAGTTGTCATTAGATTGCCTCGTCAGCGCCACTTACAGGATTACGTTTCTTATTGTCGGTGAAGTCTTCATCAACAATACCAAATCCAAAATCGTCATCTGCATCTGCATCCAACGGATCTGGTTGAATAGTGTACCGAACTTCTCTGGGTGCAGAAGAAGTATTTGTATCGGTGTACATATCGGTGATGACCTTTTTGATGGTCTTCGCATCGGTAATAGGACCGTATAGATATGTCTTTGCAGTAAACTGTAGTGTATAAATGATTGCTCTACGACTAGAGAAGTCTCCCTCATACTCATCCTCATAGTCAACACTAGTCAAAGTAACAGGAACATCCTTAATTTCATTTACATCAGGAAGTAACTTAACGGTTAGATTGAAATGAGGTTGGAAGAATGGTAAAATTTGTTCTAAAATTTGCAATCCATCTTCTTGATTTTTAGAGATAATTGCTAATTCAAATGATAAGTTATAAGGAACGGGCATATACACGTTCTTATTTTCGTCAGTATCCTTTGCAAATTTAATCTTCTGTGTAGGTGATACCTTCCTACTAGAATCATATTGAATACCATTAATCTCAAAAGAGATTCTAGGAACAGTAATCTGAACTCTCTTGTTTGTAGGGTCTGGATTTTGATCAAGACGTGCTAAAAACTTTTGCTTTGGACCATATGCCAAAGGAACTTTCATCACTTCAGTCGAACGACGAAGTTCGATATTATTGAACAGCGTACCAAACGCTACAATAGTTTTTCTGAAAACTTCGTGATATGAATATGTACCTAACATCAGATTGTAGTATCAGTAGTGGAACCAATGGTGCCGAAGGGATTCCCCTCAGTGAAATCTATAATATCGTCATCAGCAGTTTCAAAACTATAGTTCTGGTCGATGCTATCAGCGGTATTAGTATTATTTAGAGTGTTAAAGGATTCAGGACTCCAAAGAGCATTAGATGTCAATCCCTTAATTGTTTCTGAAGTATTGAAGGTTCCTGTTCTATTGATGACTTGGAGTTCTCTTGAAGAACTATTCCAGGACTTGACTTCTGCTCTGGAGTCTTTTGGAGAGTAATCAATAGTAACAGTTGGGGCACTAGTGTAGCCAGTACCACCGCTTGAAACAGTGATACCAGTAACAATCCCTGTAGACGAAACCACCGCTGTTCCTGTCGCTCCACTTCCACCACCTCCTGTAATAGTAACTGTAGGTGGCAATGCTGATTTATAATGCTCACCACCATCAGTGATTGTAAAGGAACTTACTGCGTCCCCAGTGATTGCTGCTGTTGCTGAAGCAAGATATAGATCACCGACAATTTCTTCACCAACTGTGAAGTCTCCCGAACCGCCAGCATCCATAACCAACTTAATGGAATTAGCAAAGGCAGTTTCGATAGCATCAATCTCGGCAACGCCAGTATCAATTTTTTCGTCGCTGTATTCAAACAGTTCGCACTGACATTCCCAAACATAACCCTTACCTAACTGATAGAAAGGTCTTTCTGCTTCTACAAACTTAATCTCAAACAAATGTTTTGTTGTTGGAAACCAAATAAGGTCACCCTCATTAGGACGACCCTCCACATTTAATGCTGCATTATCATCTACCTTCTCAGTAAATTTAGTTCTAGAGAAGATAAAGGTTGTCTTATCTTCAATACGAACACCAAACTTACTTAAAAGTTCTCCTTGACCTTCCCACCCATCTACATTATTAACATATGCTCTGATAGAAAGTGCTTGTGTGAAATTACTACTTTCTACTTCTTGAAAGATCGTGTCTTTATTTACGTATGTTCTGGGTAGATAATAGATATCTTGACCATAGAGTTCAATACTCTCGATGATCAGATTTCCCATAAACATTTGTTCCTGGGAAGAACCATTTAGATTTAGTCGGCAACTACTAGTGTAGTCCGACTGAATGCAATTTTCTGGGGGATCGTTTCTATAAGTCATATCAACCGATTAAATCCATTGGAGGGAGTTCGTAAGTCTTGCGAATATCTGCTTCAAGATCTTTCTTGAACTGACTCGCATCTTCGAGAATCTGGCGACCATTCAGAGTCACACCACCAAGCATTTGAATTCCATCATACTTACTGAGGTTGCGACCCCATTGCTGTTGGAATAATGATTCTACATAATCTTTCAACCAGGCATCATTGTACATTGCAGTGTATGTATCAGGGTCTTGACGCATCAAAACTTCTACCACAATTTGATTGCCTGCTTGTAAATTTGCCCAATCAAAATCTAAATACAATCTTCCTTGATATTCATTATATCTAACTCTACGATTTCTATCTGAGTTTGTGACCCAATCAAGAGTCTCAAGATATTGTGAAGTCATAAAGTAATGTAGGATATGTCCATGCGTCATTGCATAGATATCATTCAAGAAAATCTGATACTTAATATTAAAAATATTACCAGGAGTTACACTAGAAGCACCAATCTGACTATAGACATGATTGACTGCCAAGACTCCAGGGGGAAGTGATACATATTCATTTCCTTCTGTCCAATCAGTAGAACCTAAAGCACTACCAGTTTTAGCCGCAGTTTTAATCGCATCGGTTACTTCAATTTTGATGAATGCTTTGTAACTGCCGTTATATGCAAACTCTTGATAGTAATCGATTGCTTCTTCGATTAGGTCATCCAACTGCTCATCACATACATTGATATCAATAGCAGGAAAACCTAATCTACGAAGAGCGTAGTTTTTTAACTCTGTTTTAGAAGCGGGTCTTGTAGCGGTCATTTGTTATCAGGCGAATGAAGTGATTGTTAATGTAGAAACATCTCCAGCAGATACTGTCTCAGTCTTCTTAAAGAATCCGTCAACAGTGTCAACAGTAACTGAACTTGCACCAACAGCAGTGATAACACCTGTGGTGCCTGATGTACTGCCTGTGACAGTATCTCCAACTGCCATCTCAGTAACAGCAGAGACATCGATAGTAGCGTCTCCGCCACCACCTGTGATTGTAATAGTCTCACCAACAACATAACCAGAACCATCACCATTGATAGCAACTGCAGTGATAGCACCACCAGATGCAGTGATATCTACTGTTAATCCAGTGCCACTACCGCTTGAGGTGGTAGCGACTCCAGTAGCAGTGTTATACAATGTGCCACCAGCAAGAGAAGCATTGTTAAGCGCAGTCACGTCACCAGGGGTAGGATCACCAGACAGATTCAAGACAAGAGTTGTAGTAGTTGCAAGATTGTTGAGCATTGCTGTGAGTTGAGCAAATGCATTATCAAGTTTATCTTGAACTCTTGCTTCAGTGTAGTACTGGTTAGTTCCTTCAGAAAGATCAGAAGTAGACTTCTCTGAAAGATCGAGGTTACTACCTGTAGCAGCAGCAACTCTTAAGTTAGCGCGAGTATCTGCACGAGTATTAGTGAAGTACAGATTTGTGGAACCTTCAGTTACATCATCAGTATCTTTACTTGCAAGACTTGTATCAAATCGTGCTTCTGTGTAGAAGATGTTAGTAGAACCTTCTGTTACATTGTCGGTATTAATGTCTGCCTGAGTGACGCTCAGAGCACCTGCACCGCTAAGTTCAATACCTGTACCATATGTGAAGTGTGTACGGGTCCTAGCAGCGGTTGTAAAGAGGTTTGTGGAACCTTCTGTTACATTGTCGGTATCGATGTCTACCTGCGTTACAGTAAGCGTATAGGTGCCTGCTGCGTCATTGTATGCTTTGGTGATACCTGTGCCAGCAACAATAAGAGCATTAACTCTATCATCGACACGCTCATTCGTGAAATATAGATTAGATCCTTCGGAGAGATCTCCAGTATCGTGATTGCTAATATCAGATACTTGACCAGTGACATTACCAACTAATGCTGCAGTAATAATTCCAGCAGCAAAGTCGCCAGATGCGTCACGAAGAACAAGGTTGTTTGCTGAGTTGCTTGCTGTAGAAGCAACGTTAATGGTTGGGTTACCAGCAACACCATCAGCATTCGTCAGTGTAATACCAGAAGATGCTGTGACAGCGAGTGTACGCTGAGCATATGTGTTAGCAGCAGTCCTGGAAACAAAACCAGTTCCTGCCATAGCGGCGAGTGCAGTAATGTCTGCGTCAACATATGTCGTAGTGATTGTAATATCACCAGCACCATTAAACTCAGCATCACCAGCAACAACACCAGCAACTGCAATATTTCTTGCTGTTTTGAGTGTATCAGCAGTAAGAGCATTACCTTGAATACCAGCAGCAGCACCTACACCAGAAGCAACTGTGATGATATTTGCAGCAAAGTCTCCACTACCGTCACGAGCAACAACAGTAGTTGCAGTTGCCGCAGAAGCAGTTGTCATGCTGTCCAGAAGGTCAGCATTGAGGTTGTTAATCTTAGTCGTGTTAGGAATGACTAGAGCAGCACCAGAAGCAACCTGGGAGATGATTTGACCATCTACAGTCAGAGTGCCGTCAATGTTGGCGTTAGCATCAACATCGAGTGCAGTGCCAGCACCAGTAAGATTCAAACTACCAGCACGAAGGTTGCCGTCAGTACCTGAAAGAACTTCTGATGAATTGGTTGCGTCTACTACGAATGCGAATTGGTTGGCGGATCTATCGTATCCGAAGAAACCAACTTTCGCAGAGCTGTCGTAATAACGGAACTCAACACCACGGTCCTTACCGTCGTTAGTTGTCGGTGCTGTGTCACCACCCACAGTAATAATAGGGTCATCGAGAGTTGTGACCGTAGAATTAACAGTAGTCGTTGTTCCATTAACAGTAAGGTTTCCAGTAACAGTAAGGTTAGACTCGGCAGTTACGTCACCGCCAACATCCAGGGTTCCACGAATATCAGTATTGCCATTGTCCGTATCTACTGTGAACTTATTAACAGAACCAGCAGTCTGGATTGCAAAGGTCTTATTGTCTGCAGTAATAGTAACATTATCATGCGTTACTAAAGCACCAGAAATGTCTGCACTATTATTAAGATCAAGAGTACCAGTCAGTTCAGTGTTGCCATAGACTCTTGCAGCACCACCAACAGCGAGGTTTCTTTGGACAGCAGCACCACCAGTAAGTCTTAGAGCACCATCAGCACCATAACTACCTGTCAGAGTTTGCTCGGTGTTGTTAGTAAGTGTGACAATACCAGATGCACCCAAGGTGTCATTAATCTGAGTTGCATCACCAACGGTCAGTGTGCCAATGATGTTTGTGTTGCCATTGTCTGCATCAACACCAAACTTCTCTACAGCAGATCCATTTCTGATGGAGAAGACTTCATTAGAAGCATCAACAATCAGAGAATCGTTAATAGTTGTCTGACCTTGAACAACTAATGTACCGTCAGTTGCGATGTTACCTGATGCAGAAGCAACAGTCATCTTATCCGTGCTACCACTTCTAACAGCGAAGTTGGCATCAATATCAACAGTACCGTTAAACTCAGAGTTGCCTTGGACTAACAGTGTCTGATCGAATGTAACAGCATTGCTAACATCCAGAGTATTTGTAATCTCAGTTGCACCATTAACATCCAGAGTGCCATCGATATAGGTGTTACCAGTTACATTATCAACGAAGAATCTATCCGTTGTACCGTCTCTAACAGCAAAGTCTGCATCAACATCCAGAGTGCCATTGAAGTTTACGTTATCTTCAACCAGAAGAGTGCCTTCAATTGTTGTATCACCAGTTGCACCGATAACAATGAACTTCTCAGTATCACCACTTTCTTTTTTACCAACAGAGAATCTTTCGCCAGTTCCAGTAGCACCAACATACAGGGATTTCATAATACCTGCACCACCGTGTGCTTTTAGGGTGGAGAAGTTGTGAGATGCATAAGAAGGAGATGCCTGATAAGTGTCACCGAAACGACCTCTGTATCTAACTCTCAACCAGTTAAGTCTAGATTCAGTCTCTGTCGCACTATCCTTAACTTCAATAGCGCCGTTAACATGGAGTGTGCCATCGATTAGAGCAGATCCTGCAACATATGCACCACCATCAACTTTCAGAGATCCATAGTCATTAGACTGAATCTCCCATATACCAGTGCTGCCATTCTTAGCAGTGGTGATATCGTTAGTGCTTTCGGAGTGAATGTTACCAGCGATTGCAACATCGCCGTTAGCATCAATATTATTAGAGAATGTTGCAACATCTGTGACACCTAATGTGCCAGCAATAGTTGTGTTGCCTGAGGCAGCAACAACATTAAACTTATCGGTATTGACATTGAGGTTTCCAGTTACATCCAGAATACCAGCAAGAGATCCGTTACCAGTTGTAGATTGGAATTCAATCTTGGTTGTGCCACTACCATTGTTTAGTTGCAGTGTCTTAGAAGCACCTTGGATGACCATGTTGTCATCAAAGCGAGAGGTGTTATGAACACGCAATGTGCTGTCAATATCAACCAGACCGCCGATGTTTACATCTTGAGTAATACCAACACCACCAGCAACTACCAAGTCGCCAGTTGTATTAGTAGTTGAGTTAGTGCCTGTTGTAAGTTTTACGTTACCTGCAATGATACCAGAGTCAGTACCAGTAAAGACTTCAGCAGTATTTGTAGCAGCATGAAGGAAACGATATCCACCGCCATGACCACCCAAATCAGTGTAATTAGTATCCCAACCGTAGAAACCTAAGCGTGCTTCGGTATCATAATAGTTGAATTCAATACCACGATCCAGATTGTCATCAGTTGTAGGAACAGTATCACCACCAAGTAGAATAGTGACATCATCTACACTCAGTTGTGTTGAATTAACTGTGGTAGTTGTACCATCAATCTGAAGGTTACCGAAGATGCGAACCAACCCAGTAGCGGCACGATCATCGCCAGGGTCAAGATTCATCGTCGCATTCGATGTTGCGATGTAGTTATCTTGGAATCTTGCATCTTCGACCCAAACTTTACCAGTTGCTTCAGTTGCCTTGATATCAACTATGTCGTCTCCAGTGATAACAACATATGCAGTACCAGCACCAGCATTGGTTGAGGTGATATTGAGGAATCTAGCAGTTGAAGCGTCTTGAGTTAACTGGAAGGTAAGGTTACCATCCCCAGTCTTATCCAATGTCTGAGCAACAGTGCCGTCAAGAGTAATGTCAGGGTCAGAGAAATACGACCGTACATTAACATCAAGTTCGCCAGCTCCGCTGTCCCCCGTATTATTAGCGCCAACAAGTAGATTACCGCTCGTATCATTAACTTTAAGATAGTTAAGATAATTGAATCCTCTGTATCCAGTGGTTGCAGTAAGTTCTTGATCAAGTTCAAAATCTTCTTTTGTATTTCCATCAGCAAAAGAAACTCTATTATTCTGTAGTTGTGTATTATCAACACCAACAGCAGCAATAGTTACATGTCCGTTGCTGTCAACATCAAAATCTTCTTGTGCAAAAGAAGCAAGTCCTTTCTGTTCTACTGCTGCTGCACCGAGATATCTCCATCCGCCAGTATCAGAAGTATCAGTATGAGTTGGAGCACCACCACCTGAAGCAATTGCTGTGATTGATTGATATACTCTACTGCTATCTTCAATAATCTGGTATCTAGCATATGTTGTACCTGCTGCATATGCCGCATACTTACTACCCTCGGTAGCAGTAGCAATAGGTACATTCGTTACGGTTGTTAAACGCCCTTTATCGTCAACAGAGAACTTAGAAGCATTAACAGTCTCTGTACCAAAAGGTTCTCCACCACTACCAGCTTGAGATACTGAAGTGAGAGATTCTGTATTATAATCTCCAGGAACAACGTTTGATTGAACCGACAGTGAGATAAGAGGATTACCACTAATACCACCACCGTCAGTAATAACAATCTGACCAGCAGCACCAGTAATAAGTCTGGTCTCAACAACACCTGCTGCAGTTTTTGAATATAAACCAGTACCAGTTTCGTCTGAGATTGCTTCTAAGTTTGCATTCCAAGGTTGTGCTAAAGTTGTATCACTAGTTGCAGAACCATCAAGACCATAATCCGTAAGATTTAGTTGAGCAGGAGTTCTAGCATTTATAACTCTACCCTTCTGGTCAACAGTAACTTCAGTAAATGTTCTAGTAGTAGTACTTAAACCACCTTCCAAGTAATGAGGAAGAGTATTGATCAGTGATAAAGAAGTACTTAAGTTTAAGTTTTGGGAACCATCAAAGTTGCCAGTTGCTGTTACATCACTAGATAACTGAATCTGTCTAGTCTGTTCAAGTCTAGTTGATGTTGAAGCATTACCAATAAGAGTTGACGTGATAGTACCCGCAGAAAAACTTCCATCTGCGTCTCTTTGTACAAGAGTATTTGGAGTATTAGTGTTGGACTCTACAGGGCGCTCATATCTTAGCGTGTTCCATGCCGTTGCACCATCACCGATTTTGAACCGACCAGTATCGAGTTCAATTCCAAGTTCACCCTGTGCAAGAGTTGGATTCGCGTTTGCCCATTCCTGAGCACCACCGCGTCTTAACTGTATTCTATTTGCCATTTTTTACGACAACTCGATAGTGATTATGCTTCCAAGTTATTTATGCGTAATAGAAAAGGGGCATTTCTGCCCCCATTGTATCACTCTTCAGTTTCTTCTTCTTCTGGAGGTTGGGAAGCGGTTTCTTCCTCCTGAGGGTTATAATATTCAAGTGCCTCAATAGCACCCTGAAGTTTCAGTCCCGTTGTTTCATTTTCTTTAATTTTAGCAGCAAGTTGCTGATTCTCAGTAATGATTGCTTGAAGACGCTCTTTAAATTGAGAGAGCATGTCAACCTGAGGAACTTGTTCAATCGTCATAATTTGTTCTCTTTACTTTGGACTAACGTTAGTAAAAGTGATTTGATATCACTCAGATCCGATTTTAACTCAGAAACTTCGTTTTGTAAAGTGGTGAACTCTTCCTGCTTCATCTTATCTGCTTTATATGCTGCCATATATTTCTGATATGTATCAGAATCAGAACACAGTACAGAACCCGTTTCCGAGTTTCTGTACCAGTTATCTTTATTTTTTACAGGAATGTGTGACATTATACAGCAAGAGCAATTGCTCTCAAATCTTTGATTATAGGAACCAAGGATTGGTTTGGAGATACAAACAGTACCTTGATTTGATACTGATCGAAGTTCAGACCACTTACCTCGTACTCATATTCACTGAAAATTTGAGTCTCCGATGTAACTGGTATGTTGGAACCTTCTGCGGGGAAGAAGTTAAATCCTAATTCTTCAATAGGAGTTGTAGAACCAATCGGTCGTACTCTATATAGGACCTTAATCGTTGTGTTAGGAGGACGGTATCCTGTAAAATACAATTTGATAGAACCTGAAGGATTCTTCAAATCAGCAGTTCTTGTAATGTAAACTGCCTCATGCTTATCACCAACGGCAAGGTTTGCACTGTTGACATCGGCAGGATTATTAATCCTATTAGATACCAATGTGGCAGATAATCTATCAGTATCAATGACAGGACTGATGTTAGTCTTTTCACTAATCATCGTTAGGTCTAGTCTGAATGACTTAGCGCCACTCAGTTCTGCAGATTCATTGACTGTAGAACAAATCAATGCAGGTTTTTCGAGATAGTTATCTGTTCCTAAGATAACATCATTGAATACCCCATCGTTAGCAAATGATGCTTGTGCCAGAGACGTGCCATCATTGATTGATGTACCACTGATCGTATTAATTCGAGCAGTAATATCTGTCTTAGGTAGCAACATTCTCTCAATCTGAGGAACGAGAACATTATATTGAACATTTTGTGTAGCAGTAATATTAGTACCACCACCAATAATACCCAATCTAGCAATAGACGAGGTGCTCAATTCATAGTAATCAAGAGTAGGATTCAAGATTCCTGTATGAGTCTTATTAAGTTGAGGTAGTGGAATACCATCTAAGTTATAGCATTCAACAACTGATTCATCTGCATGAGATACAGCAGTCGTACCATCAACACCTCTTTCGTATACAGTAATAGTTTTATTATCACCGCTGATTGCACTATAAGAAATAATCTCATCGCCAATCTTAATAAATCCAACATTACTTACAGAAACTGCAAGACCGTTAATAACTTTATGGAATGCTGTAGCATCCGATACCGAAATACTAACATCAGATGCAGAAAGTGATGCGGTTAATGAAGTATCACTAACCTCAGAAACTATACCGCTAATAACTACATTGTTAGAACTGCTATGCATACAGTGATTACTGTGATAAACACGAACCTTTCTTTGTGCAGTGCTATAAGTAGGTGTTGCACTAACGAACGAATCGCTAACTGCAGAAGCTTCAACAGCATCTCCACTGTAAACAATTGAACTAACTGTTGCTGTGATAGAAGAAGTTCCACCAGAGATAGTCTCTGTGGTAGGAGTAAAGTCAGTAGATACATAACGAAGTGTCAATGTATTGGTTCCTGAGTTCCAAGTTACAACTTCTGCAGTTGGTGCATCAGCACTATTACCAGTAATAGTTTCACCAGGAGTAAAGTCTCCTGTGGGAGTACTAACAACCATAGTTGCTAGTGTCTTAGATGAAACTACACGGTTAGAAATGGATCCACCAGTGTTAGAACCTGCTGCCCAAGTACCATTAATATCATTGATTGTCAATAGAACTCCAGCAACAGTAGTTGTTACAGCGGAGATAGTACCTTCTGCTAAAGTCGTTTTCTGGTAGATACGAGATCCAACGGTATAAGGTAATGTAGTTGAGTTTAATGTCAGAACTAACTCAGGAGTGAATGTTTGAATAGCATCTCTGCGAAGATTCAACTCACCACCATTACCTCTTGCTAATGCTGAATTATTAACAACCAATCTACTGTTCAATGTATTGGTGAAGTCTGCACGGTTAACGATAAACTTGAGATCTTCATACTGGTCAGCAGTCCATGTAGATGCGTTCTGTGATTTGAATAGAACACCAGCATATGGTTGCTCAGAAATTGTTCTGTCTCCAGTAATATCTTGCTCACCCATTCTAGAGATCCAGATCTGATAAGAGTTGGAGTCTGATAGGAGAACAAAACAATGTTCAACTGACTGAGGAATGAATACTGGTGCATCAAACGTAAACTTAGTAGGAACAGCAGCAGTTTCTGATAACTGAACAGTATCAGGTTCAAGGGTTACATCGGAGAATGGCAGAATGGTTGTTGTTGGATAACCATTTTCCATAGTTCTGATTTGCATCGAAACAGGAATATTGTCATCTTTCTTGAAGAAATATACATCAATAGAAGTCAGGAATACACCATCAGTTTCATCAACAATGAATGATTGTGCCAGAGGGTCATACCAACCAATCTGTCTAATCTCAGTTCTAGTAGAACGAACTGTTCTATTCTGAGTTACAGTATCACGAACAACTTCAGCATTACGAACAGCAAGAACATTTTCTTGGATAGTGTTCAAAGTACCAGATGCTTCATAATTAGTTTCAGCAGCAGATGCAACAGCACCCCCAAGACGTGAATCGGTGTCAGATGTAGACAATCTCAATGTTCTAGTACCAGTTGCCCATCTAGGATTGGTGTCAAGAGATGGAGACGGAATAAAGAATGAAGATCTGAGTTTACCGAAACGATCTGAAATTAAACGACGGTCTCTTACAACTGCTGTTGCACCAGAAGTACCAACTAGAACTTCCTGAACTTGGAAGTTACCATAGTAATCACCAGTTGCCTGCTTCGATAGTTCAACAGTATCGATATTCAGGAATGCTGTTGTAGATGCATAAGACTCAGGAAGTACACTGTCATCATATGGATTGAATCTATAGAAGTCATTTGGTGCAGCAACTTTAAACTTACATCCAGAGGTCAAACCTGTTACAGTTTCACCGATAACGAATGGTGTTGAGTTTGTTCTGGTATCAATCGATGGATCCTTAATGATTTCAATCATTTTAGGAATTTGATAATCGACTGTAGATCTACCATCAAAGAATGAATAGAAACGAGTTCTTGGCTTTAAACGAGCAACATCAACGTCAATGTTTCTAGAACGAATCCAAGGAATACTAGTACTAGAAAGAATACTATCACCTAAGGATTGTCTGTCAATTCTAGGAATAACTCTACTTCTTACACCCTGACGAGTTTGTGAACCTGTCGTTTCAAGTGTTGTTGTTCTATTAATACGACGCATACCACGACCACCCCAGACACCAGGGTTAGGTGATCTACCTCTATCTTGTGCCAACCATCCGCTGTTTCTGGTAGTTCTAGAACCAAGAGTTCTTTCACCAGTCCAATTAGTTTGCCATGCTCTCCATTGAATAGGAGCAAAACCATTCTGGTCAACATTCAGTTCAGAAGAAACTTGTTGGAAATCTCCTTCAATTTGTGTGACTCTTGCAGGAACTCTGGAAGTATCCAACCAATCATCAGAACCAGGAGTTAATGTAATACGTCCAATATATGTGAAGACATTAAATGGGTTGATATTTTCAACTCTAGATGCATATGGTTGCTCAATAATCTTGAGTTCAGTGTAAGGTAATGTAATTAGAGGACCAGTCTGCTGATAATTTGTTGATAGACTCTCATTAATAATTAAAGGTACATTGGTTGTGTAGTGCGCTGGACGACATTCTCCAAACTCAAAATCAAGTGCTGCTGAGAAATCTTCATGAGCAGTATCAGATTTGCCGTGATCACTAAAGTCGTCAACAATAAATCCATTCTTTAAACGATTCTTTCCACTAGAATCCAAAATCTGACTATTAAAAGTATCACTTTCAAGTAGATTGAGTGATGTGTAATATTCAACTTGATCTAGACGACGCTCAATAGCACCGATATCACGCATTGTATAGCGTCTGTTATCGGAACGAACAATTACAGTGTCATTTTCAGGATCAAAACCATATGGTTTGTGACTAATAGTAGCAAGAAGCATACCATCTTTCAAATCATCGGGTTCTTCTGGAGTATCCGAAGACTTACCTTTGATAATCTGGAACTCACCATCTGGTGTGATGAATGCTTTATCCTTTCTAGGCAGATACCAATTAAAGTCACAGCGGAAATTGCTGTTCAACTTAGGAATATCAAAAACAGTTGCGTTCGGAGTGCCTGAGATATTAAAGACTCGTGACTTGAAGTCGAATGTAGAGCAGTTTACGTATGCTGGAGATGATACAGTACCAGTTCCACTATACAAATTCTTTACACCTGGACGGAAATCTAGGTAATCTGCGAGGAATTTGAACTTGAAGAAGGGAATATCAGTATAATCAGTATTCAGATATGACTGTCCACTAAAATAATCACCAGTTGAAGAATGTGTATAGTAGTCAAGAACAAGTTTCAGTTTTCTGATAGGGGCAATAGTGCCTTTCTTACGAATTACTCTTGAGATATTATAGATAAATCCAGTCTGTGCAACTTCTAGGAAGTAATTATCGGTTACCACTTTAGAACCAGCTACAACAGAACCTTCGCTGTCATTGATGATAGCAGAAATTGCTGCTCCAGTACTGTCAAAACCATCTACAGTTTCGCCAGGTAATAAGGATCCAGTAATATAAACCAAACTAAGTTTTAAACTACCTGATGCAAAATCGACAACCTTTGCTCTTGCTTTGGATGTTCTACCAGTTACAATAGTGCCATTGGCAAAGAATACAGGTTCAACTAAAACTACTGATGGAATGACAGGATCGTTATCATCATTAGACTCATATACGGCATGTAATCTATAACTATCTGTCAGACCGAGTGATAATTCCCTATCTTCGATTCTAGTACCATAAAGGTTAGAATAAGTTAAACTATAATTTTGCTTATCTAAATTAGCAATAGTGTTTGTTACTTTTAAAACAAACATCTCATTGCCAGATTTAGTTTTTCTGACAGTTACATTCTTAGAAATCGTAGCAGTTACTTTAACTGATGTGATATTTGTAAGATTTTCAATCTGCAGAGTAGTTCTATCTGCTGATGTGAATGAGATATAACCAAGAGCACTAGTAGTAACAGTATCTAGTGTGATTTGATCTCCAACAGGATGAGTGGAATTTGTACCTGCTAATACAGTTACAGTATATGTTTGATCAGTAATACTTTCAAACTGCTCATTCTCTGGTAATGTGATTGAGATTGAATCTGAAGAAACTGTTTGAGCATCAAAAGTTCTTCTAACGATCATAGATTCGTCAGAGATACTCTTAATATACTTCTTAGGCATATCACTAAGAAGATCTGCATTAGCAACATCAAATAATTGAGTTCTATATCTAAGTAAAGTATTATAAGTTCCTGCACTAGGGAAGTTGCTGCTAGGAGGAGTTACATTAACAGTCTGAGATGCATAATTGAAGATTGATGCGACACCTCCAGTAGCAAGATTGCCAGGAGTAACTAGATCAACAGTTACAAATTCAGTACTATTAAAGAAGATTTTGTCTCCAGGACGAAGATCCAGAGCAAAGTTTGACTGAAGACCTGTGATAGTTTCAGATCCACCAGTTGCATCATAAGTGAAAGTACTACCTTCCACCAATTGAACATCTTCAAGAACTACATCAGCAGTAAATTCAATAGCAAGAGTTGATTCATCTCTTGCAACAAACTGACGTGTATCAGAATACTGATAAGTATGGATATGATTGATAGTATCAAGGAATGATCCATCAAGCAGAAGCATTTCATTCTGTAGGAATGTTCCTTCTACTTGATATACATCAACTCTATCACTAGAAGTTGTGGCAGATACAATATATGCTCTAGCACCAGAAGTTCCACCAACTACCAAAGAACCCTGAGGGATACTCTTAGCACTAGCGAGTTCTAATACAGTGAACATCTGAACATCCATGATATTCAGTTTGTACTGATCATCAGTGTTACCGAAGGTGTTATCAGGATCGGCAAGATGCTCGATTGATGTGACTCTGGCATATCCAATCAAATCTCCTGCAGCAGAACCTGCAGAAGAAGTGGCAACATCTCTCAGTTCTACAGTGTGATACGCATTAGTAATAGTGGAACCCGATGTATTAGGGAATCCAAAGATGTTATTAACATTGCTATAGTTACCCATTTCAAATGGGACAATAACATTTTGTGCATCTAAAGTTTCACGAGGTTTATCTAAATCTACATACGATGGAGAAAGACGTTTAACTCTATAACCTCTAATGTATGCAACACCAGCACCAAATTCAACAGCATACTTATCATCAGAGGTAACAGTTCCATTGGAAGTTGTCATCCCTGCAGGATATACACCATTATTGAATCCATCGTCAAGACTTTCTCTGACAGTGATTTCAAAATCTTTTACAACATAGTTGCCAGATTCTTCATAAGTCCTTAATGCAAGACCCTTTTCTAATTCATTTAATGCAGTTCTATCAACTAACTTCTCTACCTTAGAGTTGTTGATACGAAGGAGTTCGATAAAGTTCTTATCGGCATCATCAGTTAGAAGTTTCTTGATTAATGTTGTCTTGATTCTAAATCTATGAGAACCAGGAGCAGCATAGTTAGATGTTCCAGCAGCGTTATCGTTAAGACTAAGGTCGTCTTCTGGGGTAACAATCGATTCTTGAATGTTGAGACCGATACGATAGGAGGGGTTACTTCCATACTGGTCAAGAAGGATATACTGATAATCTACATCGACAAAGAAACCTCTGATGAAGTACACACCTTGCTGTACATACGAAACAGAACCTTGCTGTAGTGCATCTGTAGGCAGTAACTGAGCGAAGGGAGAACCCACCTCAATTAGAGTTGTGCCGAAAGTAATTTCTGTATTTGTAACTAACTGTTCATTACTTGCAAACAGTTCAGTTGAATTATCAGTACCACCAGATTCAATATACTTTACATATAAGGTAATATATCCTTTATCAGATTCGGTAGAAGAGATGCTGTATAGAACTTTTGCCTTAACACCAGTTGACAGACCTTCAATAATCAATCCATTTAATTGAGACCTGTAAGACTCAACATCGGCACCAAGGAATGACTCCTGAAGCATGATAGCGTCAACTGTCAGGTCATAACCTACTTGACCTGGAATGACCATTGCGCCATCCTTGAACAGGTGAGAACCTACATTCTCAACCTGGTTTTGCAGAATGCTCTGCATCGTGGTAAGTTCTCTTGCCTGAATTGGAAAACCAGGACGAAATAGAACTCGATAAAAATTCTTATCTTTATCGAAATCGTCGTAATAGGGTGTAACGTTTAGATTGGTATTTTGTGCCATTAGAATTCGATTACGATTTTGATGTCTTCTACCTGGTCGTTTGCACGACTGATTGCCCGTCTATTATCTATGTAAACAACGTTACCGCTGTTTGACTTGATTTCGGGTTTTCCATATCCATTATTGAACTTCATGCCCAAATCATATTCCGTATTATTAATTGTTCTGGAAGATGAGTTGGGAACAGCAGGGAAGTTTACATCTGGTTGCCCAGCAGCACCAGAAGTTGCCCCACTAATAACATTAGAACCGTCAAGTTCGTTTTGCGTGCCTGTAACTTCAGGGAAAATACCATCAATTGAGTTCTGATAGTACTTCAATACTTTAGTAGTAGGATTCCATGAAATCACTCTGCCACGACCAGTGATACTTACACCACCAACAACTCTTGTTTGAGTAATAATTTCATCAGGAACATAGTTGCCTTGAAATGTTGGAGAGAAGATAACTGCTTTAGCAGCAGAAACTGTCAAATCAGAAATGAGTTCTTCAGTACCAAACTTTAGAGGATTGGTAACAAGACCAATACGACGGTAGTCGTTATCGATAGGGAAATCACCAGCACCTTCATCATAAGAAAGTTTGGCATTAACCATGACTCGGAAGGCACCAAGTTCTACAACAGAATCAGAACCATGCCCACCAGGAGGAGGCATGATAACATCAACAATACCGCTAGCACCAGTACCAATACCAGTGATAGAATCAATACTGAGTTTACCGAATGTATATCCAGTACCACCAGAAGTTACAGTAGCAGAAATAATTCTACCACCGTCAATAACAATAGAAACTCTACCGCCAGTACCATCGCCATTGATAGCGACATTATCATAAGTTCCGTTATTATATCCAGAACCTGCAGAACTGATGACTACTGTGTCAATTTCTCCAGCAACTGCATTGGTTTTTACCGCGTCATTTGTAAAGACGGGCATATAATCATTGGAGAAAAACTTAAGGACCGAGGCAACGGGAATCGTATACATGTACTTCCAACGATATCCATCACCTGTAGTGATGATACTAGTAGAAGAACCTGTAGGTTCAACTGTAGAGGGTTTGCCGTTAGGATCCGAGGGAGATGTTCCGTTATAGATTACCTTGTAAACTTGATATTGTGAGTTTACAACATAAAAATCTGAATCATAAAGTTTGGTAGCACCTGAGGAAGCAGTCTTGCTAGGAGAATAATCATGACGATACATGTCATAGGTGAAACCAAGTCCACCCGTAGTCTGCTCTGGAGAAACCCAGTCAATACGACGAACAACCTGAACCGTATCAGAAGCGAGGACGCGCTTCAGAGAGATCATGTCATCATAAGAACCAGAAAATTCCTGGAAGGAATCTACTGCTTGAGGAGGAGAATTTTCATTATCCCACGTTTGAGGACGACCAATGAACAGATACAAACGATCTCTCGTAGTACCTGCTACATCATCACTCTGAGTGGCATCGGGTCCTTCCAATGCCTTAATGAACTTTCTCGCTGAGAAAATCCTAAATTGATCAGTTAATAGAGCTGCCATTTCCTAAGGGATTATTGTCCTCTTGTTTATTTATGAAGGTTACGAGCGAACTAATGTCGAGTATTCAACAGATTTGATGCGGTAGGTTGCTCCACCATTACCAGTTATATTTTCTCCACCCAAAACTGCCTGAGCCGCTGCACCAGAACCAGTGGTATCACCACCAGTATTTGTAAATGTAATCGTTGGGTGTAGATTGTAACTATTGTCCACTGTTTGATCAATTCCGTAACCTCCATTTGTGATGGTTATGGAATCTACTCGGTCACCAGATGTTGACATTACAGCAGTACCAGTCGCTTGAATGTCGCCAGTACTTTCAATAACAATATTTGGAACTGCGGTATAGTTTGTTCCGTTATTTACAATAACCATATCAACAACTGTACTGTTACTTGAGAACTCATACAGATATCCATTTACACCAATATTGACATTATTTGTATTATAAGGAACAATATCCTTCAATACTAATTTTGATGTAGTAATATCCCAAGATACTACCGTTCCTTGAATACCTGAGATGGCACCAGTTACAATTTCATTTGTACTATAATTTTGACCATTTCCATTAGCAGAATCTAAAGTAAGTGTCAAAAGAATGGGGTGTTCAACACCATCACTCAATCCACCTGCAGCAGTAATTGTGGCATATTTGAATGGTATATCTGCGTCTTTGATATTATCTCCAACCTGAAGTAGTGTGGTATTTTGTCCACCTTGTGTTTCTTCGATACCATATAACGAATCATAAATGCCGCCATCTAGATTGATTTGACTTGCATAATCTGTAGCAGTATTAATTAAATCTGCAATACCATCTCCTAGGAATGTTCCTGGATTTAATGGATCTTCGTTCTCATCATTATCTTCAAATGCCTTATCTACAATTGATCCAATAGGTACTGTTAAAGTAGATATGTTACTGCCAACTGCATCAATAATTGTATGTGGAAGAACACCTGTTCCACTACTATTTGCAACACCAGCATCAAACTGAACAATAGCATCAGTCGTTGAAGGAATTCCAGCATCAATAAATGCAAGTTCGTCAACTTCAAAAGTAACTAAAAGTTCCCTGGTACTAGGATCCCAATCATATACTTTAGCAATCTTACTAGTAGCATTCTCAACCCTACGAATTACTCTATCACCAACATTAAACTGATAGTTGGAATCTCCATTAGCATCATTCTGCCCATCATCTAATATAACTCTTTGGTCATATTTAAAATTAACACCTCTAGTAATTCCAGTAAATCTACCTCTACTCTTGGAAGTATATGAAATAGTTTCCTTATCAATAATAAGAGAACCAGATCCTGGATATGCATCTGTAGAAGTAACATATACCGTAGTATCACTAGGTCCAAGTGCTTTAGCCAGACCTGTCAAGTAAATATCAGAAGAATTGAATGCCTGACGAGATCTAGTTTTACGCTTAAGATTTACAAGTCTAGTGAAGACAATATTTGGAGGAGATGTATATCCTTTGCCAGGATCAGTAATATCAATTCCAGTAATTGCACCTTGACTGATAACTGCTTTTGCCTTTGCGCCAAGTCCACCACCACCAGTCACAAGAATGTATGGTTCTGTCTGATAGAATTCGCCACCATCAACAATATTAATTGACGTGACTTTACCTAGAGTATCAATTGATGCTGCACCTTCAGCATCTTGTCCACCACCACCTTCAAAAATAAGGTTTGGTGGTGTTGCATAACTTCTACCTTCATTTAGCAATGATAAACCAGTAACAGTTTGAGTGACAGGAGTTGCTGTAGCACCACTTCCTTCACCTCCAAGAATAACTGCTTTTGCAGTACCAAAGAAGTTATCACCATTTCGAGTCATCTTAATATATGAAACGGTGCCATCATCATTAAGAACAACATCACCTTCTGCTTCCGTTGGGAACACTGCAACCTGCTCAGGAACAGCATCACCTTCAAATATAGGTGACCCATAGTACTGAGGACCAATCACATATGGATAAACTGGATTCCCACTACCATCTTCGGTCATAAAATATGCATAAGTACCGTTCGGATATTCGGGAGTAACAACATACTTACCGTTATATTCGTCAAGATTACCTACACCAGAATCATAGATATAATCCTGAGTCAAATCACCAAGAATATATCCTTCATTGACAAGACGAGATCCATAACCAGAATTTGAATATGAGAAAATATAAGCAACACGAGGTGCATTTACAGGAATAGTGATACGAATTTCTCTTGTCGTCGCACTAGAAAATCCTCCCAGATATGTGGCATATGGTGTTAGAACTCCATCCAAATAATATTCAACTGAACCTTCACCATCATATAGGTATGAAGTTGTTCCGATATCAAGTGAACTTCCTGTATTATGCCAACCATCTTCGGTCAAGGAGAACATCAAGAAGTTGCCATTAGCAGTATTGCTGGCATCATCTTGATTAAAGATATAAGTTTTTCCTCTTTTCAGATTCAGTAACTCTTGCTCTTGACCATCAAAATAAAATTTAGAATTTGAAACAGTAACAGCATACGTTATTGTACTAGCAGTTACAACCTCCTCTCTAGTACCAGGAAGTTCAGTAGTAGTTTTAAACCTATACGAACTAGTCATTCTGCCAGGGGTTCTGCCAGTAACATATCCAAATGGTCCGTAAATGGGATATCCATCAAAGGACATACCAAGAACTTTAGAGTGACCGTCTACATGCCTAGATCTATCAATAGTGCTTGGATCATTTGAATCAGTTTGATAGTAATCCTTGTAAAAGTAATTATTTTCATGCTCTTCTTCTTCCTCAATCTCGGGATCGAGATACATATATCCTTCATCACCTTCGTATCCCGACATATAACGGTGAAACTTGCAGTAATAATAGATACGATTATTCTCATCCTCATTCATAATGAATAAGGGTGTAAACTCGTTTTCATAATCAGTAGCAGGTGCAGCAGATGCACCTGTACTATTGTAATATAGAGTACCGCCGTTTAGTGTACCATCTTGAGTGGTACTAAGTTGCATTGGATGTCCTTGAAGATGGTGAGCGGACGGTTGATTTGATGGATCGGATTGATCCCAAATAATTAAGTAATTTCTTTGAACCTTAATACTTTCTGGGGAAAGGTAATAGACTCCAGGAATGAAATCACCAAACTCATGAGAATCAACACCAAAATCAATATAGAAGAGACCATTGGGGAATAGAACTGGATCACCAGCGACTCTAAATTGGAATCCAGTCGAACCTAGAATAAAATCAGTTGCTTCAAATGATCCTATAACCTGCCTTAAATAAATTCTAACAATTTGGTTCTGAGCATTCCTGACAATCTTTGCAATTTCTCCCGAAGCAGTTCCTCCTACTTCATTTATTGTCCTGCCTACTTCAATTGGATTTAAAGTTTCGTCTATGTTATCAACATAAAGCATGATATTGTCATACTCTACCTTAATATACCAAACGAACTGCTCTAAAGATCCCCACTGGAATACTCCATTAGCACTATTGAACTCATCAATTGTCTTACTAGTTTGATAATAATGAGTAGTGCCATCAAGAACTACATCATTTGCATTAGTTCCTTTAACATAATCATATTTTACAGTATCAATAGAAAAGTTTGTTGGGGCATTACCAGAAGTACCAAATTCTGGAGTATGCAACAAACCACCGTTTGCCAGAATTCCCAAAACCTTGTTATTTTGAAAAGTTCTATCTCCCTGAAAAGGGACATCTTTACCACCGCGATATACAAAAACTTGATCAAAAGATCTATCTACAATATTTCCAGAACCTCCAGGTTCTGACTCTTCAAATATCCAAGTAGGTTTGGGATGATTGTCAGACTCAATACGGAGTCTATCGTTTTTAACAGGAGGTGTACCTGAGGTCTGAAAGGTGCCTCTTGTTAATGCATTTGGATGGTCTTGCCAGATTCTATTGACGTCAAAAGAATCTAAAACATTTGGTGTTTCAGATGTAGGAACAATCTTAAGTCTTAAAGGATCATATCCGCTACCTCTTTCAAGAACACGGACATGGATAATTTTACCCGAATCAGCATCGATGATCGGATATAGTAATGCTTCTTGAGCGGGGGTGCCACAACCATCGATTGTTAATCTTGGAGGGTCGGTAGGATCATATCCAGTTCCACCACTAATTAATTCTACAGCGCGAACACCGAAAACTTCATCGAAGATCGGATTAATTATCGCTCCTGATCCAGGTACGGTTCTTGTCATTTATCAGTTTACGACGGTAAAGGTGCCATTCATCCCAGAGTGCAGAGTACATTGATAGTACAATGTATTAGGTGCATCATGAGGAATTGTCCAATAAAGAACGTTAGTTATACTTCCACTCTGACCAGTGGTATACGGTGTGCCTGTCAGTCCTTGAGTAGATTGAATCCTAAAGGGATGCCCACCACCTTCAACACTATTATCGAAGGCATATGTAAATCCTCTATGAACATAAACATTAGGATTTTGAGCAAGTCCATCAAATCCAGGTCCTGCTATTGTATAGTAACTGGAATTGTTTCCTGGAGGCGCTCCAAGTTCATACCAAATCATCGGACTACGAGTTGGTATCCAGTTAGAACCATTCCAATAGAGCATATCGCCCTGAGTAAGACCAGCAGTTTCAGTATCAGTTAATGCTGCCAGAGTAGTGGTAAGAGTACCACTAAAGTTTACCGTTACGGTATCGCCAGAAACTGCTGTAGTAATATTAGTACCACCAGCAATAGTAAGTGTATCTGCTTGACTGTTTGCTGTAGTAGTTCCTGAATCTGCATTAACAGTCTGGAAAACATTAATGGCACTTACACCTGCTTGATCATCTCCAGGAACCCAATTAGATCCATCCCACTTAAGAATTTGATTTGTTGTTGGTGCTGCTGTTGTAACATCAACATTACTCAAGTCATCAATACTTGAATACTCAGTAAGAAGTTTTGCTCTAACATCACCAAGACCACCCTCAGTGATATTGATGTTTACATAAGGATCATCAGTACCATCTACGGTAAAGAAATAACCAGGATAGGATGCTGCAGCAGGAGCAGCTGCTAAGGATGCATACTCATTCTTATATTTTACACTAGTAGGAATGTCAACAGTAGCACCAAATGTCGAAGTGACCGAGTTAGATGCTAGTGTAATTAGACCAGTTCCATTTGCAGCAATTGGAATATTGCCATCACTAGAGGAGATAATTGAGTTACCATTTACATCCAAAGCAGATGTAAGATTACTATAATCTGAAGGAAGAAAGGTAGATCCGTTATAACGAAGAACTTGCCCCGATATGGGGTTCAATGTATTAACAGTTAAACTTACCCCATTACCTAAAGCGGTATATAGTTCGTTAAAATTATCATTAATTTTATCACCACCAATACGGAGGGTATCCCCCGTATTGTCATTAGCAGAAGCTCCAAGGTTTAGTGCTTGTTTAGCCATTACTTACTACGTTTTTAGTTATTTATGCGATCTCTGGATCAACTAGTTCTTCACCATAATCTGCGAGATTTGGTGCGGTCCAATCATCGGGAACTTCACTCTCAATAACGATAACTGGATTTTGATATCCAGAACCATACTCGTTCATTTGAACCGTAGAGATGCCAACCAATGCGCGGATATTGCCATCGAAACCAGAGATAGAGTCGATTCTAACTGTAGGTCTGCTTGTGTAACCAGAACCTCCAGAAGTGACTTGGACAGTGTTAATAAATCCGCTCGTAAGTGCAGATTGCCCGATGGCACCTTGACCAAAGACTGACCCAAGATAATCGAAGGTGATGAGAGAGTTAGACGATTCAATAACCGCTACCTCACGATCTTCAGTTTCTCCCTCAATCTCGATGAAGTCTCCTGCTTCGATTGGTGGAACTACCTCAGCAGCATCAACGTCTGCTTCAGAACCAACATAAGAGAATGCGACAAATGTGGAATCTACGCGAGGAATTTCGGAGAAGATGATTCGTGAACCAACAATCTCAAAACCAACTCCAGGTTCCTGAACAACACCATTGAGAGAAACAATAATATTATTTTCGGGTCTAATCACAGTAGATTGAACACCTTCTGTAAGCGTGAGTGAATAGAATACTTCATTACGCTTGAGGTTGAATGACTGGCGTAAGGAATCAAATTCAAACGAGATATCATCCAACTGTCTCATCTTACCAATATAGAATCCAGTAAATGAGGACCCAAGTTCTGGTGCCTCAGCGAATTGAATTTGGTCGGAGAACGCTGTATATGCGTTAGTTGCTCCAGGAGGTTGAAGAATACCATTGACGAAAATCATCATGTGTCCTTCTGGATCGGGCAGATATGGAGTTCCATTTTCAATGGTGAGAGAGAAGTTAGTTTGTGTACCATCAAATCCTTTGGATGCTCTCTTCACGCGAGCTTTAAGATCTACGACATCCGTGATGACTGCTTTATAAGAAGAAGACCCGATAATAGCATCCTTGCTCGTAAATGCTCCTGCGATATCTGTAAGATATATTCTCTTACTCAATCCTGCTGCTCTGACGTCTTGGACGCGAGCAGATGCTGCACCATCAACCGTAACCTTTGTATTGATTGTGGCGAAACCTTGAGGGAAAATATCAACTCCATAATCTCCGATGTAGTCACCATTTTGGAACTCACCTTGAATCATGGTAATGTAGATATAGTTGTTATCTAGATCTACTTCAGTGATAACACCATATACACTGTTATCTTGAAGATTATTAACAACCTTATAGATCCTATTTCCAACAATGAATACATTTGAAGTTGAAATAACAGAGACACCCAATCTAATGTATCCATCAGACGCGATGCGATCACCAACCGATACCTGAAGACCAGAAACCTGAGATACATCAATGTACTTTCTAGACGATGCTGGATAGACTACTGAGTTTTTCTCAAAAGTCCCTACCAAACTCTCAGTGTCAACTGTCAGGAGACCTCCACTATTGGAAGTAACAGATGCTTCTGTTTTGATGAATGAAGTAGGTTCAGCAACTGCTCCAGAAGTATAACCAAGGAATTGAATATCCTCAACAAAGTCTCCCTGAAGATCGATGATATGAATGCGATCTTCGATGGCACTAATTTGTGCAGTTGTTGAGTTCTCCCCACCAACGATAAAGTCTGTAACCGCCCAAGGACCAGCAGTAACTTCAACATCGAGATACTTAAAGTTCTCATCCTCATAGAATCCGTAAACTACACCAGTGATACTAGGAGCACCCTGCTTAGCAACAGTTTCATTCATGGTGAATGGACCATCAGTAATATCTCCGTCTATACGGAATCTTCTGTAAACTTTAACGATCAGACCCTCGTTAGTAGTGAGATTAGCAAGTTCAGCATTTGAATCAGAACTCAATCCATAGAAATAATCAGAGGCATTTAGTCCTCCAGTAATTCCTACAGGAATATCTCTAACACCATAGTTTTTAGAACCGAAAGTTACAGCATTATATTGAGTGAGATTTGTATAGTATGAATCATTAATAAACTGATTCTTAATTGTACTAGTACCATAACGAATCAATCTAGCGATAGATTCATTGCTGTAGTTACCATCAGGAAGAGCAGCTGCTGATGTTGGATCCTGGTAGAACGAACCTACAACAGCAAGAGGAGAAGGGACAACAAGTTCATTAGAAATTGAAGCAATCATGTACTCAGTCAGAAGATCCAGTGCATATGTCTTAATGTTATATTCGGTATTTGAATAGAACAACTTGCCAGATCCAGCAGTATAAGGATCAAGGAAACCAGAGTTGAGTTTAATACCCCAAACATAGAAACCTTGATTTCCTGAAGCAGCGATAGCTGAACGATTATAGATAGCGAAGTCTCCTTGAAGATTGTCGATACCAAAACCGAAGGTGATAGTTGCATATACACGGAACCAATCACCACCAACAGGTGTTACTCCATATTCATTAAGAGTAATGCCAGGACTTGTAAACACTGTTCCTACGTCAACCTGACCTGTGGAAAGGTTGACATTGAAGTTAATATTCTTCGACTGATTATCCAAAGAAAGTTTAAAGTTGAGACTATCAAGTTCTGCTTTCTTAAAGAATGCCGACAATGTAAATGACTGCTGCTCATTAATACCACCAAATCCAGTATCGAATGTTTCAGTGCCACTATCAAATGTTACCGTTGAGTTATCAAAGGTTTCAAATGAAGTTAGGTTGAAATCTCTAGTTAGTGAGTGTACTCCAGTACCTGTGGCATAGAGTTTTTCAGCAGTTTGTGTTCCATCAGGAGCACTGGTAGCATTATTGTAATAACCTACTAAGTTAGAGGTATAATTAGATGCATTTAGATTTTCTGGATTAGTCCAGAGATTTGCACTGCTAACTTCTCCTGTGACTGGCGAACTGATTGCCCTTGCTTGAGCAAGAATCTCAACATTAGTGACACTGTTATACCAATCAAAGGAATTAGAAACGCCAGGGAAAGTACCAAATGGTGATATTGTAGCAGGAGCAGCATCACCATAAGCAGTTACAGAGACCGTGTTAGGTCCATTATCTTGAATAGTATTACCTTGACATAATAGAAGTTCAGTTTCAGTAACGTCTGCTGCAACAAATGGTCTTGTAGGAAGCGCGAACAGTTTTTCTCCAATTGCCGTAGTTCCTTTCGGATAAACAGCAACGCTAGACAATCTCCAGTCGGAAATGTTTCCAGCGGAATATTCAGTAGTAGTCGTACTCGAACCTACGAGGATTGCAGTAGAACCATAGTTAGTTGCTACAGTTCCACTACCTTGAAGAATACCGTCGATATAGATTGAAGTTTGGTTAGCACCCGTTCCTTCTCTTACGACAGCAACATGATACCATCTACCACCAGAAACATTGATAGTAGTGTTAGTGAGATTAACAAAGTTAGCACTACTTCCACCGTAGAAACCGATATTAGAAGAACCTGCTCCCACGAAGAATCCAAAGTCATTAGTGGTTGACCCAGATACGTAGAAGTTTGTATTTGTGTCAACACGACGGATCCATCCTTCAAGAGTAAAGTTGCTAGTTCCAAGTGCAATACCAGCAGTTTGCAAGTAGTCGCCAGTTCCATCAAATACTACAGATCCATATGGTGCAGCAATAGTTGCAGTTGCAGTACTACTTCCGCCCGTCAGAGTATTAGCAACTGCCCAAGCAGTAGATGAGAAAGTACCAACATACATTGACTGATTGTCTTTATCAAACTCAAGTACTTGAGCAGTGGTGCCATTACTAGATGTTACGGTTTCTCCTACTGTGAAGTCTCCAACAATGTTAGAAAGTGAGATTTCGTAAGCAACAATAGTATTTGCAGAACTTGTATCTGTTGTGATACTATCTGCTGCAATATTGTTTGCAGTTTCTTCAAGGAACGAATCATATATCCAAGAACCAGAACCAAACTGACTATCAATCTGTGCTCCAATTTCATCCTTATAGTACTTAAGATTGAAGTAGAAGTTCTTGACGGCATTTCTAACTGAATTACCTGAAGGCGCAAGACCCTTGGTAACAATATCAACTAGATCGCGAAGTCTCCAAACTGCTTGATCGATATCTGTAGGAATTTCAGTATCTCTATATGCAGTGTTATCACTGAAAATAGCAGAATATTGATTTCCCGTTACAGTTGCACCTGAATCATATAGAAGATTTCTTATTGCTTTTTCACCAAGTGTTCTAATCTGCTCAAAGGCAAATACTGTAGGAAGAAGTTCTTCTTCTACATGATTCAGTTCTCCATTAGCAGTTAAGTACAGATTCATGTTATCAACTGTACTGTTATTACCACCTGTCTGTAGGTCGGAGATGATTGCAGTAATCAGTAACTTAATATCACGCTCACACTTAGCAGTGTCATATGTGTATGCTACTTGATTTGAGTTATCGACTTGATATGTCAAATATGCTGCAGTAAGACCTGTAATTTCTTCTGCAATATATTCGCGGTTGAAGTACAGTCTGTCACCAGCAATATTGAAGTCTTCGCTAGTTGGAGCGATGATATCATTGATAGTGCTAACTAATGTATCGATAGCGGATTGGACATTTGCACAGTTGCCTGCGTCATTAGTAATACCCCAATCACCAACGATAATATTGTCAGTATTGTCATAAGTTAGATCGCCTGTAACTGCTTGCTTAGCGTAGAATCCAAGTCTCTCATGAGCATATACCGACTGCCATACTTGCAGACGAATATGTCTAAGTTCATCGTTTTCACCAATATAGAAGTTAGCAGCCTGAACAGTGAAGAAGTTTCCTCCATCGTAAATATCTTTCGCCATTCCTGATAAGATCAGACCTAAGTCAGTCTTACAGCGAAGAGTTCCATCGGTGCTGCCACCAGCAGCGTTTCTAGGCATATCAACAGCAAGATCTGGATACCTAGTGAGCATATCATGTGCTGCTTTATCAACAATAACTGCAGCATTTGAATTGATAAGATTTGAAGCATCACGGAATCTTCCACGAGCAGAAACGTCAATCCTATTGGTATATAAGATATCCGAAGCAGCACTATGATATGTGGTGGTAAACGGAACTTCGAGGAATGCATTTACAGTAGCGCCAACAAATTCATAATTGGTTTCTACCTTAGTGATAGTTGCCAAGTGATCTACAGGAGTACCAAGATCTGCTTGCTCAAGGGTATCTGTAAGGATATCCAGAAGGTTGCCAATCGTGGAATATACATCAGCACAATCACCTGTACTGTAATCAAGAACTGTAACCGCATTAGAAGATGCACTTACAAATGTATGACCATACTGCTGCTCAGTTGGAGATGCTCCGACATTGACAGTGAAAGTATCGGTTGTAACCGCAGTGATTGCAAGAACCTGATTATATGCTCTAGTATCACTCACACGAGGATGAACCAATTCTCTCTCATTACCATCACTGGCACATGTGAATGTCAATGACTCTGCAGCAATAGCGATTGTATTTGCTGTCGTTAATCCATGACCGCCTGATGTCATAACCATATCACCAGTAGCAGCATCATACGAAATTGCTGATGGTTGAATTGTGGTAAAGGATGATGTTGAAGAATCAGTAATTGTGGTATCAGTGATTTGTCTTACGCCATGACTGCCAGAAACAGACCAGAGAGTATTATTGATGATATATTGAAGAATATCTTTGACTTTATCGTAAGCCCAGACAGTTTCTGTAACTTCTGTATCAACATGACTAATTGTCACAGGATTAACAGTTCTATCAACATACAATGCCGAAGCATCCCAGATGTGACTATTACATCCGTTACGGAGATCCTCAATCAAAGCAGTAAGGATATCGCGAACATCATCTTCACAATTTACGTTACCACCAGGAATTACGAGTGATGGATACTGTTGAGTCAGTAAGTAAACTGCTTCCTTAGCAACGAATTCTTTATTAGATTCGATTAAGTTGGCAGCATCATAATATCGTTGTGACTTACCTGCGAATCCAGCAGGAAGATTTGTGGAATTTTCATTCCAGTTCTTGAGAATGGCATCGTTGTTGAAGTCTTCGTTGTCTGTAAACGACTCACCACCAGACCAATCCTCAATGTATGTTTGAGTGTCAGCACCTTCAAAGTGAAGTAGTAACTTAGTATTAGCATCACCCTGGAAGATTCCTGTAGGGGCAGTAAATGTCGTCTGATAGCGCGAAGTGTTAGATACTCTGAACTCATCGATATGACCAGCGAAACCGTCTCCAAAGGCATAGGAGGCACCTATGATGATTGGTTTAGTGGATCCGTAGTTGCCACCATCAGCAAAATCTCCACCATCCTGTGTTCCGTTAACAAATAACTTAGTTGTAGCAGCATTTCTTGAGATAGCGACATGATACCAAGTATCTACTTCAAGAGTTGCCGTTCCAGTGATTGTAGTAGAACCGTTAACTCTGTAGTTAAGATTTGTTCCTACAAGTAGCAGTTCTGAAGAAACTTCAGTGGCAGTCGCTCTAAAATCAAAGATTTGCTGAGTTCCTGTAACGCTTGAAGGACGAATCCAACATTCGATTGTAAATGCACCCGTACCAAAACCAAATTCAGTAGAAGTTGGGATAGACAGATAATCTCCAGTACCGTCAAGCAGTAGAGACGTCAATCCATAATGACTTTGATCGGTATCTAATTGAGCATTGTTCGCAAAAGTAACCTGATGGTAATCTTCGCCAGTAGAAAGAGTTCTACCTACTTTACCCAGATAGATTGTGGAAAGTGCTTGATTGTATCCAATAACCTCACCTTTAGTATCTTGAGTTCTAATGACTTGTCCGAGTTGGAAGAATCCAGACCCAACTCTACCATCAAAAGCAAGTTTCTTGGTGACCATATCCTCAGCAGAGTTGAAACTGCCTGTTACATTGCCATATCCAAGTTTGTAGTTGCGAATAACTTCGTTTTCTTGGAATGTACCTGTAGCATTGTCATAAGGGATAACTAAATTGCTAATAAACTCAGTTCCAGGGAACTTGGCATCAAAGTCTGTAGTGTTATCGGTAAAATCGACAATATTTACTTGAGACTCGGAAATATTATCAAGAATAACATTAGGATATGAAGCAGACGTCAATCTGTTGAACAATAGACCAAAGAAAGATGATCCATCAGAAATATTAACCTGTTCAATAAACTCGCTTGTGACGGGATCTTGATATGCAGATGTTGAGGTAATTCTAGCAACAACACCTGACTGAGATCCAATAATGACATCATCGAGTTGAATATCGAATAGACCAGGTTTTGACTGATATGTACCTACGGTCTTACTCAATGCCAATTCATTAGTAATATTAATGTCAGTACCATATACAGGCAGATCTTCTTGGTGAGAAGTTGCAGTTGTTCCTAATTGTCCTCTCTGTACAGTCAGCGTAGTTGAATCGGGTCCAACTGTAACATCGGATACAGTAACAATCTCTGCTCCCAGTTGATAGTTAGCACCTATAGTAAATACTCCTTCTGGAACTGCAGTATCATAGAGTGCAGAAGAAGCAATAATTTCAATAGAAGTTGTTCCTGCACCAATAGTGTATCTTAAATCTGCAAGAGGAACAGCGTCCCCTGTTTCCAGGTTAACTTCTTCAACTATAGCAATTTTACCCGTCAGATTCTTAATCTGTTCATTGAAACTAAACAGATTGAGATTGGATATTGGAGTAATTTCTGTGAGAGTTGCAGTAAATCCAGTTGCACCAACACTGATCAGTTCGTTGATATTGAATCCACTAACACTAGTGACTGCAATAGTTGCTGATGTAGTACCACCTGTGATTGTGATAACTTCGGAGGATGCATATCCAACACCAACACTGTTGATACTTGCCTGTGTTACAGCACCAGAAGCAACAGTAATATTGACAGTAAGTCCTGTACCGACACCACTAGAAGTTGTAGAGACATTTGTATAAGTTCCATCAGTATAACCAGCACCACCAGTTAGTGTGGCATTATCAAGTGCAGTAACAATACCAACATTACCTTCGGCAATAAAACCGAAGATATCATCACCAACAACACTAGTAACAGTAAGTCTTGATCCAGACTGTGTTCCTAGGACAGTGTTATTAGTGCTTGGGAAAATACCACTATTATTAGTGATTGTAAATTTATAAACCTGAATTGGTTGAATAGTTACATTTACATACTTGACACTAGCAGGAGGTTGAGGTGGTTCGGCAAAGACAATAGAATCGTTTTGAACTTCAAATGCTGTATCTGGAGTTTGTACAACACCATTCAAAATGATCATCAACTGATTTGCGTTTGCAACAACGTTTGATCCATCAATTTGTAGTGGGAATGCAATTCTCTCACCATCAAATAGATTAGAAATATCGTCAAGTCTTTGAACAACTGATGTTAAGATGTTCTCCGAAGAAGTCAGTCGTTTCTGACGGAACAATACCTCAGTATTATCGAACGCAGTATATACAGGTTCAACCAGAGCAAAACTTTGAATATTTGGAACAGTTGCTTGTCTTGCAAGTTCAACTGATTTTGTCAGTTGGAAGAATGTTTCCTTATTAGGAACAAATCCATACTCATTTAGATTAAGTTCACCAAAAACTTTGAATGATGCAGGGTGAACATTCTTGATAAGAATATCTTTCCAATCATTGATTGAAATTGCAGACTTAACTGCATAAGAGAAGTCCTGATAATAATAGGAGTCTTGGATCTTCTGAATGATCTCAGAGGGTTTACCAACATCATCAATAAATTGACCAGAGGTTTCTGTAATAGATCCAACATCCAGAACACCAGTAGCGATATTCAAGGAACTAATAGTACCAGAAGATTTAGAAATAACACCTGTTACAGATTCACCGATGTTGAAGTCTCCAGTGTAATCAACGATTTTTACAATTCTAGGTCCAACTTGCCAACCGTTATTTGTAGAGACAAATCCAAATGCAGTAGCATTTTCAAAGGAACTGCCTTGATAAACTTGCTCACCCTCAAGGAAAGTTGATGTAATAACATTTGCTGTTGCTGCACCACCGAAAGATGTTGTAAGAACTTGCTGACGACCTGTACCAGCATTAGTAAATGCTAATGCATCACCAAGTGCTGCGTTTGCTGGAGTAATCGCAAATTTTAACTGATCATCTTCAAGAGAATTTGCCGTTCCAGCAATTGCATAATAAGTAGTAAGACCGTTCAATCTACCAACTGCACCAGCAGCGATTGGGAAATCTGCACCATCGCCAGTATCTACTACATTAAGAGTAATTTCTGAACCTTGTGCAATACCATGTGGGAAGGAGAACTGTAAGAGTCCCAAATCTAGGTTAACAACATAGTTAAAGGAAGATTTCAGTTCTACAGCTGGTGTAGACGAATAACCAAGACCAGGATCTTTAACTTCAATCCTATCCAAACGACCATTCTTAATAGTGGATTGGGCAATAGCACCACTACCGCCACCACCAGTAATAATAACTGCAGGTGCCTGAGAATAACCAGAACCAGGATCAGTGACTGTAACACTATCCAAAATACTAGTAGATGTTAACTGTGCATTGATCGGGAATGTAATTTCAGGACGTAATGTATAGTCATGGGGATAATCATAACCAAAGTTATTATTTTTCAGTTTTTTGATCTTACCAACACTAGAACCTACAGTAAAGATAGATGCCGCTGTTCCAAATGGGGGGATGACTACAGTAACTTCAGCACCAGAACCAGTTAGACCAGCACCAAGAATGCCTGGTATAGAATCAATGTCAACAGATGCTGTGGTATATCCTTTTCCTGCTGATGTAACAAGAACGCTTTGAACTTGTCCAGGAATTGCACCGCCTTCGCTATCAGTTCCATCAGCAACTGTAATTGTGACGAAACCACCTTCACCATCACCAGCAATAGGAACGCCTGTATATTGTCCTACAGCATATTCAGTACCAGGTTCGTTGATGGTAACTCTTTCAATCTGTCTTGTAGATTGAATGCTGGAAACAATCGGAAGTCTTGTGTAGAATCCACCAGGATTAACAATACGAATGCTATCGATCGAACCAACTGCTCTTCTAGAACTAGTTGAATAAGATACTCTAGAGACGTCAGCATTACCTTCGGGTTCATTTACTAGAGGGAATTTGATCTGATCTGCTCCTCTAGTAATAGTTGCACCATCAATACCACTAACTTGGAATGTTCCTCTATATGGAGATCCAACAACATCAAGATAACTACCTTGAATGATAGGTGAATCGTTGTCACCAACCCTAGAGGGATCGAAGTAGTACGAAATGTTTGTTACAATATCTTCATCAACTTTGAACTTAACGGTAGGTGTAGTGGCACCTTCGCCAGTTACTCCAGGAATTCCAACTCTTTCAATAGAGTTGAATGAATACTCAAGTTTGTAAAGAGGATCTTTTGCGAAAGATAAATTACCACCAACCATTGAAGAGTGACTAAGGTCAAACAAATACTGGTGACCATAATACATTTTCAAAACAGGTGATTTGATGTAGATGCTAACATCACTAGCACTAGTAGCAGGACTTGTAATTGCTGCCTGTGGAAGTTTGTATGTGAACTCTAGAGGACTAATTACAGTATCTACAGGGAATGAACCATCATATTCATCATAAACAGTTCCACCAACAGTTTCAGATGGATTTCCATCCAAGTTCAACATAGATCCAGGAGTCAAATAGTGTCTAGTACCTGTGATGACATAGACTTCATCACTATTTGCTACAGCAGTAACTCTAAGAATCTTTGTTAGATTAGCAACTAACGTAATCTTAAGTACACCAGTGAGATTAGTAATAGTTGCTGTGCTGTATGCAGCATTATAACTAATGTCTCCACCGTTTATAGTAACTACAGATCCTACAATGAATGTAGAAGATCCTGAGATTTCATCAATTCTAACTGCATAATCATCGTCGGAATATGGTTTGAACTGAGCAAAGGAATCTAGATTCTGACCACCTGCTGCATTGAAAGTACCATCCAAGTTATACTTGTCGAGATCGATAGTAAAAGTTCCAGGAGTAGTATTATCTACTTGAGCAAATGTATATGAATCGATTTGGTTGATATCAAGAGGAATTGGTCCAACAATACCATAGGTATCTTGCTCACTAAATTGAGATGTGGAAAGTTGACCCGCATTTAAGTCATTAGTCCAAGAATTGTTATTAATTGCAAGATATACTTTATTGTTTTCATTATCAACTTTTGTAATATAACCGCTATTGACAAAAGCTCCACTAGAGTCATTCAAAGTTAACTTTGTACCGACAGTGAATCTAAACGCCTGATTAATAGTTAAAATTTGAACATTGTCAATTTTAACGGTGTCAGTAATTTTAAAGTAATACCTATCCTTAACAACTGCACTAATAATCAGTTTCTGTGATCCAGGAGAAGGAATCGTGGCAGTTCTGGTACTCCAAATATCTTTAGTATATGTCAATGTTTCGGTATCTTCTACCATTACAGTTGATGCGTCATCAAAATCTAAAGATTGAAGACCTAAAGAACCTAAAGCGAATCCTGTATTACCAATAGTTAAGGCACTACCTGTTACAGGAGTAACTGCAGTACGAACATACCCAAGTTGAGTAGTTAGTTGAATACCTTGATCACCAATTCTTGCGGCATCAGCATCTTTATCAACTTTTACACCCCAACCAGAAAAATCAATATAATCATATACATCATTGTATGCACTGAACCATGCTGTATCAGTCCAACTATAACTTAAAGCAAATGCACCATTAGTAGGTAGAACAGATACGTCAGAAGGAACTGTAGGAACAATTGCACGATTTCTCAGTTTGAGATTATCTACAAAATACTGACCTTGCTCATCTTTTCTGTAACTTCCAGGTGTTCCATCTCTACCAGCAATATTACCGATATAAAGTTTCTTGGATGTGAAGGATGTATCAGCAACAGTAGCAGTAATGACACTAATACCATTTACATAAACTGTAAATACATTACCTTCCTTCTTCAATCCAATAAATTGCCAAGTATCATCAGCAAACATTGTAGACAGCGTAGACTGTACTGCACCGCTAGAAGAATTGATAGATGTGGTGTTGTTAGTTACAACCAACTCCAATTTTCCAGATGGACCTGCTGAAGTGCGATCATAATACAACCAGAGACCACCAGTTGCATCGGTAGCATCACCAATAGCAACTAAAGTTTGTTGATCTTGATTATGTGTATCAGTAGAAGCAGAATCCTGATATAACATGAACTCTAAAGTCCAGTTTTCATTAAGTGAATTGCCTAAGGTGTTGTTGGGGAATTCAATATATGCATTTTCCCAATTAGCAGGAGTTGCAATATCTCTACCATAAAGTTTTGCAAGTCCACCATCTAAATGCAGTGACTGTGTTGCATCATTACCAACAAACGTCGGGGTATAGTTACCAAAGGTATCTGTAGTAGCACCACCAGTAAACTCAAGTAAAAATTCGTTTCTGTTCCATGAAGTTTGACCAAAGACATATACATCACCAGAGTTGTCCACATCCATAGCATTTGCTGTAATGCCAACAACTCTATTCTCATTAAACTCATTAGTTGTATGATTTTTGACTACACCATCATATCCAATCTTAACTGTATCTACAGTTTTAAGACCAGTGGTATTATCTACTCTATTGAAAGCAATATTTAAATCGCCAAAAATATCGATAGCACATTGTCCAATAGCATTTACATCTCTACCTGGAGCAAGATACCTGTAGTTCCAAACAAAATCACCAGTAACATCAACTTTACCAACCCAAACACTGTCTCTAGTGACATTATCACTCTTTGCTCTAAGTGTGGCATTGATATAAAGTTCATTAAATTCATCAATAGCAAGACTACTATCTAAGAATGAATATCCAGCATTACTATACTCTTTAATAAAGTCAATCTCAATTGCATTGACTCCTACAAGTGCTTTACCAAAGGCAACATTAACATTGTTATCATTGATAGTATTAGAAGTTTCTAAGGTGAAGTAAATATCATCACCACTTACAACAATATCGGTAAGTTTTTCAGAATCATCTACAGAAGCAATTTTTCTCTTAATTGCAAAACTACCAGCAGTATCAACTAAAGCAATAAATGCATCAAAAGGACTTCCTGAGTTAGTATTAGTAAATCCTCCAATTACATATCGAGTATCTGAGTATTTCTTAATACATGTAATATTATCAGCTCTAGTAGAACCAGAGATTCCTGAATATCCTTTTTGGAACTGAAGTGATGCACTCAATCCATTGGCAGATTGTGTATACTTCACTAAAATGATATCTGGATTATATGCATCCAAAACTAAGATATTTGGACGGTTGACACCAACTACCCAGATATCATCGCCATCAACATAAAGTTTCTGGAACTCTGCATATTCGGTTCCAGAAGTAAGTTCTAACGTTTTTTCCCATTCTTTAACACCTGTCGTGGAAAGTTTGGAAACAAATGCAACACTGTTGCCACTAGAATCTAAAGTTTTACCACAGATGAAAATTTCTTTACCACTGTTTACAAATACATCATTAACTTTTACATTCTCATTGTTTTCAATTTTAGAAACAATATATTCTGCTTTTTTGAATACTTGAGGATGGCTAGTAATAACTCTAGGATTAGCACTGTATCCAGAACCAGAATTAAGAATATTTACCGTATCAATCGATCCGACACTAGTAACAATTGCTTCAAGATCTCCCGAAACGCCATCTCCATCAATAATGAGAGAAGGAGGAATATCTTCGTTATATCCAGAACCAGATTGTGTAATTACAATCTCTTCAATACCTTTATATTGGCGAACTACAAATGATTTATTTGTGTTATCCATTATAGGAGTATAATCTACAAAAACGGAATCGCCGAGTTGTAAGTTATGTGGAACACTAGTAGTTAGTACTCCGAAATTATCACCACTAACATTCTCAAAGGTATATCCAGAAACTGATTCTCCCTTAATTCTGGAAATTCGTGCAGAAGCACCATCGCCACCAGTATCTGTATTATCAAAGATAAGTCTATCGTCTACTTGATAGTTGATACCAGAATTTTCAACAACAAATCCTGTAATTGAAGCATCCTCAAATTTAGTAATAGTTTCAACTTCAATATCAACCTTAGAGTCCAGTTTTACTGTTGGGAAGTAATCAAACAGTTGTAATGGAGATTCTTCAAAGATTTGATCTGGATCTGCAATTTCGTCTGCAGTGATAACACCATCTCTATTTTCGTCTTCTACGTCAAAGGTTAGAAGATCTCCATTTTCCAATGTCAATCCATTAGTAGATGCATTTGGTGCTCTCTCAACATCAATATCTACATTCTCATAGGGATCGCGATAACGAACAACACCAACAGGAATATTTTGCTGAACAGCACTCGTAGAAAGATTCCAGGTATCAACAACCGAGTTAAAACTTGGTCCGAGAATATATGGGAATACAGGATTGCCTGCCTCTGTAGCATCAATAGTTACAAAGTAGCAATATCTACCGTTAGGATACTCTGGAGTCTTACAGAATCTACCATTGTATTGATCGAGATCTCCTAAACCGAAAGTATACTCATAATCTTCTACAAACTTACCTGCAATCTCATCTGATAGGAGAGGTCCAGCAGTTCTGGTAGGAGTTGGATTAGTAATCTCGTCATAAACTAAATTTGTCTTTAATCTGAAAGACGTCGCCAATCTAGAAACTGAAGAAGCCTGATTAGTAGGATCTGAATATCCATAAGGTCCATAAATTGGGTTGCCATCAAATGCCCAACCAATAATAGGAGAGTGTGCTAACTGATCATCCTGCTCAAGAATTTGTCCATTTACATTGACAAATAAGTTATCACCTAAAATATATCTAAGTCGTTGAGGATTGGAAAGGTGTGCATATTCTCCACCATACTGATTATTGAATCCCTCAAATACAGATCCCTTAGCGGCATCAACAGTTGTCGTCTCTTGTAAGTTATAAGTCCATTGGAATACATTTGCTGCAAAAGTAGCACCTTGACCAACAGAGTTCAGGTTGATAATAGTCGTACCTTGACTATATCCAATACCTCTATTGATAATTTCAATCCTAGTAACTTTACCAGCATTTTCTCCGTCAACATCAATAGTTGCTCTAGCAACAGCACCAAAACCATCTCCTTGGATAGTTACCTCTGGTGCTGTAGTATACCCAGAACCTGCAGAAATGATAGCAATTGAAATGATACGACCATCGTTGACAATTGCCTGTGCAACGGCACCAGTACCAGAACTAAGGACAATAGAAGGATTAGATGTATAGGATTCTCCACCATCAGTGATAGTGACTGATTGAATTGGTCCTCTAACCGCTGCAGTACCCTCAGCACCAGATCCCCCACCACCAACAACCGTAATAGATGGTTGTGATGTATATCCAGTTCCTCCAGAGTTAACAAGAATACTAGAAACTACACCCTTTGTGATAATTGCTGTTGCTGACGCTCCAGAACCGCCTCCACCAACAATAGATACCAATGGAGAGGAAGTATACCCAGAACCGCCCTCAGTTACTGTAACCCCACTAATAGAACCATTAACAGTCGCAGTTGCTGCTGCTCCAGTCCCTTCACCACCACTAATAGTAATTGCTGGTGGGAATGCAGCATCATATCCAGATCCTGCATTAGTGATATCAACTGATGTTACAGAACCAAAGATTTTAGTGACATCAGACTTATAAGACCAAATAGAGACACCATTAACCCATGTTCCAATAGGACCAGGTACAATTAAGTTTTTGGTTGAGATTGTAACAGGAACGATTGGGAATCTATTTAATTTACGTTGGTTGCCAGGTAGTAACGCAGATCCAGGGAAAGGTCCAATATTATAGTTTGGAATACCTGTAGATGCAATATAGGTATTTGTGGTATTGAAGAATGTATTCTGAATATTAGTTGTATAAGGACTAATTGCATTATTAACTGCAGAACTATCCGACTTACCTTTGTTCAAATCAATAGAGACAAGGATATTACCTTGAGGAACTACTGTTGCAGGTTGAGGAAGTTGATACTGGAATACAGTAGTACTATCTCTGGATGTTACAAGGAAAGATCCGTTATAAACGATTGGATTTGCACCATAAATCGTAACCTGGTCTCCAACTAACAAACCATGAGGATTGTTACAAGTCACAGTGGCAGATTGATTATTAATTCCACCAAAAGTGATTGATCCTACTTCGATCAACTTTTTAACATTATACAACCAAGTTGTGAGTTCTGGACCTGATCCAGTACCACCCAATTTAGAGATTAATAGTTTATCACCTGGTAAGTAATAAGAACCAGTATCGGTGAGTGTTGTTTGTTGAGCATCAACAATACCAACAATATTCAATACTACTTCTTGAGCAGTCCCTTTATTAATGAATACGTTAAAGTTGGACGATACCTGAGTAGCAGAGTCCCAATCTTCTACAACACCGTTAACAGAACGAGTACACTCAATAAACTGGTTTAATGATTTTTCTTTATATTGAACAACTTCAGAACCAACACCTGTTGAAATTACAAATTCGCCGTTTCTTTCTGGCCAACCAATAGTAGAGTCAACAGTGATGATACCTTCTGTAGTATTAAGAGGTTCTGCAAGTTTTGTTTTATATGGAACTACGAATGTACCTTGAATCGTTTCTTCTGAAAGTGCAAGTTCGTAGATTGTATCTTGGGCAGTTTGAATTGAGATAAAGTTCTCAATCAATGCCGTTGCTTGTAAAATATTTGGATCTGAGATATCAGCAACTTGCTCAAGAAGACCATCTTGAATATTTTCAGGAAGACCACTGACCAAAGTTGCACGCAAAACAGTATCAACAGACCAGGTTGCTGCAGAAGGTTTGATGATTTGATCTTTAGGATATGAAACTGTTACAGTTTCTCCATAAAGAAGTTTGAACAGATATGCAATACTAAAAGATGTGCCTTTTGCAGAATAAAAGTCTTTAATAGTCTTAATCGATGTTCGTACATCAATTTTAGTATAATCAAGTGCAGGAACATCAGGTAAGAACTGTTCAGTATACTTGTCAAGTAATCTCTTAACAAACAGTGCATCTAGACACTTCACAGGGGCATCAACAGATCCTTCTGCTGCTACAGTGCTATTAGAGAATACTGCATTACCATCTTGCGTATATTGAGTAATACCTGAAGCGGCTCTGGCACAACCAAGGAATTGTGCTTTAGTATATTCGGTTCCTGATTTAAGAACAGAGAAACCTGTAACTTCCTGTAGTCCAACTTCTGCAGACGCTTTGGCATCAACAGGTTTTTGAATTACAATTTGAGGAGGATTATCTGCACTATAACCAGAACCAAAGTTGGTGATATTGATATCAGTGATTTGTCCATTGAAGATTGCTGCTACTGCAGTAGCACCTGTTCCCCCAATGTAAGTACCAACATCATTTTGGCGATTATCTACAATATACACAGATGGAACGTCTGTGTATCCGCTACCGCCAAACAAAAGTTCGACAGAAATAACTCTACCATCTCCATCAACTATGGTTTCGAGAACTTGTGCTCCAACAGGATCAATAACAGCAATTCTGGGTACAGTTTCATAACCTTGACCAGCATTTAAAATATTTACAGCAGTAATTTCACCATCGGTCAATACAGTTGTAAATGATGCTTTAATACCATCAGTTCCAGTGGGTTCGTCAATGTACACCAAAGGAGGAGTAGTATATCCTTGACCAGGATTAGTAATACTAATAGTACCACTAATAGAACCGTTAGAAATGGTCGGAGCGGCAACTGTAGCACCACCAGGTTGTTCAAAAGTGATTCTAGGAGTAAATGTGTATCCACTACCAGAACTAACAATGTCAATAGCACTAACCTCTCCGTTAGTTACTGTTGCTTTTAAAGTTGGTTCTGTATATCCCTCTTTTGTGGGAAATTGTACTTTTACAGTGGGAGGATTACTTTCACTATATCCAGCACCACCACTAAGTAGTGAAACTTCCTTAATTCCATCTACCAGTGTTTTTACAGAAGCACTAGAACCTACACTAGAGTTTACACTAACCTTAGGAGGATAATCGAATCTATACCCAGAACCATTGGTACTTGGGATTACAGAACTAATATTTCCATTATCATTTACCCTAGCATATCCAATAGCACCAGAACCAAAAGATGGAATGGGTGCCTCAATTGAATATAAAGATAGAGATCTACCATTCAATGGTGGTGTATTGAATACAAAAATAGATCCATCAGTAAAATAATCTACCTTAGGTACAAGTAGTCTATTGTCATAAATGGCAAGTAAGAACTCATCTGCAACAGGTTCATACTTTTGGTTATTGACAGTCAGTTCAAACGTAGTTTTGTTATCACCAAAAGCAGTAGAAACATCATCAACTTTTACAATAGAATTTTCGCTAAAACCATTTAAATATGTGATACTAGTAGTACTGATATCATCAGAAGCTAATGCTGTCCTAGGAGCAGTTTCATAAACAATATTAGTTCCACTAATAGTATAATCTACTACTGGAGTTAAAGTTTTTCCGTAAACTTTTACAATAAGGTGTTGTGGTGAAGAAGGACCAATAGGATTATCTTGAGATACTAAAGGGAAGATGGTTCTCGTACCATCAAAGTCTCCCATATTGTTGGCAAGCAAAACCCACTTAAGTTGAACCTGAGGATAAGAAATACCAGGGGTTAATGCGATGTTTGGAGAAGATACGGTCTTCTCATAGTAAATTACTTCATCACCAATTAGAATAGAACCATTTTTCTCAAGGAAAGGATCTACAGTCTCAACAGTAATTGTTGTATCAGTTACACTAATAGGTTCAACAAGTTTACTAGCACCATCAAGAATACTGATATCCAACTTATCAATATTAAGATATTGAAGAAAATTATTGACGATATTTTGTCCTAATCCAGTCTTTTCTTGAGACTGGTAATAGTATTCAATAAATTTATTGAATAGGGGATACTCACTCTCTATAAACTGAGGAGTTTGATACGAGGAGACGTTTGAAACCTTATTGATATCCATCTATTTTTAAAAACAACTAGAAGTGTTTACGGAGCCGCTATTGTCTAATGGTGTAAGTTCAATGGTAGTTGGAATAGCATTGAATACACTTGGCGTCAAACTATTTAGAGGTATAGTAGTAGGGGGAGTAGTGCCGATTGGGGCAACTGTAACCTCAGGATTGATGATGTTAATAATCGTTCCAGGAGTAGATGCAGGAATGGTTGTACTGTTTGCTGGAATGAGCAGTACTGGGATTTTAAGACCAGTTGGAAGTAGATCTAGATCAATAACCAATCCTGATCCAGTAACAGAATCTGAAAGATTGAGATTAGTAGATGGAGTGGTATTTACTCCTGCACCGATAAGATTGATAGGACCGAAACAAACTTCGCCAGTATCATAATTTACAGTTCCTGCACTATCACTCGTATAGACCTTTTTAGTGCCACTATTGTAATATGTTCTAAGATTTCCATATCCATCATCCTCAAACTGTTGATCGACACCAGGTCTATCAAAAGTCCTGAAAGTTCCCGATGATAGAATAGGTTCTTTTTTACATCCATCAGAACCATCAGAACCATCTTGACTGGGAGCACTATTATAAAGAGCGTTTCCAGTTGAAATGCAATATGTGTTTGTTTGATTTGTAGTAGGTTCAATATACTTCAAAAGAGTTGTTTGAACAGAAACGTCACTAATTGCAGAATCTGAAAGACTAATTGCTCTTTGAAAGTCCTGATTCTTAAATGTGGAGTTAAAGTTATTGATAGCAACTTGACTAGCCCACTCACCTATAGCATTCTGGATATTGGTTTTAATTGCAGATGAATTTGATCCACTTCCAGTATCATAGAGTGCAAAGATTTTATTATAAATGTAGATATTATCAGGATCAATAATAACTGGATCGATAGCAGCCATTGCATACTTTCTTAAATCGGCAGAAAGTTGCTTTTTAGTAATATCATTAAGTGTAGAACCTGTTTTTGTCCTTACTGTAATGAATACTTTTCCATAAACGGGAGGATTTAGAGAATCTCCACCATAGGCAACAACACTATCAGCATTGGTGTATAGTTTCTTTGCAATCAATGCATAATCTTGCGCTGTAACCGCCCTATACTGCGATGCATAGAACCTTGGAGCATTGTACTTAATAGACTCAATACTCTCTGCTGGAGACCCTTGCTGCGATCTCTCCTTGACTGTTACTGTTGCGACTGAACCAGAATATGCAGTATCAAAGGAATCTACCAATCTACCTATGAATGAGAATCTAGCAACTTCATTTGCAATTGAACCAACAGTAGTCAAATACTGAAGATCAATAACCTCACCATCTTTTACTGCTCTACCGACACTATCATCTCCAAATTTAACTTCATATCTCATATCTTCGCCTTCTGATACGAAATATGATTTGCTAGTAGAAGTTAAATTAGTAACAATATCAACTTTACTATAAATGTCTGATGCTGTAGATGATTCGTTAGATCTAATTCTAACAGTAAGAGTATCGATATCTACATCTTGAGATGGGATCGTATATACTTGTCTAGCAAACGTATTTACGATATAAGTGAAATTGAGGAGAGAACCCTCTAAAACTGTAACATTGTCAAATTCTGCAGAACCATCAGTTGTATTAACTGCAACGGTAATATCATTGAGAATATTCCAAATAAAACTACCACCTGTGCAAACTGCGCCAGCTTTTACTGTAATAGAACTAGGATAAACACCATTAACCTGAGTGGTCTGTACCTTAAATTTCAAACATGCTTTAGACGCCGAAATTGATCTTGGTGTATAATTTAAAAGTTTAGAGATATTAATAACATTATCTCTAACTGTAGACGACTGCAAAAATGCCTCATTCAATGCCATGTTTGCATTAAATGAGGTGTAGTAAGTATTATACGCCAGCATATCAATAAGATATGTCAAGGCAGAACCATCGAAGTCGTAATCTGAAAACTCGGTTCTTGTTCTTAGGTATGACTTGATAGAGGCTTTAATGTCCTCAAAATCTAAAGCTGTTAAATTATTTGGTTGCATTATTCAGGTCTCTGTAAAACAAATGAAATTGTTTCAACAATCGGTAACCCTACAATCCTATACTCAATAGTAACATTTAATTTGTTATTCTCGGTAATAGCAGTAACATCTACAGTTGTAAGTTCTACCCTAGGTTCATACTGATTAATGGTATTTATGATCTCATCCTTGATACTATCTGCTGTAAATGCATCTAGAGGTTCAAAGAGGAGATTATAAACTTTAGATCCGACTAACGGTTGAAAAGGTTTCTCACCTGGTTGCGTAAGTACTAAATTCTTAACTGCTTGTTTGATGGCATTATCATCTTTAATAACAGAGGTATCATCCGTAAAAGGATTCCTTTGCATTGAAATTAAAATGTCGGAGAAAGATCGAGACTTTTTAAAGTCCTTTCCCCCTAGTTCCTTTAATGCCATCTACACGATGAGATATATCTTATCTATTTATTCACCTTCCCTGACCACGATAACGCTTCTTGGCGCTATTCCTTGAGGTTGCAGCATATTTTGTATGCTTTCCCCTTCCTTGCCTACTTTTCTTAGGTGTTGCTTCAATCATGTTTGCCCCAGTAGGGGACTTTGCTCGTGTTGCCATTTTAAACTCCGATAATAACGTTGGGTGACCCGCCACCAATAAGAGACCTGCATGGGAATAGAGTTGTACCATCCCCTAAAGGATCTCCTACCTTACAAGCACGCCTACCATTAATCCAGACAGATTTAGTAGTTGCTAATGCTTTACGAGCATGACCAGTAGGTGGCTCTCTACCAGCTACTGATCCTACTCCAGTATATGTATGACACCACCAGGCATTTGTTGGTGCCACAATGGTACATTTACCAACTGTTCTAGTTGCTTGATAAACTGTTAGTGTTGGGTGAGGTGTGAGTAGATCTTGGTCTACAATAGGAATTATACCATTAATAAAGACATTTCGGGCTGCTCCCAATGGAGTTAATGGTAATAGTGGCGTTGGTAACCATTGTCCCATAACATCATGGACAGGACCTGGTAAATGTGTGATCGAAGGTAGATTACCAGGAGAACAAGGTGTAACAGGTCCTCCTCCAGGTCCTGGGTGCCAAGAACCTGCAGCACCTGCTCCATGTCCAGAACAGGATCCCATGTATATTGCGGCAAATGCTGTCATAGTAGTCTAAGTGGTGTAAGGATTTCCATATGCATCACATGCTTCACGAAAAGTATTACCAGAACCCGTCATATCATGTAGTATATCTAAACCCCCAGTTGCACTCCAGTTCCTACAACCGCCTCCCAGAGGTCCTACAGGAGCAGCATATGTAGTTGTCGTGGTAGATCCATCAGCGTTGGTTGTACTGCTTCCTACAGATGGTACAGGGGTGCATGGTACATGAGCGCAACCTGGTTGAGCAACCTCACAACTAAGAGTAACGTCAATCATAATAGATGAAGTTGAGTCTGGTCGAAATTGTTTCATCAAGTATTTAGTGTAGGTTGACGCAACTGGAAGGTCATTAAATGTACCTTGGACTGTTTCAATCAATGCTTCGGGACCAATTGTAACATCAGGGATCTGTTCTTGCACCAATGCATCGGAATGTGCGATCCTTTCGTTGGTTTCATCTAAGTGACCTTTCAAAACAGCATCCTTAATACTACTATCAAAGTCAACAGCAAGGATTTGTTCCGTCAAATCCTCTTTTAACTCATAAGTTTCCCTATATTCATCAACTGCTTCCTTAGAATATAGTCTCTGCGGTTGTGTATCGATCTTTAATCGCTCAGGATCGCGTTTTTGAGTGAGATTTGCTCTCGGAATGTCATCAGCATACTGAACTTTCATGTCAAATCCGCTAGAAATCTCATTTGTGAGTTCTGGAGAGATATCTTGAGGAAATTTACTCAAAGTATCCATGTGATCTGCCGCGTCTTCGGGTCGATACGCTGCATTTGGGGTAGTTTGCGTTTTATAATTGACAATATCCGCTACAAATACGATAGGAGGGTTATCTTCGACGTATTCGTTGCCATCTCCGTCAACATTTGTGATTGTTGCGTTGTATCCTCTCCCTCTATCGATAATATCTACCGCAGTTAGCACTCCACCACTGAAAGTTCCCTTCAATTTCGCGATTTTAGAGCTGTTTTGATCTTTAAAAATCACTTTTTCGACATTGCCGTCCTCATTTAAGATAAACTTTGTACTTTCCTGCGGAGAACTGACCACAAGATTAGCATTATCACTCCATCCAGAACCTCCAGAGACGATTGTGGCACCAGTTATCCTCCCTTTATTGTTTACTGTGATATCAACTACGGGTTGTACAAGTGTATTAAACACATCGGGTGCATTCTTATCAACATCTACAGTGTTATATTGTATAGACTTGTCGTTGAATTCATACTTGCCTACTAATATTGCTCTATCTACAATACCAAACCCTGCTTTTGCAGTAACTACATGATTCCTATCGGATGTATATTGAGTTTCTTTAACAAAATTATTACCATTGCCATCCAAATAAATGACATGATAAGGAAAATTATCAATATCAGTATGGTATGCCCGAGTTACTACATGACCATTAAGAGTATCACCCTTTCTTAAGATTTCAAATCCTGCTTGAGATGCTACTGATACAGTAGGACCAACCCCAGTAATCTTTAAATTCATTGTCAGAGTCACTACAGTATTACTTGGAGTCGTATAATCATACGTCAAAGGAATCACTGTACCTACTGTATACCCTGCTCCAGGGTCCATAAGTTCTGTAATCTGCCATCTGACACCAGAGTAAGTGGGTCCAGGCGTTACAGTGTCATCTGCAATGGATGTAATCCTAATTTTGATTCGTAATCCCGTTGCTAGACCAACATCTAAATTATAAACTTCAAAATCGGTTAACTGATTCTGACCAGTTACAAATGGATTCTGTGGTGATTCGTACTCAACACCTCCTTGTATTGTCTGATCCCATACATCAGTATAAGTTACACCATCATATGAAAACTCCATATCAGTAACACCATCTGGTATGGTAGTACTTAACGAATCATATGATACTACAACTTTATTTGTATCAGTACCAACTGCAAATAACGTGGCGTGCGGCGCGTCGGGGTCACCCGTCTCGTCTTCTACACCAGAATAACTCATGTTTGTCTTAGTTGGAGCACACGAAAACGCTGTACATGGTTTACAAATAGTACCACTGGTTGTAGTTGATGTACCAGGACTGCCTGGATTATAACCAGGATCACCTGGTGCTCCACCACTAGGAGGAGTACTTGCTGACGTATTTGTGGTGGTTTCGTCCTCTAAGTAATAACACGCAATACCAACATGACCAGCATTCACTGCAGTGTCATACATATACGAAAAATATCGATCACTAAATCCTAAGTCAAACGATAACTCATTAGGTACATAATCATATACCCATCGACTAATATCAACACATCCAGCTGGTCTAAACACTTTTCCACATGTTGCACCACTTGCTGCTGGCGGCGACGGTTGTGCGGGTAACGCAATACTGGGATGCATAATCGCAACACTATCTCTCCTATCAATCTTATAATTGATATTACTATCACGAATCTCTGAAAGTGGATACTCACGAAATTCTACAGTGGTTGCTTGATTTGCTGGTAACGGTACACTCGTCTGACAATGATCGTCCCTAAAACATGGACTACCTTCTCCTGAAGAATAACTAGTTTTACACCCCATCTTGTAATTCCTTTATACTCTTGTAAATTAAATCATAATTCTCTTTTAAATTTAAATACTCCTCTTCACCACTCGGTTTATATAAAATCTTATCTGGCGTTGGAATATTTATTACATACTCTTCTAGTTTCTTTAACCTCTCGGCTAATGATACTAAACATTCATTAATAATCTTGTGTGCTTCGGAATTATCTTCCCAGCGATCAATTTTCGGACTCGTCATGTCTTTTTAAAATAAACGATTGTTCATCAAGTTCATACTCTAATTCTGTACCAATATCCCACCCCATCTCCTCACATACCTCATAGGGTATTGTTAATATCAAATCTCCTAAATCATCCTCTTCTAACGTTGTTGTGAATCTCTGGGACATAACTCTACATACGGTTTATTACTTGGGGATTACTCGTGGGATTATCTTCTTTCCACTCAACCCATAGTGTATATAGATCTTCTACAACCTGAGAAGCATAAGATGATGCGTAATAGTCTGCACACTCGTACATCCGAGGGTCTAGAAATGCCTCTAACCTTATTAATTGCTCAATTGCCCATACACGAGTCTCTTGTCTCTCTACGCGGGTCTTAGCATCCATTTTTTACCTCAGAAATTTTTTTGAATCTTGTGGAATTAATCTTTGAAATAATATAGAACTCGCTCTGGGGAACCTTTGTAGGTTAGGTTATGGCCCTTTTTTATATTTAAGGGGCCCAATAAACTGCCTATATGACATTTAGCAACTGTCGCTAAGTGTTACTCAAAGGACCTCCGATAACCTCTACTAGTATACACTAACCTCTGCTGTTTTGTCAATAACCTCCCAGTACCATCCGATAGACTTGATGTAATCAAAGGTAGACATTCTCGGAGTATTTGGGTAACTATCTCCCCGAGAGTTTCTAACACCATCGATGTACTTCTCAAGGTCGTAGACACTTACGAAGGTTGCTCTAAGTGTCTCTGTGTTGTCGTAGATAATGTACTGCATAAGTCTCAAAGATACAAGGAGTGTTTCTGAACCTCTACAAGGTTAATTGTAGCATCTATTTGATAGTTTGTCAAGTGCCTCTGTATGACCCTCAGAGGGGAATGATTAGCAATGGTGATGAGAGTATCCTCCGAGTATTTCAGAGGGGTTGACATCTCTTAGAGAACATGCTAAGAGTACAACTCTGAAGGACATTAAAGGCAAATAAGTAACACAAATAGATTTATTAATAGTTTTCCACAATTTCCGCATTATCTGTGGAAAAAGTATTATCAACCTGTGTAGGGACTAAATGAATGTTACTCCATTGTTCTCTGTATACACATAGGTTAACTTGATTAGTGTTACGTTTAGCGTTTTCTTGTTCCTGCGGGAGTTTATCCCATTCTCTAATAGTTAGTGTTACATAGTGATCACCGATAAAGTTAACTTTACCTGTATGGTGTTGATAAGTAACTTGTTGCCCTTGAATGAAGTCTTTCATCTGTGGAAAACTAATAGGAATGGGAGTGACTAGTTATAGTACAATAAGGATGAAGATGATTGAATAGAATTTGGCATAGATTTGTGCCCATTCTTTCTTAGATTTAATCATGCGAAGATGTAACCGTTAGAGAATTCTTCTGTTTTGAAATACTTTTGATCGCCAAACTGTCCAGCGAACTTTCTTACATACCAGACGAAATCCTTTTGGAATACACCTTCACCAGCAACACAGAAGTAATCACATAGAGCGTTAAGTCTTGATTTAGTTGTATTAGACTGCCAACCTCCATCATAGATTGTCATGCTATCTTCGTCCACTGTTGCAATCTGATTGCCATGGAGATAGATGAAAGAAACGCCTTCAATCGTGATGACTTGAGTGTTACCTGATTTGAAATCTTGGTTTGCCTGGATGGCGTTACACATTTGGGTTTCGATTTTACGCATGATGAGAGAGAAAAGGTTTTAGCGGTAACGGTTTCCCGCTTGTCTGTATTGTAGCAGATTTGGGGGTGCTGCCAACCGTGGAAACCCGATATTGGGTACAGTTGCTAGATTGTCACATCTGATCGATTTGGCGTTGGATCGTTTCGTTCCTTTCTTTAATGACGTCAACCATGGATGAATCTA